TGAGTGGTAGGTGGGTTTGGCCCCAAGTAGAGAAATTGCTTAATAAGGTTTTAAGGAGAAAGTAAAATGAGTCAAGTATTATCGGGATCAAAAGCATCCGTCAAGCTGAATGGGGTAAAAGTCGCCTTCGCTTCCGGAGTGAATATTACACAAGAAAATACGTTAACTCCCATCGATGTTCTCGATGATTTACGAGTTGCGGAACATGCCGAAACTGCTCACGTTGTAAGTTTTTCAGTCAATTTGTTCAAGATCGACGGCAATGCCGCTTCTGAATTTGGACTAGATCCAGCGGACATTAACGAATTGCTCACTCAAGGAGAACTCACTTTTGAGGTCTTCAACCGAATCGACGGTCGAGTAGAATATGAAATGAGCGGCGTTAAATTCGAAGGTGGAACAGGCTCTGTAGACGCTAGAGGCGTTTGGCAGGGAACTTGGAACTTCCGAGGTCGTCAAGGTCGCGGACTATAATTTAATCCAACTAATGAATATTTCTTCTAAAAGGGAGCCTTCGGGTTCCCTTTTTTCGTTTTAGGGTATAATTAAGGAGAGCCTTCGGGCTTGCAAACGCTCTTCATGGCGTTTACCTCCTCCCTCCGGCCTCGCTATTTCGTGTCTGAATTAGCGGGGCCATTTTAATCTATATTGTGTAGCATTTCTTTTGAAATATCCGGTAATGCAATAATTGAAATATATATTCTGCTTTTTTGCCCTGTATCTTTTTAACAACTCCAAATGAAAAAGGCACCCAAGACTTGAATTTAATCATAAAGAAAAAAGGAACTTCATAATGATAAGGTAGATTTTCTCCCGTAACTTTTTTCCAAATCCACAGATTAAGCCCGAATCCCCAGCGATCAAATATTAGCCGTGTCATTCTTTTGCTCCTTCATCGACCCACTTACCAATCAATTCACGTTCTTCGTCAGAAAGCTGTTTTTGCCAATAGAGGGGCGGCATGTCTTTTCGAGCCAAGACTCTGAATTTAATGTATTTTCGTTTCTTATAGGCGGTATTATAATCGAGCCAATTTCGACCTGTGCCGGGACCATGGCATGGCAGACAACTCCGTTTGAAAAGAGGTCGGATATCTTTGATATATGTAGGCGCGGGCGCAGACTCGGATACTCCGAAGTGTGTGGACTCGTATAGGACAACTTCTTGGAATGTAAGAAAACCAATAACTGCCGATACAAAAAGCAGAGGTAAGAACTCTCTCACTTTTCCAGTTCCTTCAAAATTTGATTAGCCAGTCTTTTGGCAGTCTTTTTTGAGATACGAATAGCTACGGCAGAGTCGTATTTTTTGTTGACTCTTTTTCCAGACTTTGTTTCGTGCTCATAAGTTTTTTCTTCTACAAAAAAGGCACCGCGTCCCTCTGAATCTTCTTCGGAATAGAGAACAAATACCTCTCCTAGTTCTTCGTGCTTTTCTTTCTTCAGTTCTAAAAGTTCATTGAATTTCGTCATTTTATCTCCTTGCCCAGTACATATTCATCGATGCCCGGAGCATCAGAATTTCTTAACAATCCCTCAACTACATAGCCCAACTTCAGTCTCATGAAAATCATAGGAAAATTAGTGGTGTAGGTAAAAGACCAAATCTTCTTGAACCCTTCTTCTTTGGCTTTTTCTTCCATAGCCACAGCGAGTTTTTTGCCCAAGCCACAACCTCTATAAGCTTCGTGTACGATTGTACGCTGCATTTCTACCAAAGTCGGCGACCATTTCTTCATGGAAGCTGTGGCTATAATTCCCTCCCCCTCTTCGTCTCGAACAAAATAAGTAACAATAGAGGGCTCTTTCAATAAATCTTCTTCTGGAATCAAGTGCTTAGGGGTAAAGTGATGCTCGACTACGAAGTCGTACACATGAAGAAAGAGATCTCCATCATCAGGGTGTATTCTTATCAACTTCAGCTTATCGCTCATTAGACCCTCTTCAGCGGACGATGTCTATATTTGACCAATCCCAAATCCATTGCCTTTTCGAAACACTGAAAAAACTCCAAAGGATAGCCTTCTGTAGAAAACTGCCTTCTGAGCGCGGCGTAGGATTTAGAATCAATGTTCAAGCCAAGACTAGAAAACTCATTGATTGGCCGGGTCATGTCAGTGTTGATTATCCCGTCCCAAGCTGCGACAGCTTTGGGAATGATTTTGATAGCGTGTAAACGCTCCAAATTGATCTCCCGAGGAGTGATGGCTACCTCGGTATAATTAGGCCCTTTGACAGCCCTAAAAAAGTACCCAAGTAGGATTCCGACCGAAAAATAACAAAAAGCGGCAAACATAGGGTCCGCCAATAACGTGTCCATATTACCTCCAAAAGTTGAGGGTCGATCAACTCAAACCCTCCTACATGTTATAATTATATTATCGTAAGGGGCTGAATTAGTCAAGTACGAAATAGATAGAGATACTAGATTGATATAATAGAGGAGAAAACATGAGTAATTCAAAGACCTTGGCAAAAGACGTGCCTTCTAGAGAGTACGAATTTAGCGTAGAAGTAGAGGGAAAAGTGTCCCGTACAACCTATTCGGGCGACTTCAAATTCAAAATTCCAAACCTAAAAACAAAGGCCCTAGCCGATAAGAAGCGAGCTGAGCTAAATGGGGGCCTCGATCTTGCATTGGACGTTTCTGTCCTAGAACTCCATTATATGATCGCCTTCCTCAGATTCACACTCTCTGAGACTCCCCCTTGGTGGAGAGAAGCCGATTATGGCTATGATTTAGAGGACTTCAATGTGGTCAAAAAAGTCTACGATGAGGTAGAAAAGTATCAAGAAAGCTGGATGGAAACAGTTTGGGGAAAAGACGAAGAAGATGGAGAAGAAGCAGAAAAAGGAGAATAAGGAAGGAAGAGATCCCTTTTTCAACCTTAAATATCTGGCATATTGCATGTCCCAACAACCTGCCAATAGGTCGGATGTTGACTTGTCTGATTTTGTCCGATTTGCTAAATATAATATTTGCCAAGAACGGGGAGTATTGTTTTGGGACCCGGTATGGGAGGGCTACACGGACGAGCATATATTAATCGAGTATTACGCTATACTACTAGAGAAGGACTCGAATTTCCGGGAGGAATTTGAAGCAAAAATCAGTTCCACACTTGATGATTCAGATGTGGATTGGATGGATAAGATGATTGAAGAAAACCAGAAAGAGCGGGAAGCTAAGGCCAAAGAAGAGGCCGAAGCCGACTTTGATTTCAAGCCAGATAAGACAGGGGATTAATTGTGGCTAAGACTATTGCAGTAAACGCCGATACCAGAGGCTTTAAGAAAAATATCATGGATCTCAGTCGTGAGATCGATAAGATTGGCGGCAAGCGTAGCGTTCAGCTATTTGACAAAGAAACTCAAGAATTCGTATCCCGGGGAGCTAAGATAGCCATAAGAGACATGAAAAATGTCATGGGCGAGCTTGAAAATGTAAATAAAAAAATCTCCAAAGAGATGAAAGATCAAAAGCTTTCACAAGAAGATATTCGAAAAAAGAGTCTAGAACAACTTCGCAATAAAAAACAACTCCTCAAACTAGAACGAGATATTGCCGGTGTGCAAGGCGCAAGCGGAAAAATCGGCATGGGCAGCATGGGGAGATTTGGAAAAGGCTTCAAAGGCGGGTCCGGTGGATTATTGGGAAAAATCCCCGGTATGGGCACAATCGCCAAAGGCATCGGAGGTGCTGGATTAGGCATGGCTGGAATGGCTGGAGGACTTCTTGGCGGAGGTTTGCTTGGTCTGGGAGGTCTAGCTATAGGCCAAGGGATTAAAGGCTTTAACAGATTTGATGCAAATAAGCAATCTCGAATAGGACTAATGGGTCGTGGGATGCGGGGGGAAGAAGCTACGGGAGTGTTCAAGCCTGCCCAACAACTCGGAATCAATTCTTCAAATCTTAGAGATTTACAGATGCAAGGTATGGATATTTTCGGGCGAGGAGGCAGTACCCGAGAAGCTACTACAGATCGCGCCAGAGCTGCAAAGGCTATGGGTATAGGGGCCGGAGAGTTTCAAGGCGCAGCCGCAGGACTTACCCAGACTATGGGTGTGGGCGGAGCACAAAAATCGTTTGCCAAATTACAAGCTGCCATGATGGGCACTGAAATGAAGGGCGCAGTAGGACCGTGGCTCTCTACCATGTCTTCAATGCTTACAAATATTAATGAACACGGAATGGGACTCGACGACGCAGCCCTTTCTGTTTTGAGCGACATAGGAACTATGGAAGGTGTGGGTCCAGAACAAACAGCCAAAGTATTCAACGGTTTGAATGAAACCATGAAAGGAGCTACTGGAGAAAAAGCTGCTTTCTTTATGTCTGCCATGGCTTCTCAAGGAATCGGCCAAGGCTCTATAGGGGGTGCTCAATTTGCTATGCAGCAAGGACTTTTTGGCGGGAATTTAGATAAGGGTATGGCTAAATTCATAAGTCCCGAAGATAGGGCAGAATTATCCGGGGCAGGGCTGGGATTTACTAATGACGAAGAAGGAGTAGAGGGCTTTAGGAAGAAGATGTTAGGTATTTCTACTACTTTCGAAAAAGCCACAAAGGGGATGGGAGCTGTAGGTAAGGGTTTAGTTGCTTCTAGAATAACTGGAATTCAAGACCCGGCTGCCGCACTGGCTGCGATGGGTATGGCTAAAAAAGGTGGAACAGTCCAATCTGTGGCTGAAAAAGAAGCTATTGCCAAACAAATGGGCGAAGTAATGAAATCTCCCCAGCAACAAATGATATCCAACTTAAAAACCATAGCAGACTCAAATGCTGACATTCTTGCTGTAACACAAGCTTTCAAATTAAGTAGCTCTGAAGAACTCGGGGGTCAATTGGTACCTATTGCGGAAAGAATGAATCGTGCATTAACTAATATAAATACGATTTTGAGCGCAGTCATTAGTATAATTCCCGGAATGAGTACTGCTAAGCAGATGGCAGATGAAAGAATTAAATCGGGAAGAATAACAGGCAAGGAGATTGCGAGTCAAACCCCAAAACGACAAGAAGAAATTAAAAAAACCTTGAAGAAAGAATTGGCAAAGTCTAAAGCTAGAAGTCAGTCTCTCAGAGAGTATGATGATATGATGCAAGGTGGGAGATCTGGAATGAACTTCCACACTAAAGATATCAAGAAGGCGGAAGAAAAAACTAGCCGTATTGAAGAATTGCTCGGCACAATTGCTACTACAGGAGAAAAACAACTCAAAGAATTAGCCAAACCTAAAACTCCCGGAGCTAAACAGGGCCGTGGGCAGGGACCTAAATAATGGCTAAACCAACCAAAGGCTCTGCCAAAAATCAAAACCCGGTAAGAAGTGTAAATCCCCAATGCCAAATTGTTTGGTTCAAATGGTTAAGCGATGTTATTAATAGAAGGCTAACGGGATCTACCTCCCTGTTATCTAAATCTACAGCTTTTGATATTAGCAATCATTTGGTAGATACCTGTACCTATTCTAAAAATATGGGTACGGCAGCCGGATCTTTCACATTTCGTTTAGATAGTAGTAGGGATTGGAAAAAAGAAATAAAGCCCGGTTCGTGGTGTGCAATCTTCATGTCTAATGAGGGAGACTTATCCCTGCCTGAAGTACGAGGCCTAACTAGCGATAAATTACCCAAAGCAAACAGAGACAAAATAAAAAAAGAACGCTTACGGGGCATTTGCTATATAGAGCGTGTGATAGTGTCTGGGGAAGTCGATGACAAAGGTGTCATAACTACTCACTTCGAAGTTTCGGGAAGAGATATAGGGGTAGTATATGAAGAGACTGATTTGTGGTTCAATTTCTTTGAATTGGAGGAATTAGCAGTTGTAGGTCTTTCCGACCAACTTCCCTTCACTAATAACAACACTCTAACAGAACTCATAGATGTGGCACATGATTTATTCTATGCCCCAGAAAAGAGAATATCTTCCAAAACCAAAGAGGCTATTAAATTAACTGAAATTGGGAAGCAATGGCTTTTGCCAAAAGAGATGCTGAGTATGCTAAAAATTCCCCACTCAGGGCCTTCCTTTTTTGGCAATATAACAGGTTTGCGGAATTTTGGAAAAACCCTATGCAGAATTCCCATCACTAATCCTCTGGATTACATCAAAGGCAATGCGTGGGAAAAGCTAAAAGAATATTCAATGCCAGAACTACATGAGTTATTTATAGAATTGAATGACAAAGGAAATCCAGAACTTATATTTAGGTCCATTCCTTGGGGTATTAAGAAAGATAAGTATCCCAAGCTCTATAGGGAAATGAAGGATAACCCATTAATTTATTTGGATCTCATCAAAAAACAGAGGATCGACATAAACGCCATAGATATCTTAGATTATACTACTGGGGAAGATAATCATAATAGATATAACCATTTTTTATTGTCAATGCAATCTACAGTGGTTATCCCCGAGTCTGTAATATCTATTCTAAAAAACACTATTAGTCCCGGGGGAAAAACTTTTCCGTTTTTAGAGGAAGGGAGTACGCAACGTCACGGCCTTAGAAAAATGCATTTAAGTCTCAATACTTTTGCTTTTGCCGCAAAAGAAAGTGGAGCAAACCCCGGAAACGGTTTTCCTGACGCAAAGATCCTTGTAGAATACAACGAATTGATTTTTGATTACTGGAATAATGCTATATTTTTCGAATCTGGAAGTGCCTCGATTATAGGAAAAAACGAAATTAGAATAGGACGTCCCATAGTATTTGGGGACGATGTATCTTATAACGCCAATAAAGCCTTTTATATTGAATCCTACACAGATGAATTTTCTATCGGAGCGAATGGGACAACTGAGTGGAAGCAAGATCTGCAACTAACCCGAGGTATTGAAATAGCTGATTTACAAAGTCTCGGTGGGTTTGCTAGAGCAAGTAGAGCACTAACCGAAACCGGAAGTTTCATAAAAGGTAATTAAAGGAGGAATGGTATGACTGTACAAAGAAGTGACGGATCAGTAGAGTCGGCAAATACTCCGACTTCCTCTAATTCTTTCCAAGATAATGACTCTAATATATACAAAGTTTTGTTGACCAAGGTCTATTATTCCGATGACCGTAAAAATATCAGTAGGGGCGGCCAGAATCCAGAAGTTTTGTATGATGGCCTCATATTAGGCGGTAACAGTGAAGGGCACGCGCTTACTAATATACGGGATGCTAGTTCTCTTACAGGCGGCAAAAATAATTATGCAGAACATATTTATAGAACGAACACATTCCCCGTAACAGGTACCGGAAAAGTAGACATCAATAAACAGGACGGCGACGTAGTATATGTGGCTTACATCCAAGGAAAAGCAGATTACCCTATTATTGTGGGGAGAGCCACGGGTGTCTTGGACGGCGATAAAACGGGTGCTTTAAGAGCAGATGGACCTAGGCGTCGTTGGGAATACAATGGTATTTTCTTCGAGGTCAACAAAAACGGGGAAATGACTCTTACTCGCAAGGGCGGTCAATTCCAAGCCAAAGAAGGTTTTTTTGAACCCGAAGAAGGGGGAGATAAAGTCACCTTCAGCCTTACAGATTCAAAGCTCACTGCAACTTTTGCAAAAACCGGTATCACAGAAGTTCATGATGGTATTGCCCAATTAGTCACATTGACCTTTAAGTCGGGATTGAAAGTCACTATAGATGGAGCCTCCGATCAAGTAAAGATCGTAACGGCTGGAGGAACTCAAACCCTTGTTGATGGAGCTGCGGACAAAGCAACTATAGAGACTGCAGGCGGAGCAAAGGCGTCTATTGACGGAGCATCAGATACCGTAGAGCTGCAGGATAATGGATCGGGTAAATTGAAAATATCAGGAGAAAAAGTTGCACTAGGAGCTTCTCCTGCAGAATTGTTAGACTTGTTCGAACAGACTCTCGATGCACTTATAGCTCAAACACATATTGGAAATTTGGGAATTCCTACAGGAACTCCTATCAATGTCGCGGATTTCACGGCAATAAAAACTTTGTTAACTCAAATAAAGGGGACTTTATAAAATGATAACAGGACAAGAAGCTGTGTTGAAAGCAGCATTAGTATCGGAAATAGAAGCGGCCATTACAGCCAATTGTGGAGCTGCTCCAATCGCACCTAAATGTATTGAGGGGCTCGCAGAGGGAATTGCTAATGCCATTATTCCGTTTTTGACAGCGAATACTCAAGTAAATCCCGGAGCGGCTGTAACCACTCCCGACACAATCAATGGTACCGTGACTGCACCCGGAACTATAAGCTAGAAAAGTGGTATAATTTAGTTAGATTTTAGATTGGGAGAATTAGATAAATGGCAATTAATCTTTCGGGTTTAGCGAAAAATATAGCAGATTCAATCGCAGGACTCGGCAATATATTCAATAAAGATTTCAAAGGCGGACCGGGTTCCTATCCCGGGGACGAGAATAATGCCAACGCTGCCATCTCCGCAGTCTTAAATAAAGTTGACTCCCAAAACTGGAATAAACAATTTCCTTATACATTTGATGTAGTTACAAGCGATGTAACTGGAAAATCTGCCAAAGGTAGCAATTTCCGGGAATTCCCATTGCCCATCAATCCTTCCGATATCGCCCAAGATGAGACTTTTGCCATTTCAATCAAACCCACTCAAGGCGGAACCGTTGTAAACCATAGTGGTAATAAATACGGGGACTTAGTGATTTCAGGTACCACGGGGATTCATCCTTTCCGGGGGACTGGAGGGGCTTCGGGTCGGACAGGTAAAGCTATTTTTCAGCCCGACGAACTCAAATACCGCTCAGGATATGAAGTCTTTTTGAGGCTTCGGAACTGGTTTAAGGCCTACTACCAATTCAAAAAAATCAGAAGCAAAGAATCTGAAGATGCCCGACTAGTTTTTAAGAATTTCAAGGATGGAGAGTTTTTAATAGTAGAACTCATCAAATTCTCAGGCAAAAGAAGCGCGGCCCGAAAAACTCTATATGATTACACCCTTAACTTCAGAATTATAGGACGGGCGGGATTCAAAGAGCCGGAAGGTCCCGAAGGTATTTTTGGTGTTTTGGCAGATGTCGATGAAGTTTTGAATACTGCCGTAGATGGCATAGATACCGCAAGAGGGGTATTTCTCAGATCTCAGGGCATTCTCCGACAAATCGAATCAAGTTATGAACAAACCGTCATCGAGCCAATGAGAAAAGCAGCCCTCGCGGTCAAAGCTTTCACGGGCATAGGTACTGTGGCTGCCGACATGGGAAATAAGGCTATCACGGGCACCGTATCCGCTGCAGCGGCCCTAGCTATTCTATTAGGTATCAAAGACTCTCAGGACGAAGCTAGGAAAGGTCAAGGAGGCGATGACCGACTAACTGCCGTAGATTTGCCTGCGAATTTGGATAAAGCTGCCTCAACCAACGGAGCGGGAGCTATTACAGCCATTGGGCGAAATAGTGATGCTCTAATGGCTATCGATCCTGCAGAATTTCCCGTAGAATCCCAAGAAGCTTTGGCAGACGAACAAGCTGCAGCTCTTGAATTGCCTAGAAGCTTTTTCGAAGATGCTCTAAAAGACCTTAAACGGGTACGAGACAATGCCGCTGATGCCTTTAATTTAGGAGACGCTGCTTTTGATGCTCAGTTTGATAGGGTAGCCACAACCAAAGCAGATCCCGGTAAAGTAGTCACAGACGCTGAATTTGAGCTTTTGGGAGGTTTTGAATCTGCTATCGATGGCTTGAATACACTCTTAAGTACCAATGCTCTATTCAAATCTCCTTACGAGCAGAGAATCGATAATGTCAAAACCAATTTTGATGGCGAATTAGACTCTCTACAAGCTCTTCCTGCGGTTAAATCGATCATTATGCCTATAGAGACTGATTTGGAGCGTTTGGCTTTAGAAGAATTGGGAGATGTCACTAGATGGGTAGAGATTTCCGAATTGAACGATCTAAAACCCCCTTATGTTATACAAGATCAGTCGGATATCAGAGTAAATACGGTTCGACCCGGAGAAAAAATTCTAATCCCCCAACCTATCAGGGATGGATTTGGTAACGCCCCGGTAGTAAAGGAGAATAAGCTAAATAAAGACCTAAATTCTGTAGAAAGAAACTTGGGTATTGATGTAAAATTGACTCCTGATTTTGATTTCGCGCTTAGCAATAGGGGTGATTTCGATATAGTAAAAGGCGTAGAAAATGCCGCGCAGGCAGTTATATTAAAATTAAGTATAGAAAGAGGAGAATTGTTGGAACATCCTACAATAGGTATGGGACTTTTACCCGGTACAAAAGGTCCGGTAACTATAGGAGCTTTCAAGATTAACCTTATTGAAACTCTTACTTCTGATTCTAGATTTGAAGCAGTTGAGAAACTAGAAGTAAGAAGAAACGGTCCAGAGATTCGTATAAACTTCTTTTTGAAGGTAAAAAACGTGGATACTCCGGTACCAGTAGATTTGAAAATATAAAGGATAGAAGATGGGCAAATTAGTACTTAAATCACAGCAACAAATTCTCTCAGCACAAATTGCTGAGTTTTTGGCTGTTTCCGGCCTGAACGATATCAATGCTGCGGCTAACCTTCTTACTTTCTTGGAAGTCTCATCCCGAGAAGACTTTCAACAATATGTTCAAATGTTGAACATTATAAGAAATTTCAACCTAGATACTACTACCGGTACTGATCTTGATGACAAGGCTTTCGAATTTGGACTTACTAGACTAGGAGCCCGAAAAGCTACAGGACGAATTTCTATTTTACGAGAAGTTGGTTTTACAAAAGTAGCCACAACCTTTTACGCTGGATCGCCAAGCCCTATTGCTGGAAACACTTCTATCAATGTCAACGATGCTTCAGACCCTCTATTTTCTACTTCGGGAACTCTCATCATCGGAAGAGGCACTACAAACGAAGAAGAAATTGCATACTCCCTCGCGCCCGTAGATAACACAAATTTTTGGACTTTCGTTTTAGCGGCCCCTCTTTCAAATGACCATGGACTAGATGAAACTGTCATTTTGAAACAAGGCGTAGACCAACTCATTGCCGCAGGAACTATAATTGTAGTACCGGCTTCTGCAGGATCTTCAGAAATAGCCTTCACTACCAATCAAGACGTAACGATTCTTTCTGGAGAAGAGCAACTAGATAACGTAGAAGTCACGGCTTCGGAACCGGGTTCTGACGGAAACATTCCCGTAAAAGCTATAGACGGAGAAACTGCTTTTTCTACCCCCCCTTTCCCGGGAGCACGCGCAGAAAACGATTCCAAATATACTACTGGACGAGATGAAGAGACTGACGACGAATTACGAGATAGAATCAAAGATCATATCCAATCTCTTTCTAGAGGCGTCAAAACTGCCATCCTCAACGCCATTATTGGTCTTGTGGACCCAGACAGCGCGAAACGAGTTATTTCTGCAAATGTCGTTTTACCAGTCACTTTAGATGAGCACGTTTTAGTATTCATTGATGACGGTACCGGATTCGAACCAAGTTTTCTTTCCCGGGGTTTTGAAACCGTTCTAGAATCCGCTACAGGCGGAGAGCAAAGACTGCAATTAGATCTCGACCCGCTCGTTAAAGCTCAAGTAGAAAACAATCAGGAAGAGCCATACAATATGAGTTCCGGTCCTCTGACTTTGATCTACAGCGTAGGAATCCAATCGGAAACAATCACATTCAACCCGGGCGATTTTGAATTCTCTGCCTCCGCTACCGCTGAGGAAATGGTAAGGGCCATTAACAATAAAGCTACCCTGATAGAAGCTCGTACTTCTGATGTAGGTTCCAAAATCGTCATCTCTTCTACAAGTGATGAGAATGAAGATATTCAGGTAACGGGCGGAACCGCTAATCCAATCTTAGTTTTCCCAACCGATCTAAAATCTACTTTATTCCTATATAAGAACGATCAGCTACTTTCCAAAGACGGCCTGACTGCAATTATAGATTCCGGAAACCAAGAAACCTATAACTTCTCGGTTTTGGGAGCAGACCCTTGGCCCCTCACAGTAATTGTGGATGGTAAATCTGCCAATACACAAACAGTTAATTTTTTGACAGCGGATTTCGTTGACGCTTCTGCGGGTACGGCAGAAGAGGTAGTTGCCGTTATCAATGCTCAGCTTGCAGGTGCTACAGCCACTTTAATCAATAACGATACGGCTATAAGACTTTCTTCAAATACGGAACTATCTTCTTTGAGTAAAATTCAAATAACTGGAGGTTCTGCTAACACTCCTCTTGGATTCTCTACCTCTGAAATATCGGGCTCAGACAGTGATTACGTCTTAAACAGGTTCTTGGGCATTGTGGAGTTCAACACACCTCTCACCGCGAATGACAATATTACTACAGGATCACAATTTACTAGAGCTTCGCTCCGAACCACAAACGCAGAGTTTTATTCTCTCGCAAGCGGAGAGACTCTTGAGATAGAAGTTGACGGCCTTGGGGCTCAGACAGTCACCTTTGGATCTACCGGATCTTTCAGTGCCGCTCAAGTGGCAGCGTTTATCAATGCTCAGCTTGAAGGAGCTACAGCAAACGTAAGGAATATTGGGGGCTTTAACTTTTTAGAAATCAATACAAATACATACACGGAGGCTGGCAGTTCGCTGCAGATTTTATCTGCTTCTACTGCTACCTCACTACTCTTTCCATTAGACACTTTGGCCACGAGTCAAAGACCGCATACTGCGTTTACAGTATCCGGTAGCGCAGGACCTTACACTCTATTTGACAATCAATCTCTAGTTGTGGTTATAGATGACGATCCTACTACCAAAACCTTCACTATATTCATTGGATTCTCAGGGCAAGACATTACGGCAGCAACTTCGACTACCGTTTTCACAGACGCCAATATGATTACGATTTTCCCTAACGACGACGATTTGAATGACTTCGATCTCATTTTCAAGGACGGGGCTAACACCACTTCTGAGACGGTCACAGACGTCACCGATCAAGGCGGAGATACTTGGAGATATGCATTTAATGCGCTGCCGGCTAACTTAGCCGACTTCACTACAGCCGATCAGGTTGTGTTCACGGACATGACCAATGTGGCTAATAACGGAACATTCCAAATCACCACGGTAAATACCGCAGGTAATGGATACGTCGAAGTTACCAATATCGCAGGAAGTGCCGAAGCAGGATCTACCGGTAATGCTAACGTAGAGCAAAAACGAACCGTGAGCGATTACAACGGAATTACTGGACAACTCACAGTTTCTGCACCTTTCAGAGCTACTCCTAGTATTGGAGACAAATATAACGTAGTTCCGACTACGACTAAGAACGTGGTGGAATTTTTCAATAACACGAAGATTACAACTCTTTCTACAAAGGCTTTCATAGAGTCAGTAGAGCAAGGTACTAAGGTACAAATTTCTTCCAAGGAGAGCGGTTCTGATGGATTCGCACAAGTTACAGGCGGCTCGGCAAATGGTGAGTTTGCGTTTTCTACTACACTTTTTAGAGGTTTGCAGGGGTATAATTTTTATACTGGCCTTCTTGAGTTAGTTCACAAAACTATTTATGGAGATGATAGAGACTTAGATTCCTTCCCCGGCGTAGGAGCTGCAGGTATCGATTTTGAAGTTCTTTCCCCAACCGTAGAGGAAGTTGCATTCAATTTAGATGTTACTCTTGCAGAAGGTATATCTTTGTCGAACGTAGAAGATGATATCAGATCAGCGATCACAGGTTATGTGAACTCACTTGGAGTTTCAGAAGATGTGATTATAGAAGAAATTAGAGCCCGAACCATTAATGTTCCAAACGTGGTCGATGTGGTACTAAACTCTCCTACGATAAATATTAATATCGCTGATAGAGAGATTGCACGAACCCGAGACAGTTTAATCATTATTGGATAGGTAAATGAGTAAGTTTGATAGATACACTAGAAATATTCCTAAAGTCTACAAGCCTCGGGTAAACCCGAACATTAAGGCGTTGTTGAAAGCTTGGGCTACGGGAGATGATGAAATTGTAATTCAGTTACAAAATACCAAAGCTCAGCTCTTCATCCGTAATGCCGAAGGTGGATTCTTAGATCGCTTGGCATCAGGCGTAGGTGTTTCTAGGCCTTCTGCCTTAGGTCTTTTGGATGAGGAATTCCAAGAACTCGTACCCAATCTTTCTCTGAAAGCCAAACAAATTCGTAAAATTTTCTATGACACTATGGACGTCTTTTGGGGACCTCTCTTTTCGCGCTCGAATACAGAAACTGCCAATATCGCACCCTTTAACGTATCTACGGGGGATGCCTTTAAGGTAAAGATAGACGGCGGAGATGAACAAGAAATTAAAGCTCTGGCGGGAGATATCGCAATTCCCGGAGCTGCTACTGCCCAAGAAATAGCGAATATTTTGGGTCGAGTCAAGGGCGCGACCATAAGCATAATTACGGACCAATTGACCGGGGACGAAAGCATAAATATTAGAACGAATTCTCCGGGGGCGAAAGGGTCTGTAGAAATCATAACTAGCTCGATGGTAGGCTCTACCAAGTTGGATTTCACTGTCAAAAAATTCAGAATTACGGATCTTGACCAAAGAACTGCAATTTACCAACTAAGACCTAGAGAATTGATTATCGAGTTGCCTGCAATTGTACCCGCTTTAAGAAGGACTCTAAGAGGATCTCACCACATCCATGCCGATTCGACCCTTGAACCTCCTGTGGCTCCCGCAAACGGAGTATGGCAAGGAAGTTTTTTATTTGCTCCTACAGGGGCTCCCTACACGACTACAAGACAGGTAGCCACACTTCAGCAAACCGTACTGGCTGGAAATGTCGTGCCGACTTTGATAGTTTCTGACGCCGACGATATTCCAAATGAACCCGGTAAATTGATTTTTGATTGGGGCGGGAGTCAAGAAGAGGTGCCCGTAGGATATATAAGTCGTCCAAATGACAACACTTTACTTCTAGATCCGGGACATGTTTTCGCGGAAGATCACTTCGCGGGAGAACAAATCAACGTAGTTTTGCCGGATTTGAAACCCGCAATACCCAGAACTAGCGGAGAAGACTTGGCTATTTACTTGACTTCTCCGGCAGGAGCAAGGCAGATTGTGGAAGATATTTTAAGAACTTTGGCCGCTGCGGGGATTATTATCAATTTCCTCGTGCTACTCCCAACATATAAATATATCTGTGAAAATCCATACGAGGAGTAGTAATGAGAGAAGGCGAAACTTGGTATAATTTAATGAGATCGAGATTGGGAGATATATAAATGGCAATTCTTAGTAGACCACGCCTACTACCACAGCAAAGATTGGATTTGGAAGACATTGAAGTCCTTCTATCTGGTTTGTGTGCCGATGCCAAAAATTGGACAGGCGAATTCTGGGGTCCTACCCAACTCATTCTAAAAGGTTTTAATATCAGCGGCTTAGCAGGCCCCTCTCCAGCTCTCATCACAGTTGACGGTTCTACTCTAATAAATGCCAACAATTCCGGAAGCTTTTCTTGGTTCACAGGAGCCGTAGGAGATCCTCCTCTACAAGCCGTTTTGAACCCAAGTGCTCGTAACTTTTTGGAATTAGAGCTTTCTACCGAAAATGGAACTCCGCTTACTAGGGCTTTTTGGGACCCTTCCGCTCAAGGTGGGCTGGGCGCAGAGTTCAATCAGACCATTGACACCGTAACCAATATCAAAATTGACGTCGTAGTCCTCTTAGGAGGCTTCTCAGGCTCTCCAGACCGAATAAAGCTCGGTATTGTGGATGCTGACGGTGCGAACAATATTACTCAAATATTTGACGAAAGAGATCTATTTTTTCGATTGGGCACACCTTCTGATCCCGAAGCTGACTATGCTTGGGGCACTCAAACTGAGCCAGAGATGACTCTTACACTCTCAGGTGTTTCCGGGACCTTCACTGCCGGGGAAATCGTAACTTTTGACGGTGCCGAAACCGCAGAAGTTCAAACCGGCGGCACAGGTACAATCGGCGTTATTTTGCCTTCAGCTAAAACAATGAGCCCCGGAGATGCGGTTGTTGGAGCGGACTCTGGGGCCACAGGAACTCTCTCGTTCTTGACAGATGCTTTTTCCGGAGCTGATAAAAGCATTGATAATCTCAGAGAACAATTTCAGGCATTTGCCACAGAAATCAAGGCAATCAAAGGAACTCGTTTTTTCTTTGAAACTGGCTTTGGTTCAATCGCAGGTATTAATAACTTCCTAAATGCTCGTACTGTAAACAATCCTGCAGCTTCTGGATCTAGATTCGAGTGGGATGGAACCAACCTCAAAATTTTAGATGACGCGGCAGCTCCTGCAGATGCCGATGTAATGGGATTCCTAAGAATCTTCAACCGAACTGACGATCTTTCTTTGACCCGTCAAGATGATGGACTTGAAATCCAAACAATCACTTTCGCTCCAACTCCTCCCGACGCAGGGGTTTGGCAAGTAGAACACGACGGCCAACAAACTGCCGATATTGATTTCAGCGATGACGCGGCAGCCGTACAAGCGGCTTGGGATGCTTCTGCAATTGTGGAAGCTGTCACTATCACTGGCAGTTATGATGAAGGATTTCAAATTAAGTTCTCCGCCCTAGGCGACAAGAACGCGGTTACTATTCCCGTAAATACTCTCTTAAAGGATGCCGGAGCCGTCACTCCAACCATTTCCGAAACTAAAAAAGGTCAAGCCGGAGACGCTTCTATTGCAATCGCTGATGGCGAAGTCATGTTCATCAAGGTTCCTGCTACAGGAACAAGGATTTACGACGGAGCGGGCGCAGCCGACACGAATTACCAAACTGTGGCTCTTGGAAGCTACATAAATAATGACGAAAATTATTGGTTAGCTTACAGAGAAGGCGGGGTTCTTTATACCCGAACTGATGTAATTTCTCCCGGAGAAGGCTCTGCCATTTCTGGCGGAACAGTTCCTGCTTCTTTGCTGGCCATCTTAGGAATTTCAAGCGAGAATACTCCAGCCGTTTATACAAGTAATGTCCGAGGACAGCAAGGCGAGAGCTTCGTTTCGAGAATGTCTACAAATACAGACGCTATCGGAGACTCTCAAGAAGATCGCTCAGGATACCTTCGATCCGACGACCTAGTCACTTGGGACGGCGCACAGCTTACTATGATTAGCGACATCATTCTTGAGTTCATCAATACTAAAGACGGAACTCTTACTCAACACGAAATTGACATCTCAAACTCTCCAATCTCGATTGCAGACGGAGAATCTATATATGTTCTTGTAGACCGGGAAGTTGCCTCGGAAACATTGACTTTGGTAAATAGCGGAGTAACTCCCATTCCTGCGCAAGACCAATTCAATAAAGATGTATTCATCCTATTCCGCAGAATAGACGCTGCCGGTGCAGGGTACTTGCATATTCCTTTCCATAAGCAAGTTCTCGATCCGGGTCAGACTGTTCGCCTAGGGGCCAGCGGTGCGGGCGGAGGCGGAGGGGCTTCTCTAGAAGAAGATATCAAACGCCGTCTCGTTTTAAGCCCCTACACTTATGCAACTCCTAATATTTTCTCGGTTGACGAAGATGATAAGATTGACGGAGCTTCTACCGGTGCTTTCGCAGCGGCAGATAGTGTTTTCAACTTACCTCTAATTGGCGACACTCTGGTTTCTACCCAGAACTTGGATGACGAATTTCTGAGCCAAGGAATAGATGTGCCTCAGGTAGAACTCTACTTGAAATGGCTTCTCGCAGATCTTGATCCTATTGCTACCTACGAGGTTTCTCGTGATGGCGGAAACGAATACCAAGCTATTACAATGGAGCGAATCGGAGCCACAAATGCTTTTCAAGGCGTATTGGAATTTGCCGAGGAAGCAGCTAATCAAACTCTAGACGAATATAATGTTTCTAACGCTGACATCAATCTTAACTTCACTGATGCGGGCTCACAGCAATCTTGGGCAACTACCTTCACGCCTTCTACTACAAGAGTGTGGAAAGAGGTTGAAATTTATCTCAATAAGATTGAAGCTAGTTTGGGCAACGTCCAAGGTTCTATGACCTTGAAAATTGTTGCTGATGATACAGCTCAACCCTCTACTGATCCTAACGATATTTTAAGTGAATCCGGTCCCCTAGATTTGGAAGCTTTGGCTACTGGCGATACAGCCACTTTGGTCAATCTCTCTGATGTAGTGTTGGTTTCCGGGGTTCAATACTGGTTAGTTATGGAAACTAATGCAGCCTATAAAGCAAGCTTTTCTGCCGCAGTCGATGAAGTTCGAGTACGCGCCGATACTTCTGCTCCTACAGGAGGAGCTTCTTCTCAATTCAACGGAACTATTTGGGCTGATGCCCCAAGTACCTCTTTGACTTTCTCAGGCAAAGGCCGAGAGCACGATCTACGAGTCAGAGTTACAAGTGGAACGAATGATGTTTCTATAGAAGGTTACGGACTTCTTTACGGATTCCTTCCGGGACTTACCGCAAGCGGAGTAAAGCAAGTAAATAAATTTTTCTTCACAGGTGCTGAGAACCGCACTGAGTTCATTTTGGATTTCTTGCCAGATCCAGATCTCTTAGTAGCTTACGACCCTTTCAGAGGCCAAACGTATGTGGCTACCGAAGGTGTTTTTAGAATAGACGGATCTACTATTACTTTTGATCCGGACTTTTTCGACCAACCCGGAGAAGATATCGTATTAATCTTCAGACAAAATGAAGCCGCAAGCTTCGATGATTCAGATCAAAATGCTAATGCTATTGCCACAATTCAGAGCAACTTGATCGATATTGGAGACGAGCTTGAATCCATTTCGGATTCTATGATTCTCCCTAAGATTCCCGCTCCTTTTACTCAAATTACAAATAGAGCTTTGATCGCAGACTTGACTCAGGATCTCAAGCCTAGATTAGGCGTTGACCGTATAATGACACAAGAAGTTGTCAAAATTCAAGGCGAAACAGGACCTAACGGAGAACAAGTCTTTGGAGCATTGAATGATAAATTTGGTCAAATTAGGTTTGTAGGCAGGCATGGAAGTTTTAACGGAACCTCAGGACAGTCTTCGGCGGAATTAGATAGTGCTGGTTTTATAGAACTTACTTTTTACGGAACCGGTTTGAATGTCCTGACTTTATTTGACGTTGATAGAAGTTGGGATGTCTCCGTAGATGGGGGACCTGTTTCAACTGTAGCTACCACAGGAACTTCAAATATGTTGACTGGCAGAGGTTATTCTATCAATCAAATAGTAAACCTCTCTTCGGGTTTAACCTTGGGACTGCATACAATAAAAGTATCTCCTACTACAGCTTTTCCTTTTGCTTGGTATGGATTTGAATTTTTGAATGAAGAAGCTTCGGGACTTATCCAATTACCTCCGGGCTCGCAACTTTTCAAAGGGAAAAAGCTTACACACTCTACTTTAGAAACGGCTGCTTATAATTCGGATTTCGAAACCGGGGCTATAACAGACAGGGGCGGAGCCGCTTTGATTTACCAAAAATCAGACGGCAGTGTAAAAAAATCAGTTAATCCAACCGATGCTGTAGCTCTATTTCTAGGAGCTGCTAATCACTCTAATGAAAAAGAAAGAAGACATTATTGGGGAGATTTTGGAGCAGGCAGAACTGATGATTTCTCGTTTTTTACTGGCGGTCCTACTAATTTAGGCTTTACTCTTGACGATGGTACTACGGCTTTAGTTGGAAATCAAATAAGAAATGACGTAGCGGGTCGTAATGGCCCTAGGGTTTCTGCAGTCGGCAATTTCCTAACTATCACCTTCATAGGAACCGGTTTGGACGTATTTCTTGAGGACAATGGTACAGGTACAGAACCTAAAGATGTTTTTGTTGATGGAGTTAATGTAGGAAAGATAGGGGTTAGTCTTGTAGGAAATAGAAAATTCACTCAAAAAATAGTATCCGGTCTTCCTTATGGATCGCACACTGTAAAATTCCTTAAAGACGCAACGGCTGTGGTAGGCGGTAATCAACACTTTTCTAGTTTCAGTATCTACGGTCCCGAAACTCCCGATCTTCCTACAGGGGCTAAAGCGTTGGGTTCTTATAATATAATGGCTGATTACGATCCTTCAACGGCTCTAACAAATGATAATTTAATAGGACCTATAGAAATGCCCCAAGGTGCTTTGACAAAATACAATTCAAGAGAATTTATATATGCAGGATCGGGTGCTTGGGACATTGCCAGTAGTGATACAGATTTTCCCGGATTTTTTCAGGCAGGAAATGTTACGAATGGTAGCACCGTAGCGTTGACATTCCTTGGCACGGGAGTTCAAATAGTTCAAGCAGGAACTGGCGGAGGACCGGTGGATTTCGATGTTAGAATCGATGGAGTATTAGATGCTACTGGTATAGATAGGGTCGGTACTACAAATAGTGGCGGAGGGGCTTATTCGGCAACTACCGGATCTCAACAAGTTCGTAGACTAGATTTTTTAGGGCTTTCCTTAGGAGTACATACAATAGAAATTACTCAAACTGGAGGAGCTGCAGATAGAATACGTTTTATGTCAATGAATGTTATTACTCCAATCCACGTTCCTAAACAAAACAGTCCTGCAACTGTTCAAGCTACCCCCGAAGTAGGCTCGCAAGGTATCTCAGACCTTAGGAAATTTAGTAAAAAAGATGTCAAAAAATCCCAAAATTGGGCACAAGCTGTAGGAATTACAAGTGATCCCCAAACCACGTCATCAGCATTCCTGCCCGTAAGAGACATGTCTGCGATTGTTAAAACTGAAGGAAATCCTATTAAAGTTGATTTTCACGGAGCAATGACTAATACGGGATCTACCTCTGGCGCATTTTTCCAAATATTTGTTGATGGGGAAGCTAAGGGTGCGGAAATGCTTCAAAGCATAGGCGATCTTGGTTTTCATGAAATGGTTTCTATGAGTCTAACCATTCCAGTTAGTCCGGGCACACATACGGTACAGTTACAGTGGAGGACTGCGGCAGGTACAGCACAAATGCAGGAAACTAGACGAGTATTAACAGTTAGGGAATTATCGGAATAAGGTATAATTAATTATGGGAAAGATATTTAGACAAGACAGATTAGGAGCCTTACAGCACAGCGGTGGAAACATCACGCTAGGCCCTTCTATCTTGACTATCGGAGGTCAACAATTTGAGACTTCTGCAACAATTTCAAGACCTTTGCCCGGAATTGGTCTAAATTCTCGCGCTCAAGTATTCGCAGTAATCGTCTCAGGAGCCGTAGAACTCCGCATTGATGTGGCTGAAAATAGCGCAGGACCTTTAGGGTTCAATGCTTGGAAGCTCGTAGGATCTCTTTATACCAATAACGCTGGAGCTTTTGGAAGCTTTGTGAACATTGAGGGGACTCCTACTACGGACCTTATTTCTGGCGGTGCCTTAGTTGTAGATGCCGTTACAACCCCTCCTACTAAAGGACCTACCGACGTAGACCGTTTAGACTATCAGAGGATTGGCGGAGAAGCTCTATTTACAATGGTTTATATACAAACCGGGACGGGAAATGCAGGAAGTGGTTTTTATTCTTATAATTTACCTACGAATTTACAATTTTCTGCAGATTTATTAATAGATGGGGCACTTACTACCAATGTCCCAGATACCTACTTTGGTCCTATCAATGTTAATACGGGAGCAGGACAAACCGATGGGATTGGTTGGATTAAACCTAAAACAGTTTCAGAATTCAGTATGATGGTAGGATCTTCTGTAACAGACGCGGGTGCAGGTTCGAATGCTACTATGGATCTGCAAGGCTCTAGCCAATTTAATATGGGAGTCGCAAGATTACATTTACGCGGAAATTTTAGAATACCTATACAAGGTTGGTCGAACACACCAATTAAGGATTTATAAGATATGAGTTTAACAGGAAAAGGCGCATTATCACTAAAGAAAAAGGACGTTAAAGAATCCAACGTACCTGCTTTAGGCTTCAAGAAAGTCGAGTGGAAACATGCGCCCACTGTCGATGATGAATTCATCGATCTCACAGCCCTTTCTACTCCCGCAGAAGCTATTGCCAACGGATTCGTACAGCCTTCTCTCAGCGAACTCACTTCCGTAAACTTACAGCAATTCAAAACCAACCTACAGCTTCAGTCTTCAGCCCGAGGGTTGATGGCCGACTCCATCGATTATGTGGTCATAGGATCTTCTAGAATACGTTTGATTGTACCCGCGCTTGAGGGAGAACTCTTTTCCGGTCATATTGACTCGAATGCCAAAACAGGCGTAACTTTCGCCGACCAAGTAGCACTTTCGGTAACAGGGACTCTCGCTTTAGGAGCCACAGATTTCAACGTCGGACAGGCTTTCCCTGTAGGGAAATTCTCAAGTGTCCAGCACGGGGCTGTATTAGTCTATGCAGATGGGCAATTGATGTTCCGAAATACAGGAAACAATCCTATAGGAGCAGGCGTTACCGGGGACTACCGAGAAGTACCTGCAGGAGCCGGACTCTCAGTTCTCATCAGATTCAACAACGCAGATTTATCTAAGGACAGGAACATTTCAGTTGTGGCCAATGGTGCAATCGTGGAAGCACCCAACGGCTCGCAACTCCAATTGATTGAAGCTCTAGCAGGCCAAATCGATTTAATGGTTCCAAGTCTTGCGCAGCTCGCTGGCGTGCCAGAAACTGATTTCCAAGCCACTCCCAATGATGTGGATCTCAAAGCTTTCGGCGACCGGGTATTCCAAAACGAAGAAGATATAGATTCGGCAGAAGCTAGGTTGGATGTATTAGAAGACACTCCTATCAGAGAAGAAATCCGATTGGATACCATTACGGGCCTTAGTTCAAATAACACTAGAGTTCCTCAATTTACCAATACGACTGTAAACTCGGGCGGAGCTTCTATGTCTATATTGACAAATACCGCTGCCGACGGCCTCGATATAAGTATCTTGAAAACAGGGTATTACGATATAACCTTCATGTGTCAATTTTCCGTGGGAAATCAAGGATCTTCTGGAATAGGTATTGATTTGACGGCTGGAGAAAAAGATTCAGCTCCGGGCAGTGTCTCTACAACTAAAATATTCGGAAATCAGAGAATGGCTCCGGTAGGGGGACATGCAAATTTCATGACTTCTACTGTAAGTTTATATTTAAGTGCAGGACAGGTTGTAACTCCTTTGACGGGAGACAATACTCCTTCGGCATTTAGTAACTTTACTATTGTGAGGAGCAGATAATGGATCAAGGTGTAAGAAGAAAACCAAATGCAGAAATAGACGCTATTGATGAGAGGCTTCAAGATCAAGAATCTTTAAGTTATGCTGTCTTGACTTTTGCGCTTCCGGCTGGATCTATAAATCAAAAGGTGAGACGATATACTAACGCTACGGTTAAAGGCGATGACCTTTCTATACAACAATCGGTAACTTTAGGAGATTCCATAACAATATTAAATACTGGAATGTATGAAGTATCTATGAATTGGAGATATAGTCCAATAGCTAGAGCATCAATTGAAAGAAATACAATTATACAGACCACATCCGCAACGTGGCCGGATTCACCAACTTTACTTATAATAGGTGATACCAGCACTAGTGAATTTTCTAGCGCAACTAGAACTGTAGAATTACAAGCGGGGGACGTAATAAGATCCCTTACAAATCTGGATTCTGCGGGTGAGTCTGGAGCTGAACCGCACTATCTTTCTGTAGTGAGGAAAAGGTAATGAGTAATTTAACACCCCGCATAGATGCTTTAGATACCGTAGCTGTAAAGCTCGACCTCATAAATGTGCCCAATACTCAGATTACTCAGTTGGATGGAACTCCCCGTCAGATTCAAGATCTCGCTGACGATCTTTCAGCTCACGCAGGTATTAATCGTATTCAGACTCAAGAAATCTTCGAAATCCAAAGCGAACAGGGTCCTAACGGCGAAGAGGTGTTTGGGGCTGTTAATGACAAATTTAATCAAGTAAGATTTGCAGGTCCTTGGTTCCAAGAAGGTTTCTCCCACGGATCTTATATCAGAGTTCCCAACTCATCCACAAACGGGTTCGTCGAAATCAGTTTTTACGGAACTGGGTTAAATCTTCTTTGGTTGGTGGGCACTAATAGAGATATTAGAGTAACTATTGACGGCGGTTCGGAAAGTGCCAGCATTGTTCCCATATCAATGTCGTCAGTCCTTCACGGAAGAAGCTACGCAACAAATCAACCTTTGTCCATAGCATCTGGCTTGGCACTTGGAAAACACACTGTTAAAATTAGAAGTTTAGGTTCTGGGGCATTATTTGTTTACGGCTTTGAAATCCTTAACGAATCAAATACACTCAAAATCAATCCCGGATCTTTTTCTAACGGAAAATCCATTTCCCAACACGCATCCCTTTTCGACGCTTCCTTTGATGTGGAAACCGGATCTGATGCCGGTGTAGGCGGAGCTGTTTTACTTTACGAAGAAGACGGAACAATCAAAAAAGCCGTAAATTGGGCTGAAGATAATCAACTGAATCTCGGAGCTGCTACACATGTAAATGAGGAAGAGATTGGAAGACATCATTATCGCAAGTTCGGAGCCGGAAGATCGGACGACTTCTCTACTCTTGGCAGTGTTGCTTCGGATAGGTTTTTTATTTTAGATGACGGAACTACGACTTTAATAGGGGACGGTGCTCAAGTAAGAACTGCCACTCAAGCTTTATCTTTGTCTAATATAGGAACTCCTACATCCATCATTCTAACATTTATAGGAACTGGGTTAGATTGGATTAGAAAAGATGATGGAGTGAATTCCAATACCTTGACCGTGTCTGTCGATGGAAATTCTATAGGCACTCCTGCAAACACTCCGGATAATACCCCTACTTTAGAAAGGGTAGTTTCCGGTCTTCCGTATGGAACGCACACGGTAAGGTTTCAGAGAGCAGATAATATTGGAGGTGCTCCCGGTATTATGGAATTTATTGTTTATGGACCTAAAGCTCCAACGCTTCCAGCCGGAGCTGTTCCCCTAGATGCATATAATTTGATGGCTGATTTTGATGGGACCGCTGCTATTGGCACAACCGCTGCCGATCAATTTCAACAACCTACCGGAGTTCTATCTAAATCTGCTTATAGAGAATTTACATATATAGGGGCTAACTGGACAGTTAGTGGGGTAAATACGAGTCTTTGGGGCGGAGGATCTACCACTTGCTCTCTTAACGATAATCAACCGTGGGAATACACATTTTGGGGAACTGGTTTTACGATGCAAACCAATACTGCGGGCGGGGGTTCTGCAGGTTTGGACGTTCGTATAGACGGAGTCCTTAACGCTTCCGGAGTTAATAGGGGAAACTTGACCAATAATGGTGGAGGAAATTACACAATTGCCGTAGGGTCCGGTCTACCCGCTAGACTAGAATTTACAGGTTTAAGCTTGGGTTTACATACGATATCTTTAGATAGAGCGGGAGGAGCGGGAGCCATTAATGTAACTGGATTTCACATCCACACTCCGATACACGCTCCGAAAGAAAACGGTTCAGTCATAATTCAAGACACTCTCCAAATAGGATCGCAAGGCCTAGAAGATTTCAGAAGATTCCCAGACGATGTGGATTTTGGGTATAACGAAGTAACGCAAGTCGCGGGCTTCACTACTACTTCGAATTTGTTTCAACCTACCGCAATCGGTACTACTGTAAAGGTGACTAAAAAGGGCAGATATCATATTCATTTCTCCGGGCAAAACGGAGGATCGAATGGTGCTACTCAACACTTCATTTTTTACAAAAACGGGAAAGAATTCGGTACTCTTGTGAGAACGGATACTGCTTCCGCAGGAGGGCAGGAAAGGGCGTTTTCCATGCACGAAGACATTACTTTGGCTCCGGGAGAATATTCGATTAGTTTATACGGGAAAGCAGTCAACTCCGTAACCACAACTATGTCTTTGGGCAGGCTCACAGTTAATAGGATAGGGGATTAGAGGTATAATTAGATATGGCTAATCAGACGAAAACCAAAATAGCAGATATAGGCGAAATTCTTGGCAAAAAAGGTCAAGAATTCACTTTTATCGATCCCCCGTTGATCGATGCGCCGAATACCGAGGTCACTAAAAACGACTCTCCCAGACAATTGCCCGATCCTGCTCTTTCTCTGAAGCCCCTTTTAGGAATTGAAAGAATTCGCTTTAATTCTGCTACTCCCGTTACAGATGAAAGAGGCCCGAACGGAGAACAGGTTTATGAGGGCGATAATAAAGACGCCAGAGTTCGCTTTGTGGACGGCGGAGCTTCTACTTGGGCAAATATTTCAGATACTAATGGCTCAAGACCAAACGCAGGCATAGATGCTTTTGTAGAAATTGTATTTTTTGGAACAGGATTAAACCTCGTTACCCTCCTTACTACTAGCGATAGGGATGCTAAAGCGTCCATTGACGGGGGCGGTTTCGGAAGTAATATATTCATCTCCGGCGCATCTAGTATTATACAGGGAAGAAATTTTAATACCAACCAAATTGTATCAGTCGCTTCTGGTTTGGCTTTAGGCCTCCATTCTGCAAAAATTAGAATTGATGATGCAGACGGCATAACTGTTTATGGTTTTGAGATCTTAAACGAAGACACACAAATCCAAATTCCTCAGGGAGAAATGTTTGATGGGGGTCGTAAATTCGTACACCCAGCTTTAGAAGCTATAGCGTTTGATTCAGGATTTGACGGCGCACCTATTCTCAATGGCAAAGGTGGACGGGCAGCCATTTATATTACTCCTGAAGGAACCATTGGAAAAGCTCTCCAGCAAACTGACATTACCCAATTGAATCTAGCGGCGGCAGATCATTCAAATGAGGAAGAGACTAGCAGACCGGGTTTTAGAGTTTTTGGAAGAAATAGAGGGGATGATTTCGCCACTATAACAACGGCTAATGCTGATAGAGCTTTTAATTTGGATGACGACACTACTTCTTTGATGGGAATCGATGTAAGACAAGTTAGTGGAAAAGAATCTATATTTGTAGATTTGGCTAATGGATTTGTAATCCTAAATTTTATTGGCACGGGTTTGGACATAGTACGAGGAGACTCGTCTTTTCCAGCAACAATAGACACTACTACCGTATTTGTAGATGGCGCAAGCATAGGAACAATAACAGGCAATACGGTACAAGATGACACTGTTACAAAAATAGTATCAGGCCTTCCTTATGGAACCCATACGGTTAAAATGCGCAGAGACGCTGCTACCACTCAAGCACTCGGTATCTCCCATTTCATCATTTACGGTCCTAAAAAACCTAATATTCCTGAGAATTCAGCTCAACTTCAAGAATACCATCTAATGAGCGATTTTGCGGCTAACAATACGACTGGCCAAGACACTATATCTGGGGGTATTCTCAGAAAAGCCCCTTCTAGAGAAGTTATTTATGCGGGATCTGCGATGAGCAGAGGTTTCGATCCCGGCAGTGCCGCTGCCGGAATCAGAATAACATTAACAGACAGTGGTGACACCGCTCGCTATCTTTTCTTTGGTACCGGAATTGAACTTAGATCTACTATGAATTCTTCAAGATCTCCAGACGTAACAATGACTATAGATGGTTTAGCTTATAACGATACTAATTTTGTCGCACAAGCTGCCAGTTCTGAGTCAAGTTTTTACGGTCCTGTCGGAACTAGTTTTACAGCGTCTACCGGAGTATGGGACAGTCAAAGTGATGCAGTTGTAGCAACGGGCGGCTTGATTATCAATGGATTGTCTTTAGGACTCCATGAAATTATTATCACTAATAATAATGCGAATAACTTTAACTTAGATGCCTTGGATATTATCACTCCTGTGCATTTTCCTGACATACAACGCGGATCTCTTTCAATGGGACCGGGACTTCAACTCAACAAAAAAACCGAATCGGGCGGGATTGATCTTAGTAGGGCAAAAGCTTGGTGTGTCTTTGATGCATCCACAAATACTATTCATTCAAGTCTTAATATTGCGGCAGTTTTTGATGTGTCAACCGGAGATCATATTTTCTATTTTGAAAAACCATTCAAAGGTTCGCCAGCATTCTCTATCTCACGAACAGGATTTGCTGCAGGAGGCGGAGGTGATTTTTCATACGGTGTTGTAGAAGTTAAGGACGGCAATACCACTACAATTAATAAAACCTCCTTTTTACATGCAGTCAGAGTTAACATACAAGCCAATGGTGTAGATAATGACCAAACTTATTTATCTTTACTGGTTTTTGGGGAACTTGCGGATGAAGAGGGAGCCGAATAATGGGAAAATGGGCAGCTAAAAGAGATTCAGATGGTTCTATCACAATCGTACAACCGAGAAGCGGGACTGCTCAATCTGCGCTTGATCGTCTTGCAGTAGACATGGGAGAGTCTTACACGTTATTAAATGAGATTACGGATCTCAATCCCGAACCCTCTAAAAGATGGAGAAAACAACTCCAAGATAACGGTTCCGGGGATTTAGAAGTCGATATGACTGCGGCCAGAGAAGCCAAAATGACGGAAATTAGGGAAAAAAGAGATTCGTGGCTTAAGCAATCAGATGATTCTTGGATCGAAGAGTCTTCAAAAGGCAATGCCACAACTGACATTGAGTCCGACAAAGACGCTCTCCGAGACATGACTGATGATGCACAGATAGCCGTAGACGCTGAAACTGACGCGGATGACCTAGAAGCTATGGACGCTTTCTCTGGGCTAACCCTAAATGGTACTTACGAGTAGGAGGAGTATGATGTGGAGATCCTTGAAAAAATTATTGCGACGATTATGGCAATCTTTGCTAAGCCTGTTAGGTCTGGCGAAAAAAGAGAAGCGCAAAAAGGCGAGAAAAAGCTCGAAATCGTCGAAAAAGAAGAGCCAAAAAAAGAAGGCAAAGAAGAAATCTTCCCAAAAGGCAAAACGAAGCGCATCGAAGAAGAAATCAAAGACCTCGAAAAAAAGAACCCATCGCTCTACAAAATCCTAATAGCCTTTACCGAAAAGGTCAAGAAAGACTACGATAAAAAAGTGGTCGTAACTATGATTGACCGCACTCCCGAGGAACAAGACTATCTCTATAGGAATTCTGTCAAATATAAAGTCAAGAAATTCAAATCACCGCATCAATTCTGGCACGCCTTCGACTTGAGAGTGTGGCTTTATACGGAAGCGGAACAAAAAGCCCTCGTGAAGTGGTTCAATAAGACCTATAATAAACCGAATTATTATCGCTGGACTGCCAAGATTCATAAGGTAGGAAAAGGCGCACTACACTTCCATGTGCAGTATTGGCCTAAATAATACAGGCTAGGCTCACGCGGGAACCAAACTTAGCTGCTATTATACGACGATTCGCTCGATCAATAACAGTACCCTCTAATCTATATTGTCGTTACACAACCTTCAAAAACTTGAATCGTTTATAGCTCTGAGTCTGTCTGGTAAGATGCCATTCTCCGCAACTTTCGCATCGGTAGGTATAGAGCTGTGTTCCGCATTCCTCGGTTCTTCTCTCGGCTACTTTCTCAGCTAAAGAGTAAGAGTCGTAGCGTTTCTTCTTCAGACACTCATTTTCCCATTGTTCAATTTTAGTCTTCATCTACGTCTCCTATGGTTCCTGTTTCCGCAAATCGTTGCAGTATTGGCAGCAATTCTTTTACTTGGCTTTGAGTTAGATGCATTCGAGTTGGCATAATAGTCACATTCTCATGAAGGGGTATTTTAATCCAGCCAGTTCCATTTTCTTGCCCGTGACTTGCCATCATCATCAAAGAGGGGTTGTCTACTCCGAACCAAATAGCTGCCTCTGTAGCTAAAGAGCTATCTTGAATGGAACACTCCTCTTTATAACGATCTTCGAATTTTATTTTGTTAAAGCCTCTGTTAGTTTTTGATAATTTCATGACCGCTCCTTATTTGACTACCGCAGGGGCTCGGTTTTTGTTACCCCGGAACTCTTCAGCTATGCGCTCGTCTTCTAGGAGTTCTTGTAGACGTTCTCTGCGAATATCTCGGTCGCCAGCTCGTTTAGCCGCAGCTCGGGATTTCCTAGCTTGTCGGTATTGGGCCGCGCTTCGGGCTGACGCTTCTTGATACGCGATCAACTTCTCTGAATAATGAAGTTCTTTGTCATACTCGTGATAAAGCTCGTGGAGATTGTAGGCCACTTCATTCCAATCAGGGGCCATACTCATTCGGTCGGCTTCATTTTCGCCCTCAACCATGACTAGAATCTGTCCGGTATTAGCGTCTACGATCCGTAGAAACTGCTCACAAGAATTGTAATTGTGGACTCCAATGGCATGTTGTGTGGCTCGACAGTTCACAGTAGGCACTATGATTGCTCCTACGCCATAGAGTTCTCCCCAGTGAGCCCATTTCTCGCGGTCACTGTAGCGATGCTCTGTATCTTCGCCGTGGAGGCGTTCCTGCTCCCTCTGGACGGCTTTGAAGCCGCGTCCCCGGGCAACTACTGTAAATTTGTTCAGACGCATCACAGCGGCCAAAACCTTATTGTATTGCTTTTGATCGACAGAATCAGGGTCAATCATGACACGCATATTCTTGTCATTCCATTTGGTATTTGGGGTACTTGCGCATCCAAAAAGCATTAATGATGAAATAAATATAATCAAGTTCTTCATAATGTCCTCCGTCTTTCTAAATACAGAATAGCAAGGTGGAGGAGAAAAGTCAACTATTTATTTGAATTTTCTTCTTCAGTAGTTTCAGGTACATAGAGCTTTACGTCGTCTGTGAGGAGGTCTATCACAACCATTTCGTAGGCGGATTTGGAGCCTACAACTCTCAGATAATCCCTACCTCCGTCTACGCAGATCTCACCGCAGCCACAAGCGTGCATGTCATGCCGCATGACTGAATAAATGACGTCTCCGCACCTAAGGCAGTGTAGACCGTGCTGAAATCGATAGGGTTCGATCTCCTCTCCCGTCATCCCGCGCACAGCTCCAGTTTCGTGTTTGGTATTAGGGTCGGTCTGAAGTAACAGATATTCCTTGACTAGAGGAGCTGGATTTTTGATCCGGTAGACTGCTACTGGGTAGTAGTCTTTCCCTACGCAAAATTCATTCACAAAGCTGAGTTCGAACTCGCTGGCAAAATGCTCCGCAACGGCCTTATGGTCGAATTCGTAGTAGGGCCATTTGAAGAGCTTCATGCGTCTTCCCGAAACCTCACAGCCACAGGGAATCTAGGGATGCCGTCTTTGGTTCGGCCCTGAAACTGTACTGTGATAATTTTGCCTACCACTAGGGTAGGGTTTTTGAAGTATTCCGCCAAAGTCTCCATAGTGCCCTTCATCTTGGCTTTGAACTGGACACTGGTTTTAGGATCGATAAGTACGAAAATAGCATGGCCTGCCATTTTGCCCCTACCTTCTTCGACTCCAGTAATAGTGAATTCAGCATCATCGAATTCTTTGACCTTCTGAAGATCGTATGAGCGTTTGCCTACATAGGTTCCTGTAAGGTTTCGTAGAATAGATCCCTCGTAGCCCGAATTTCGATGCGTCCGAAACGCTCCCAAAGCTTCCGCTTCATCTTCTACCAGTTGAGTATCTACCAATTGGAGGGTTGTGCCCGTGTAATCGATGAGACTCTTGGCTAAAATCATAGTACGGTCTAATTGAGGGGCTGTGACGACCGTGTCGTAAATATGATACTGAACCGCTTCGTAACCCTCTTTGGGTTCCTGAGAGCGAATAAAACCCGTGAGTTCTTCGAATTTGTCTTTGTAGTCATGATTGTACAACTCACCGTCTATCACAGTTCTGCCTATTGCGGACCCAAATTGTACAGTAAGGGCTTCCGTAATGTGTGGCAATCCGGTGATAGGTTTGCGCTGACGACTGAATAACTTTGTTGTACCATTTTCAATGATGGCAATACATCTATGGCCATCAAGCTTAGGTTGAATGTAAGCGGGGTATGCAATCTTTTCTGGGAATTTGTCATACCGATGCGCAAGCATAGGTTCCGCTCCCGGACGGGTATCTGTATTTACTAGGTCGATATTACCGACATAGCCTTTGCGCTCTTGTTGCTTCAGCCACTTAGCTTCTGCTTCCAATTCAGCCTGACGCTGAGGAGAAGTCTCGTTAGCCTTACCTACGTTTTTTCCTGTAGTAATGAGATCGAAAGTTTCTTGAATCTTGCCGCCAAGTTTGCCGTGGGCTGTTTTGATGTAGAAGCCCTCTACCCCATTTTGAGTCACAGCAACGTCCCAAGTTTGCACCTTGCCTTTGGAATCCTTCTTATATAGAGTTGGAAAAGACTTTAGTATTGTTTGAGTGTTCATTTTGCCTCCTTAATGGCGTACTTAAATAAAGCTTCCGAAGAAGCGGGAAATCGTTCTGAAATGATATTTTTGATTTGCTGAGCCACAACTTGCGATTCTTTCTGAGCGTGGTTATCGAGTCTCAATCGAAGAAAATGAATCCAGTTGCGCAGGTTTCCGGTCATGTAGAATTTGGTCATGAGGTTCTGTGGCAGATATCCGCGAGCCTGTTCCTTGCCTACACCCGTCTCCAACAATTTGTTATAGAATATCAAACATTCTTGCATGATATGCTCTCCCTCAGCTTGTAGGTATTCGTTAGTCTCGTCTGGCAGGGCTCCGTAACTACCTTGTTTGTTATTCAAAGATTGGCATCGGAATGTATCAGGACTAAAAAACTCTATACCCGAATCCGTGTACCTGCGAGAGATCTCGTTGTAGGCAAAAGTGCGATGTCTGTGAATCTGGGATCTAATAAACAAAGGACACTCTACCAATACCGTAAGCTGACAATGCTCAAAAGGACTCATGTGTTCGTGTTTGGCTAGATAATTTAAGAGCTTCTCATCTTTCTCGGAAACAACATGGACGGATTCTCCGAAAGAAACCCTAGCGGCGTTGACCACACTCATATCGGTGCCCATATGGTCGATATAGTCTGCTTTAATTGAGGAGGTTGTCTTCATTGCCGCCCATCTCCTCTTGTGAATCTACCCATTCAACTGCCAAAGGGGCTACTCCTTTTGAGTAATCCAGCATCACGCCCTCTGTCTCAGCAAGATCCTCGACATCTATCTCAAAAGTTTCAAAACCTTGAGCTTCGAGTTCTTCTGCAATACTCTCCAGTTCCTCTTCCTTCACGGAGAGAACTGCTCGGGGATGTCCTACTTTAGATAAAAGACTTATTAGTTCTAGAGCTTGTTTGGCCGAAGTAACAATTGCGTACTTTGTTTCGAATTCGAAAAAACTATTTCTTGCATCATCTACGGTCATTTAACACCCCTTACTACATCCGCCGCAGCCCTTTGGAGCACAGCTCGAATTACCGCCAGTTTTTAACAGATATACTTTGTCGTCTTCTACCCAATCGGGCACCTCATCCAAAACATCTTCGAAAGAGTAGGGCAAATACTGAATCAGAGAACCCATTGTGGCTGCGTACTCATCAGTTTCTTCATCCACGCCTTTGACGTCAACAAGCCACTTGGATGTGGCGTCAGTAAGCTTTTGAATATCTGAATTTTTCATGAAAGGGATCAACTCTTTGGGATCAGCCTTGGTTTCTTTCAGACCCTTTAGAATCCCATCTTGGAACTTTTGAATAGGGGAGACGTCCGCAGATTTGCTGAGAATGTCCTCCGCTTTGAAGGAGAAATCTATTGGAAAGTTTTCTCTTTTAAGATCCATCAGTCTTTTTTCCAGTTCACATTAGTATTTTTGAACAGGCACGCGCCTAGCATATTGAAAAAGAAAGCTTCAACCCAAGTAATTTCTCTGATTCCGAATACAGGGGTTACAGAATTGGACCAAGCCCAAGCTGTCAGCATAGGCATGAGCGCAATTAATGCAACAAGGAACAATAGGATGAACAGTATCTTAGCCATTGGATTTTACCTTCCTGTACATCTCAAAGAGAGATTTTCTTTTTCTCTTTTGAGCTGATACGCCTAGAGGGGCCAAAACGGCTTCGTATTTACGAATGATTTCCCAGCCTTGGTCTTCTGTAATTTTAAGATCTTCTCTCACTTCAATCTCCATGAAATGCATCAGTTTGTTAGTTTCGTCTTTCACAGTATAGAACACTAAAGTCGCGTCGTCAAGGTCATAAATATGACACGCCTTCCAAATTCTAGTATTGTACTCAAAGCCCATCATATCCGCACCCTTAGCAATTTCGGGATAGGGGGTTTTGTCTACCCGCCAATTAGTCTCCGTTCGAATAACTGAGCTATTTTTCTGAAGTTTTTCCTTGACTGTAAACTCAGCTCTCCCAGACTTATCGTGTTCGGCTTTCCGGTATCTGGCGAAGATATTAGTTTCATTACCTTTCGTGAAGAACACATCCGGGCCTTGGACATATTTATGATTTTTATATTCCATAGATTCCACTAGAGCTTTGAACGGGAATAGTTGATCTAGAGTAGTCTCATACTTGGTTTCGAACTCTACCAGTTCGAGTATCTCCTCTTTTTTAGTTTCTTCAGCCATGCGCCGTCTCCTTACTAGGGGGTTCTACATCTCCGTTAGGATGCATATAGAATACTTTAGGACCCCACTCGTTAGCAGGTTGGTCGTCGATGGCCCAATCAAATTTACCCATGATCGCGTGAACGCAATCGCAAATACCTAACTTTTCTACAACGTATTTAGCCCATTGTGGCTTGCCTGCACTGTGGACAATTACACCATGTCCTCTGAAATAGAACTGGCGCATCGCCCGGACTACTGCAGGATTGGAATAAACTTTCAGTATTTGGCCGTTTCTCTCAAGCTCCATTTCGACAGATCCGGGCTTTTTGTTAAAAGACACTAGAGTGCTATCAACATCTACTGCCAAGATAGCTTGAAAATTGAAATAAAGAGGGCCTGTAGCCGTTCCTTCTATAGCCATGTTACTTCTCCTGCGAAATGGTTTCTAAAAATATCAATTCGCTGAGCGCAATGCTTATGCATATAATTAGTTCCTTTGAAATTGAAATCGTAAACATATGATTTCAGTTTGCCCGGAAACAGGCGAACGCATCTTCCGATTGCCTGCACCAATTGGATTGGTGATTTTCCGCCATTGGCCAAAATTAAGTGTACCGTTGAACAAATATCTACTCCTTCTCCGATAACTTTCGATCCAATTAACCTATGGACCGTTTCTTCATTGAAGTCCGTAATAGCGTCTTCAATCACTTGACCCTTATCATCGCCCGAAATGTAAACATTGTCAAGTTTATTCTGATTCAAAAGCTCGTGTAATATCTTTCCAGACTTGTCTTTCCGGTCAACTAATATGAGAATTTGGTCATTTTCTCCAACTCGGTCAATGATATCAAGTATTTCATTTTGGAGGACATGATAGCCACAATAATTGCCGTCGTATTCTTTCTGGTAGTTTTTGTGGTGCTTGCCGGGAAGATCCTTGACTAAAAGCTCAACTGGCGTCAAAAATCCGTCCTCAAGAGCTTTGTAGGGCGGGTAGTAATAAAGCCTATTGGAAAGGAAGCCCCACATATCAAGCGTCTTGGAATCGTTCCTTAGGAAGGTTCCTGTGAATCCAAAGCGATAATAGATGTCGTCGAACTCCGGCAATAGCTTGGTATAGGTTTCAGCTCCGGAGTGATGGATCTCATCAATATACAGAGCGTCGATATCACCTAGCACCTTGTCGATCAACCCATTCTTTTGCAAAGAAGCCAGAGTCTGGATGGTTGTAATACGAATAGGGGGCAGTTTCTTTTTGTTCTTCTTGACGAAGTCCGTAGTAATTGTGGCTATCTTATCCTTACCGAAAGCCAAGTTTAGGATTTTACGGTTTTGTCTTAAAAGGGGAAGGCTGGGTACAATAATCAGGCTCTTCACTTCCAGCTCTTTTATAAGATAGGTCATGACTAGTGTCTTGCCGGTACCGACCGCAGATTCGAACACGCCGCGCCCAGCTATTTTTCCTTTGTTAATCATCTCTTGCTGATAGTATCTGGGGGTAAAGGGTTTGTTTTTCCAGCGGAACATAGCGTAGTTGGAGGGTACGCCCCTTTGATCTTCTAGCACATAATCATTGAAGCCGATTTCTCGTAGTAGTTCTTTGACCATGGGCAAATGTCCGGTAGGAAAGGTGTGGTCCTGAAACCATTTCACTATTCTTTTGGACTTCAACTCTTCTAGTTTTGCTTTGAAAGCATAGAGCATCCGATTTTTGCCCCGGGATTTGGCGTACTTCATCATGTTGAAACAGGATTGAATCTCAGACTCGATCTCCTTATTCTCGTAAGTGAGCAACTCGTCAATATATTTTTCTATCTCTTTGGGAAAACTGGCTACTGTGCAAAAGGAGTTCTTGAGGAAAATAGTAGGCCCGTCAGCCGTAGGCGTACTTGCAGCTTTCTCGAAGCTTTCTTTCTTTTGGTGCTTAGCCTTTCTGGCCCTAGCTAGTTTCGCTATGCTCAAACTCTTACTCCTCTGGTACATCCAAGGGCGAGGTATCAATATTTAACCAAGAACTACACTGACCTCTGCGCGTCATTTTTCGCACTCTAACATGAACTTTCCCTTCTTTATCTACAGAAGAGTCGATAGCAATTTCAGTATTACCTTCGAAATATAGTTTTATAGTTGCCCACTCGTCATGAGGGCTGCATGTATTTAGGCTTCCTGAAATCAACATGCCTTTGAAAAGCTCTATTAATTGTCCTCCGAACATAATTCCTCCTTATAGGAAAGTGCGGATAGGAATTTCACCTACATACTCCTCCATACAATCGAGGGCTTTACTTCGACAACCGAGCATTAAGCTACCGCACTGCATACACTCTAACATTGTCAATTGGAATTGTCAAGAAAGGTTTACTGTACTGAAAAGATCGGATTTGGCGTATAGAATTACTATAGTAAACATATTCTCATTTCGTCTCGTTTCACTCGACATTCATTCGAACATGTTGTATCTAAGTAAAAAGAATATAGCATTACGATATTACATAGCATTACGAAAAGAGAAACAGATATTTTATAGTAATTCAGATTTTTCTCCAAAACTATCATATTTTTGATCGAAAGTCAAGAAAAAACGACGAAAAATCTTTCGACTTTCCATTTCTGATGCCACATATCCGAATTAGTGTGGCTCTTTTTATAAAAGACCTTGACTCCCACACTCATCTGTCGTAGGATAGAAAGAGAAGATTTATTCTCAGGAGGAATTTTAATGCGTGATAAAAAGATTGTTCATAAAGAAGAGATGATTCAACATGTGCAAGAAGGCATTGAAAAGATCGCCAGTATTGTAAAAAGAACTCTAGGCCCGGGCGGCCTTACCATAGTTCTTGAGCGAACCGGGCAGGCTTTAGACGGATCTCCTCTGATGCCGCTCCAGACGAAAGATGGAGTAACAGTCGCGGAAGAATGTTCCGACTCTAAGCCAGAAACTGATATCATTATTCAGGCCGTCAAGGCCATCTGTAAAGGGACTGACAAAACTGCCGGAGACGGTACCACTACTGCCATCGTATTAGGAGCCGCCATTTTGAAAGAAAGTTTTGCGGCTATTAAAGAAGGCGATTTGAATCCTCAACTAGTTCGAGAAAGCGTTGAAGCCGCTTCCCGACAAACTATGGAAATTTTAGATTCTTATACGAGTCCTATAAAGGACGATCTTCAAAAAATCGAAGAAGTAGCCACAATCTCCGCTAATGGGGATGCCGAAATTGGTAAAATTATCAGACAGGCCATGGATGAAGTAGGTTCTGAAGGAGTCATCACAGTAGATGAGGGTTCTTCGGCAGAAACCGAGATCAAAATTGTAGACGGATTTCAAATCAATCGAGGCGCAGAAGCCCAAGATAGATTTTTCAACAATGAATCCAAGGATCGATTTGAAGCTGAAAATTGTTACGTTGTTTTATATAATGGAGCCATTAGAAGCCATTCAGATTTGATTCCCCCACTACAGTGTATTGCAGATCATTCCAAAGCAAAGGCTGTAGAAGAAGGTAAGAAGCCTACCATGCCTCCAGTATTGTTTGTAGCTGATGAATTTTCTCCAGAAGCTATTCAATTCCTTTTGATCCAAAGAGCACAAGGCGGTATGACCGTTTGTGCCGCGAAGTCTCCGCATATGTCCTCAGTGAGAACGGCTATGATGGATGATATGGCCGTGATGCTCGATGGCCAACGCCTAGGAAATGGAAGCCGCAATCTTCAAAGCGTGGAGATTGATGACATAGGATATGTCGAGCGCGTAGTAGTATCCAAATATACGACTACCTTCTACGATGGCGACGGAAGTGAAGAAGAAGTTCTTGATAGAATTAAACAGTTAAAGGCTCAGCAAGAAAATGCTGAAAGTCCTTATGATGCCGGGAATCTCAGGGATAGAATAGCAGCTCTTGGGCAAGGAATTGCCAAAATCGGGGTTGGAGGAGAGACTGACATGGAAGTCAAAGAACGGTATCAACGTATTGAGGATGCCCTGAACGCTGCCAGAGCGGCTATTTCGGACGGAGTTATACCCGGAGGCGGTATAACGCTTTGCAGGGCCGCAAGAGAGCTTTTAGCGGGGGGCCAAGCGAGTGCTACAGTAGGGCAAAAGATTTTAGCTAATGCACTCCTAGCACCTTTCGATCAAATCCTTGAGAATATTGGTCAAGAGCCTCGGGAGATCCTCTCAAAATTGTGTGCTAAAAACAAAAAAGGATTTACTTATGATGCGCGAAACAAAGAGATGGTTAACGCCTACGATGCTGGAATCCTCGATCCGGTCAAAGTTACTAAAACCGCCCTCAAGAATGCCACATCCATAGCGGCTCTCCTGAGTACCTGTGGCGGGGGTATTGTATATACGCGAGATAAATAGGTTTTTCCCGCACCCCTCGAATCTGATATAATTAATATTAAGAAGGCGGATACCATGTCGAAGTATAGGGGTAAATCCACTAGACAGGACACCCAAGAGTACACAGAGCAGGACATCATTCAGGAACAAAGGGCCACAATTCGTCGATTGACGAAAGCTCTCAAAGCTGTCAGAAAAGAACGAAATAAACAACGCAATGTGGAAGAAGATTACGAGGCTCTCATAAATGAAGTTGAGTTGGCACACCCTCCTATTTCAAACGAACCAAGTTGTCCGGAAAAAGACTGCGAAGGTCCTCTAAAAAGATTAGATTTTCCTAAATTTTTTCTCGACGTTTGCCAGTCTTGTCGGTACAGAAAAAGAATTACAAAATAGAAATCCCTTGTTTCCAAATTCTGAAAAAAGTTGTATAATAAGAAGAATGAAATCCGCTAACAAATCCAAAAAATGTAGGAGACTCTATGAGACAAAGCAACGTGATGGGCACCTTCGCCGGTACAGTATTAGATCAGAAATATCTATGGAAGGAAAAGGGCGAAACAGAGTGGAAGAACGTAGCTTGGAGAGTAACGAAGCATGTGATGCGAGCGGTTGGGATAAAGATGACAGATCCCCTAGCAAAAGCAATTTATCAAATGATTTTAGAACGGAAATTCATACCTGCAGGTAGATATCTGTACTCTGCAGGCCGACCTTTTCATCAAGTACAAAATTGTCTATTACTGAGAGCCGAGGATTCTAGAGAAGGTTGGGCAGACCTACTACATAAATCCGCCATGGCTCTTATGACCGGAGCCGGAATAGGCATTGATTATTCAGACATTCGTGCTGAGGGAAAAAAGATCAGAAAAACAGGAGGCTATGCGACAGGACCCCTCGCTCTTATGCAGATGGAAAATGAAGCAGGTCGGGGGATTATGCAGGGCGGAAGCCGTAGAGCTGCTATCTGGGCGGGATTAAACTGGAAGCATCCAGACGCTCTAAAATTCATACATATCAAAGATTGGATGCCAGAGGTCAAAAAGCTCAAAGAGAAGGATTTCAATTTTCCGGCCCCAATGGATATGACTAACGTGTCGATTTTACTTGACGATGAGTTTTTTGAGGCGTATAATGACGATAAGCATAAGCTTCACGGCCACGCCAGAGCTGTATACAGCGAGACTCTTAAACAAATGCTAGAAACGGGAGAGCCCGGATTCAGCGTCGATACGGGAGTGAATAGAAATGAAACCCTTCGAAACGCTTGTACTGAAGTTTCTTCTTGCGATGACTCGGATATTTGCAATCTTGGCAGCCTTAATTTGGCTCGGATTCACGATATCGATGACATGGCACGGTGCGTTGAGTTGGCAACTGCTTTTTTACTTGCTGGCACAGTTTACAGTGACGTACCTTATACTAAAGTGGACCAAATTCGTACAAAAAACAGAAGGCTTGGATTAGGACTAATGGGGATTCACGAATGGCTTCTCTTACGAGGTAAGAAGTACGGTCCCGACGCTGAGCTGGAAGAGTATTTGAAAGTGTATGCAAAGAGTGGAGAACGTGCAGAAGAGTATGCAGAAAAATGGGATCTCAGTGTGCCGGTAAAGACCCGGGCAATTGCTCCTACAGGAAGTATTGGTATCTTGGCAGAAACCACGACAGGGATCGAACCTATTTTCTGTGCGGCCTATAAACGTAGATATCTCAAGCACAAAACATGGAAGCATCAGTATGTTATTGATCCCATTACTAGGAAGCTCGTGAACGAGGGAATCAACCCAGATGACATCGAGGACGCCTATAGCATTGATCTGGAGCGCAGAGTCTCTTTTCAGGCATGGGTTCAGCAATATGTGGATCACGCGATATCCTCTACAATCAATCTTCCAGCATGGGGCACGGAAATGAACAATGACAAAACAGTTCAAAAATATGGCAAAATTCTGATGAAGTATTTGCCACAACTGAGAGGCATCACAGCATATCCTGATGGCTCCCGAGGAGGTCAACCTCTGACTCCTGTGAAGTTCTCCACAGCAATGAAGCATGAAGGCCAAGTATTTGAAGAGACTATAGATTTGTGCGACCTTACTAGATCCGGATCATGTGGCTCGTAAATAGCTTGACATTAGACTGAAAGTAGGTAATAATGGGTACTGATAAGATGGAGGAATCAACCTTGATAGAAAAAGGCGAAATTGTGACGGTGCAGCTAGACGAATTCAGCACCTTCTCAAATACCTATATAGTCGCAGGAATGACAGACGACAAAGTTCTTCTGTGCCATCCCATTATGCCCGATCTATTTATTCTTCGAGAGGAAGCAGAACTCAATACAGTACAACCCCGTTTGAAGAATGAGTTGGAAAAACACTTAGAATGGGTGATGAAGCATCGCAATCTTTTGGATTATGTAGGACAGTCTGAAATCGAGAGCATCGTAGCGCACTTCATTCGCACCAAACAACTCACCAAAAAGCACCGCAATAATATCAGTTCTTTGGGCGGAGAAATTTCAAAAATTTATTTCAATACCGAGCTGAGTTTTGCGCGCAAAGTTATTATGGAAAATGTACCACTCCTAGACGAGTACAATAAAGCTTGGTACATGAACGGAGTATTCAACAAGGCCCTTAAAGGAAATAGGCCTGCTAATCCCAATCAGACTGATATTATCTTCAACATGGCGGGGTTTGTGTTATCTCAACTTGAGGTCAACATAGTAAAGCGAAAAGGATAATCAGATGAAAGTTCGTATCAAGAAGCTCGACCCTAATGCGGTCGTACCAAAATATGCAAAGCCCGGAGATGCAGGGCTAGACTTGACAGTAGTCTCTAAATTCCTAGATGAAAAGAAGGGGCAACTTATTTACGGAACAGGTCTTGCTATAGAAATTCCAGAAGGTCATGTAGGTTTCCTATTCCCAAGGTCTTCTATTTATAAAACGGATCTTCGATTGACTAATTGTGTTGGAGTAGTAGACTCCGGATACCGGGGAGAAATTAAAGCTGTATTTGATTTTTCCGCCGTAGGACTTAGTCTGTTTGAAGCCCGAAGAGATAGAGAACTCAAGCTATATGCAAAAGGGGACCGAACCCTTCAATTACTCATAATGCCCTATCCTATGGTAGAATTAGAGGAAGTAGAAGAACTTTCTAAAACTATAAGAGGCTCGGACGGCTTCGGATCGTCAGGGGCATAGATGGCTAAAAAACAAAAGAAAAAAATACTTACAAGAGAACAGAAACAAGCAAAGATCTTAAAGCTTTATGCTACTTTTGTGCGTAAAAACAAGAGAAATCCCACAGAAGCAGATCTACAGAAATTAGGCGTTACTCGTAATACTGTGCGTCACCTTTTCGAGACTGTTCGAGACATGAAAGAAGCTGCTCGGGAAGCGTACCCAAAGGTTTTCGAGAATATCATTGACGAAACGCTATTCAATAAGAAAAACTTTGCCAAAATTGAGGAATCTGCAGCCAAATATAATAGGTTTGTGGTCACATGTGCTGTAGGTGGAGCCCCCGTACATGAAAAATTCCTAAAGAGTCTCAATAGTTACTGTGAAAAGAATAACGCCAAGCTCTTAGTCATTCCCGTCAAAGATCCTGCATCTAAAGCAGTAAATGGAAACAATGTAGGATTCGAACTAGATAGTAAGATCCCCAACGACAGTTTAGTTTTCGGTGATTTAGCTTTGAATTCAAATATTTATATCAGCGGCATTATGATGAGCGCGAAACAAATTGACCCTACCACAGGATTGGGTAGAATTGGTAGAGACTGTTCATTCATTTTCGGATCTCCGAAACAGAGAATGCGCCCTATTGCCAACCAAAAGCATAAACTTCCTCACGTTTCTATGGGAACGGGAGCTATTACAGTTCCTACTTACGATACCGACAGATATATGTCGCAAAGAACCGCGTACCTAGCAGATTACGATCACAAGATGGGCGCAATAATTGTGGAGATAGACGCTAATGACCACTACCACTTCAGACAAATCCAAGCGGAGCCAAAATCAGGAAATTTCGTGGATCTCGGCGACTATTATAAACCTAGTGGCAAGGTTTTTCGCATGGACGCTGAGGCGATAATCGCCGGAGATTGGCACGCAGGAGAAACCGATCCTATAGCCAAGCAAGCCACGAAAGAACAAGCGGCCCTTCTGAAGCCTAAATATATCTTTCTTCATGACGTCTTCAACGGTAAATCAATCTCACACCATGATAGGAAGAAAAGAATCACTCAGGCAATTCTAGCCCAAGAAGGACTCGTAAAACTGGATGCGGAGTTGCAGATCACTGCCGACGAAATTTCAGAAGTTCAAGCATGGGCAACACACGGATGTATTATTCCCTACTCAAACCACGATGATTTCATACTCCGTTGGCTAGAGTCCGGAGATTGGATCAAAGATCGAGATAATCTTAAAACAGCCAGCGAACTGACTAAGGCTGCCATAGAAGGAAAGATGCCTTGTCAATTCGGTATAGAAAAATACATGAGTCCCTCAGCCATAAGGAAAACAAAATGGCTGAAAGAAGACGAATCCTACAGACTATCCAGAATTGAATGTGGAGCGCACGGTCATTTAGGCCCAAGCGGATCAAGAGGTTCCTTGGCGAATCATGAAGCGCAATACCATGCCTGTAACATCGGACATTCACATACTCCGGGAATTTTAAGAGACGCATGGCAAACGGGAACAAACGGTCCTTTAGATCAAGGATTCAATAAAGGCGGATCTTCTTGGATGCAATCAAATATCGTTCAATACCCGAACGGCTCTAGACAGCTTTTGAATTCAATTAAAGGTATGTGGCGCAGGAAAAAGAAATAAGTATTGACTAATCGTACAGTTTACAGTAAACTGTAGAATATGGGAGGCTTAAATGGAAACACAAGATAAAATTTCATATGGTTTGACTATTAAGGTCGGACTTCCAAACTACGGCAGCGCAGACTGTCACATTTCGTTTTCTTCTTCTGTTCAAGAAGGAGAGAAGCCAGAAGATACTCTTGCCCGAGTGAAAGCTTTTGTTGAAGCTAATTTAGAGGCCAAGAAAGCAGAACTCGTAGCCATGTCGGAAGCTGATGGCGAAGCCACGGTAGCTGTAGAAGAAAAAGAAGAGACAGAGGCCGTAGAAGCAAAGGCAGAGCCTGCCAAAAAGAAATCTAAAGGATTAAGAGGTTTAGCGAGACTGAAGAAGAATCGTGCTAAAGCGCAGGAAGAGGATGAATCAGATGCTCAACCTAGCGAAGCTGCGGCGGAAGAGCCTGCAGTTGAAGTAGAAGCAAAAGAGGAAGCTCCAGTCGAAACTAAAAAAGAGTCTTCGGTGTCGGATAAAATTGCGGCACTAAGGGCTAAACACGGGATGACAAATTCAGTTGGTAGCGGAAATTCTACTGCCAGTTTGAAGAGATAACAAGTACCTATGATAGGAGGAAAATACCATGGGATTACCAAAAAAAGGTAAGAAAAGTAGTAAAGGAAAGTCAGATGCAACTTGGCGTAAAGTCGGAGCAATCTGGACGGATAAGAAGGACGAAGAAAGAATCTATATTTCGGCGGACGATTATCACGGAGAACTGTATTTCCTAGACAAAGAGTCTGAGAAATATTTTAAGGTCAACTTCTTGAGTTGCTTTGAGCCTAAGAAGGCTCCGGGTGCTAAGAAAGACCTGCCAAAGAACCTACAGTACAATATTTCTGTAAATCTGTCAAATCCAGATGCTGCAGAAGAACAAGAGACTGAAGAATAGTTATCGGACGAGGAGTTTTCGCAGCCTCCCCCACCGTCTTAGCGAAAGTTGTCTCTTTGTCCCTTAGGGGAGCTGGGCATCTCCATGTAAAAACTGCCCATTTTTTACTAAAGGTAGGAACGAATGCGTTTTAGGCTAATCAAACCAGATTGGGGTAAATCGAAGATTCACAAAAAGCCCAATCCCCGCTTCGTAAGGGAGATAAAAGGGCCGGATACATATGAAGGTGATGACACGGATTTTCCCCCCAAGTTCTTAAAGGAAAAGAACGATCTAGGGTATAACATCTACTTTATGCCCAATAGTCCCACGGAAGCCAAAGCCGTAGGATACTGGACTGCAGGTAGAGACGTCGATCACTTTGCATTTGTATATGTGGACATGGATTTGAAAGATGAAGTCTATGACACCAAAGACGAATTCCTAGAAAAATTAAACAAATTCAAATTAAAACCCACCTACGCAGTTGATTCCGGTAATGGAGTACATGCTTATTGGAAAATATCCGACCTAGAAGATGACTCAGAAACTTTCTTAGCCCTCCAACTACTTTTAATTAAGCACTTCGATACCGACGACTCAGTGAAGACTGTGTGGCAAGTGATGAGAATGCCCGGATACTTCAACACAAAGCAGGCTGATAATTTTAAGTTGGCTGCATACGCAAAAGGGTTCGAACCTTCAGATAGAGAGTACACCGCAGTTGAGTTGGCGGATCTGCTACCCCGACTGACGGAAAAAGACGAAGAGTATATTCAAACACATATAGATAAAATTGAAGGTCGTTATCAGGCCCCGGACTTAGGAGCATTGTTCGATCCCAATCAACTTCCCGACCGCTTTATTAGAGACTTAGAAAAGCGGCAGAAGCTCAATAGTATTTTTTATGATCCTGTTTCCACACACGGGGACAGATCGTCTGCCGACTTGGCTCTGGCCAATCTTTTATTCTACTACGACTATGATAGGTCTGACGCTATTCAGGTCATGATGCAGACTCAAAAAGCTCTCACTAAAAATGGACAGGCCCGGTACGATTACGCCATAGGAACAATAACTAAAGCATGGGCCTCAGTGAAGGGCAGCAAGGCTGTCAAGAGTGCCGCGCAAAAGAAGAGGATGGGTATAACAAGCAAGGTAGGAGACTTGGTAAACGGTCCCTACTTCATGGACACAAATGCCCTGCATAAAAAATGGCGGAAAAAACAAGTCTTGGGATTGATCGCAGGAACGGGGGTAGGTAAGACCTCAATCACATTAAAGATCTTTCAGGAATTCATACGAAACAATCCAGACAGCGATGATATATTTTTCTACTTTAACCTAGAGATGAATGACGCAGAGATAATGGAACGCTGGGAGACTCTCGTAGGGGGTAATACTGAGTATTATGAGCGTCTTTTCGTGATTTCCCCAGAAGACTTCATGGATGAGGATAACGACATTGGCCCCAACATACAAAATATCTATCAAATAGTACGAGATACTTGCAAAGAACTCGGCAAAAAGCCCGGAGTTGTGTGCATCGATCACTTAGATGCCGTGGAAGGGGATTTCAATCTAACCGTTAAACCCAGTTTTGATGCAGCCAAGTCAAATTATGTATCCAAATATGTCAACGAAAAACGAGTTATTTTGACCAAAGACGGAATCTGTCAGGTGCTGAAGAAACTTAGCCAGAAACTCGATTGTTTTTTGATCGTCCAATCTCAAACTACCAAGGCAAAAGACGGAGAAGGCGATATCCCTATCGGTAAGAACGCAGCGTTCGGATCGTCGAAGTTCGAATGGTATTCAGATTACATCATTGGAGTGTGGCGACCCTTGAACCGTTTGAGAGATCAGTGTAAAGCCCACAATTTCTTTGTAACCGCTTTTCAGTATGCCAAAATCCGTCACAGTACAGCCAGTAAGGATAAGATTACAGAACTACAGAGAGTCCTACTCAAATTTTTGCCAGATAAAGAAGACTTCGTCGATATGACAGATGCGGACATGGCTCAATTCGATGAGCTGAATTCCAAAGCTATTGCACTAAGAGAAGTAGAAGATAAGAAACAGGTCAAGAAGTATGGCAAAGCCCCTATGAAAAGACTCAGGCCTAAAATGCAAATAATTAAAGGCGGAAAACATGAAGACTGAATTTGTACATGTAGATACCAAAGCCAAATTAGAAGCCCTAGACAAAGAGCTACTCGATAAAGATTTGAAGCCCAAGTTTGATTTGATGGCATTTGATACAGAGACAAACGGCCTGCATTTTTTCAGGAACGTAATTATTGGATTTTCTATCTCCACGAGTGCCAAAAATGGTTGGTATATTCCACTCTTAGAATGGCATCCAGATCCCGCTTCTGAAAAAGAAAGATCAATCGATAAGGTAAAGCGTCAGATCATTACAGATGGTTGGTTCGTAGATGCTTGGACTGGCAAAGAATACCACGAGAAAGTTACTCCACAGCAATATCAAGCCCCGGACTTCATCAAGAAATATATGGCCCGATGGTTGACTAGCCACAATGGGCTCTTGATGCACAATGCGCCATTTGACTGTAATATGGTCGCCTACAATATGGGCATCTATCTAGGGAATCATTTGTTCTGCGATACCCGACTGCTCAAGCACTTCATCGACGAGTCCACGAAAACAGGCCTAAAGGACACGGCAGTATTGTGGCAAAAAGAACTCGGTATCGACATGACCCGTGCAGCCAATGAAGAGCAACTCGAAATGATCGAATCCGTTATTAACAATGGAGGGAAGAAAGGCCACGTCTGGAGAGGCGAGCCTAGTATCGTTTCTAAGTACGCTTGTAAAGATACGGCCCTTACTTACGGATTGTTTGAAGTAGGTATGCAAAAGCTCGAATCTGAATACGATGAGAAACACTTCCAGCTTTTCTTTGAAGACGAAATCATGCCCCTTTGCAGAGAAGTAGTAATACCTATGCAGTTCGGGGGGGTTAAGATCGATGTAGATTATTTCGAAAAACTCCAGAAAGAAGTCAAAGCTCGGGCAGATAAGTTTGAAGACTCGGTTATCAAAAGGCTGGGGGATAAGCTAGACGACTTCAGCGTCGGTAAATCAATGGAAGAGGCAATCTCTAAGAAGCGGCTGATCTCCAAGATAATCGAACTAGAAGGCCTAGAATACCCTACGATTACAAAATACAAAGGTAAGCCCGAAGAGGTGACTACTAATTCGATCTCAAAGCCTGCCGTCAAGGTAGCTCAGAAAGAGCAGCCACACTGGCTATGGGACTATATCCTAGGCGAAGGAGAGATCAAATACTCTTCTAAGCGGCTGAAGAAGATCAAGGATGAACTCTATGCTGCAGTAGAGGGACGTCGCTACAGGTTTAATGCATACTCAGATGCCCATATGCGCTGGCTGATGTGCGATAAGCTGGGAGTAGAGAAGAAGAGCCTACCTCAAACAGACTCAGCCACTCCAGAGAATCCTATTCCTTCCATGAAGGCTGAGGTATTAGAAGAATTTTTCTTAGGGAAGTACGACTTCATTGAAGAAGTAATGCTGTTTAGGAAGCTCAGAGACTTGCTCTCAAAGTACATTAACTTGGCCGTCACGCTACACAACAACGGCTGGCTACACATGAACATGGATCAGGCCGGAACTACCTCAGGACGGTTCTCATGTCGAGGAGGATTCAACCTACAGACCCTACCTAAGGTTGAGGAACTAGGGTCCTGCTCCAAGTGCGATTCCAAGAAGGTATCCCTCAGCTATCAGGGCAACATCTTAGTGACTATGATCTGCGGAGACTGTAAGCATGTGAAAAAGAACATCATTTGTTATTCGGTCGTCAAGCAAGGATTTGTGGCTCCAGAAGGCTACAAGATTGTCAACGCCGATTACTCTTCACTCGAACCAAGGTGTTTCGCATTTGTCAGTGGGGACAAAGGATTGAAGGATATCTACCACAAGAACCTTGATATGTATTCTAAGGTTTATTGCGACGTTGAGGACACGGAAGGCAAGTATTCTCCGGACCCCAACGCCCCTAATTTTTTGAAGAAGATAAACCCCGAACTTAGACAAAGTGTGAAGCCCGTCGTTTTAGGTATTCCCTACGGAGCGCGGGGACCTCAAGTGGCTAACCTCATGGGATTTAAGAAAAAGTATATCGACAGAAAGACCAAGAAAGAAAAAGAAGTTCTTGACGTCGAACGTGGATGGGCATGGCGTGAAAATTATTTGAACGCTTATCCGGATTTGCGAAAATATATGGAAAGGCAAGAACTAGACTGTGTCACGAAAGGCTACGTCGAAAATATTATAGGTCGTCGCCGACATTATAGATGGGCTCCTTTCATTCAAGGTCTTCTAGATGAGCGCGGAATTGCTATGGAAACCTTTCTAGATGCCAAGAAAAAAGATCTCGAATGCATGAGCCCCTCCGCTCCCCTTCTAATAGAGCTGGACGAAGAGGGCCTAAAGGATTTCGCAAAGAAATTTGACATGTTCTTGAACCAAATTGAAGAAAAGGGCGGCTGGGCATACTTGAGAAGTTTGTACAAGAATGAACTCAACAATGCCAAGAACGTACCCATTCAAGGTCTGGGTGGGCATATTACCAATAAAGGAATGCTTGACACCACGAGATTTTTCGTGCAGAATAAAATTGATGGGTATGTTTGTTTGCAAATTCATGACGAGATCACGGCTTATGTCCGAGAAGATCAGTCGGAATTTGGAGCAGGCTTGTTGAAAGTAGGTATGGAAGACAATGATTTTGCTAAAAGAATTGACATTCCAATGATTGCCGACCCTATTATTTGTGACAACTTAAAGGATTCGAAATGATTTATAACCCCCAAAACGCGGATAACAAAAGACTAGTAGATGCCACTGGAAATTATATTCCTTATGTGTGCGAATACAATGACGAAACTGACGAAGTTACTTTCTATTTGATGAACGATAAAAGGGCGATTGTTTCTGACGAAAAGGAAGAGGGGGCATTATTCAAAATGGTACCCGTAAAAGTTACGACTATAATTAAAGGCGTTAAATTAGTAGATAAAGGAGAAATTAAATGAGGACATTCATCGGACTAACTGGAGTAAAAGGATCAGGTAAAACAACATCATTTGAGATTATCAAGAAGGCATTCCCTTCGGTAGTGGAAGTCACTCTGGCTGCCCGACTCAAAGATACTTGTTCCAAGGTCTTGGGAATCCCCCGGGCTTCTCTGGACGATCCTGCCGTGAAGGAAAAGGAACTTGAAAACCTTATCAATTTAGATTCCATCAACACCGTTGAACTTATTGAATCTTTTGGCCTCAAGCCTAATTTTGATGCCCATATCCGACCGCACATCGGTAAAGTGTTACACACCCCAAGGGAAGCGGCTCAATATGTCGGCACGGAAGTCCTTAGGAATGTGGAAGAGCAAGTTCATTGCCTCGGAGCTACCCTTGATTTGCCAGAAGATGGTATCTTTGTGGTGACTGACATGCGCTTTTGGAATGAGTACAACTTCTTTGCTGAGAACACAGAAGCCGAATTCTTTCCGTTCTTCGTTCACAACTACGGAGCTGAAGCCCAGCTAGGCGATAACCCACATGCTTCTGAAAAGTATGTGCTTGAGATTGGCGAGAAGTGCCAGCGGATTGACAACAACGGCACGATGGCAGAGCTTGAAGCTAGAGTGCTCGCAGCGTTCGAAGACGTGTTAGCTAAAAGAAAAACAGCGTGAAGAAAGCATTGATATTACTTCTTTTTTTAACTGGCTGCAGTTATACAGTAAAAGAGGGAGCTTTTTGCAGTAAATATGAACCTAAATTTGTATGTAGCTACGGAGTTGATGTTCTAGCTATTTGTGACACCTTGGAAGAATGTAACAAAACTTGCGCAGAAGAAAGAGCTAAATAATGGAATTCAAAAAATACAGTAGCATTGAAAATTCGTACCGGGACAAATTCGTCAACCGAATTACAGAGGAGGGTCATGCCAAGCAAACCTTCGTCGTACAAGAAAAGATCCACGGCTCCAATTTCAGCCTATGGGCCAGTGTAGAAGGTATCCGGGCAGCAAAACGCACCGGTTTTATAAAAGATGACGAGAAGTTCTTTTGTTATGACACTATCATAAAGAAATACGGACAGAGCGTACTGAATATCTTGGCAGTCACGGGCGCAGATGAAGTCGCAGTATTCGGCGAACTCTACGGAGGGATCTATCCACACAAGGATGTACCTAATGTGGATCAATCAAAAGTACAATCGGGAGTTTTCTATGCTCCCGGCCAAGAGTTCGTAGCCTTTGATATCAAAGTGGATGGGAAGTATCTCTCCGTGGAGCATGTAAATGCTTTATGCGAAGAAGCGGGTATTCCTTACAGCGAAACATTACTCACAGGCTCTCTGGAAGAGTGTCTAGCGTATTCTAATGAGTTTCAGACTACAATCCCAGCTAAGTTGGGCCTACCGGAAATTGAAGGCAATATGTGTGAGGGTGTAGTGATTCGTCCTATTGTGCCGCTCTTCCTATTTTCTCAGGAGCGTCTGATTTTGAAGAACAAAAACGCCAAGTTCAAAGAGAAGACAGGTGACGGCGGAACGCGTAAGACTAAAGCTCCTCCAGAGCCTCTCAGCGAGGCAGCCACAATCGCTCTCATGAAAGCCAATCTTTTTATCACTAAAAACAGGCTCCGCAACGTCCTCTCCAAGATAGGAGAGGTCACACAAAAGGATTTCGGTAAGATTATGGGACTGTTTTCCAAGGACATCATCGAGGACTTCTTGAAAGAAGAGCAGGAGTTTTTCGACACGCTGGAGAAAACAGACCGGAAGAAAGTGACTAAATATGTAGGACAAAGCGCAGCCCTAATGGTGCGAGAGAACTTCCTGAATATAGTTGACGGGGAGTTTTAATGAGCCTAACGAATAAAATCAACGCACAAGCAAAGGGTATTTTCAAAGGCGCAAAGAAGGTCATGCAGTATTTGCGTATCAATGATTCTAACAATCTGGTATCGTTGACCAATATTGCCATGATGCTTATTCTAGTCAAGATCGCCATGACTCCAGTCACGACGTTTGAGGACCTCACGGCATTAACTGTGGCTGTACTCGGGTATCAAGGCAAGAGATTGATTGAGGCGTTCAAAAAATGATAAAAAAGATATTCGAAAAATACATAGGACAACTTCTCGTCATGGCCACAGTCCTTGGTATAGGCTTTTTCGCATATTCAGCATACAGAGATGCCACAGAAAAGCGTAAGTACGCAGATTTAATAGGGACGAAGGAAAAATATGAGCAACTCACCAAATATACTGCAAAGCTTGAATCAGATTATCAAGGACAAAAAGATTTACACAAGCGAGCTAAGCGGGATTGGGCTGAAGTGTCTAGATCCAAAGATGAGCGCATCAAGCTATTATCCGACGCAACGTATCTCATTGGAAAACATGTCCAAAAGCAAGATGGACCGGACTACTATTTCCAAACAAAAAGAGGTACCCGAAATTATGTACTCAACGAGCTACGGATTGCGGGAGAAGACAGCCCTCCCATTGGATACATCCTTATCAAGCACGATGGCCGAACATATAAGAGAAACTATGAATTTGAGATTCACGTCAAAAATCTACAGACTATTGATGAGAAAACGGGAAGGGTAAAGGTATATTCTAAAGCCTATTTTATAGCCAAGGAAAACGGACTGGCTAAGAAGAGGCGACCCGACTTGAAAAAGTGGAAAGATGTACCATATCCGTTGCCTATTGTAGACGGGGTAGCTTACATAGATCCGACACGACCGGATGTGCGTGAGCGGTTCCTACTTTGGGCACCTCATATTAATGGCGGGTTCAATGTCGGAGCCAATATAAGTGGAGCCTTCATGAGGCCCGCCATAAATTTTAGTACAAGCGGATACGGTAAATCAAGAAATGATTTGACTTGGAAGTTTGTACATCTAGGATTTGATGTAGATACGGATTTCGCGGAACCCGGACTACACCTTATGCCTTTTTCATATAGACCTTTCCCCTCGATCCTAACCAATACTTATATTGGGCCGGGAATGGGTTGGACTAAAAGTGGAGTAAATTACTTCTTTAATGTCAACTTGAGTTTTTAGATTGACTTTACGCGGCAAAGGAGGTACTATTGTTATTACCCGGGAGGATGAAAATGGATTTCCAAGACATTCAAAAACTAATCAGCGAACATATCGAGATGCTTCCTTCAAAGAATGTGAAGATTCATGAAGCAGAAGAACTCGCACCTAAATTCCTAGCTCTTAGCCATAACATATTGACAGTCAAGCTCTCCCTTGATGAGCAAAAGATCGGGTTTCAGACTCTGATTGACGTAGTGGAAGCGGATTGTGTTAACGAAGCTCCGGGTAAGACAGTTACAGAAAAGAAAATGAACGCGAAAGCTATGAAAGATTATAGAGAAGCTAGGGAAGCTCTAGAGCTGTCAGGTGCTCGCATTGATTTCCTCAAAGCCAATCTGAAGATCTTCGAGAACGCTCATATATTTTATAGGCAGATTTCAAAAGGAGATTAAGTGAAGGATTGGCTATACCCCCTAAGTGGCGGACTGATTTGCGGCACTATACCCTTAACTATGGTAGCATTTGCCAGCGGCTTCACATTTACTGGTATTATTTTTGGAATACTTAGTTTAAGCTTCTTTTATTATTTAGAGAAGCACAAGAGTTACTGAAATAGGAGAGGCTAAATGAGCGAGAAGAAAAAAATCAGCATAAGTGATTACAATGGATTGTACGCCAGAGCAGAGGTAGGATTTGAAACTCTCCTGAAGGATTTTGGTTTTGACTGCACTAAAGGCTTTAATAGCTTGGAAATTCATAGAATATATAAGAAAAGTGCAAATAAGATTGTGGATGACATATTAAGCGATTTAGATATTGAGGTAGAAGAATGAGCGAGAAGAAAAAAATCAGCATGGGAGCTTTGGCAGATAAGATCCGCAAGACCTTTAAGGATGCGGAAAAGGCTAAAACTATCTCAACTGGCGCGGAACTCACTACGCCTACAGAAGACTCCGATTTCGTAATCATGCCGGAATGGTGGCAAAAGATGGCGAGCACTAAGGGCCTACCCTTCGGGTATGTCCACATGATCGCGGGCAACACAGACTCGGGAAAGACCTCAGCCACAATCGAAGCTATGAGATGCGCCTTAGAACAGGGCGTCTACGTTATTCTAGTAGACACAGAGAAGAAGACCACGCGAGCACGACTTGAATCTTGGGGAGTGAATCCTGACGATGTGGCTCGGGTTCAGCCAGAATATTTAGAAGAAGCTTATGATGGCATAGACCATTGGTGGAACGCCATTAAAGATGCGGACCCGGATGGTAAAATCCTCGTTATCTTTGACTCGCTGGGCAACACTCCGTCCATCAAAGAGGTAGAATCTGAAGTGGACGATACCCTCCAGTTAGGACTCGCAGCTAAGATCAATAAGCGAGGCTTTCGTAGGATTGTCCCTAAATTATTGAAGGACAAAGTTCACATCTTGGTCATCAATCAAACTTACAACAACTTAGGCTCTCCCGGCAAATCAAATGCTGGCGGAAATGCAGTAGATTTCTTCTCAAGTCTAACCTATCAGACTTCTCGTAAAGCTTGGATAGAAACTACAGTAGGCGGTAAGAAGAAACGGATCGGAGCTAGAGTTCAATGGACTTTATATAAGAACCATTTAGTAGAAGATTCCACCGGGCTGGCAAAAACGACAGTGATTGACATTACGGCCAAGGGAATGGAATTTAAGGAATGAATTATACGGTAGTAGGCGACCCCCATGCAAAACCGAGCAATATCGATCAGATCATAACCCTTATGGCTATGGTCGAGGATCTAGCAAATCCTGTCATTTGGCTCGGAGATATGTTAGACACAAAAGAAGTAGTCAGATCAAAGTGTTTCAATCTTTGGTTTGACTACTTCAAAGACTCTGAATTAGAGCATATTGTATTGGTAGGGAACCACGATTGGCACAACCTTGAGTGTAACGATCACGCACTCAGACCTTTACAGGAGCTTAAAAACGTACAGGTTGTTGACGAGGCTTGGGAAAGCGAAGATGGCCTAGGATTCATGCCTTTCTTGAGCGATCTTAAACAGTTCCGAGAAGAGCTGAAGATCCTAGAGAAAACTTGTTCAGCCGTATTTATTCATCAGGGCGTCAACGACTTTGATTTCGGCAATGGCTTTGTGGAAGAAAACGGGATCGATCAATCAGATCTACCAGACAGCATCCCTATTATTTCCGGTCACTTTCATATGTTTCAACATTACAAAAATCTGACATACTTAGGCACTCCCTTTTCACATAGCTTTGGAGAGACGGATCAGGACAAATATATAGGCACTTACGATACTAAAACCCAAAAACTCACAACCATTCCCACACCATTTCCCAGACACGTCACAGTAGAAGTAGAAGCCACTAAAGGCTTCGCACCCAGATCTAATAATCATTACCGGGTAATCCTCACAGGCACGCCGGAAGCGATTGCAAGTGTGGATAAGTCCAAATTCCCGGGAGTAAAATTTATAGAACGTCCTGATGAGGAAGAGTACGGAAGTGCTGCCATCTCAGAGACTGCCTCTAACCACGAGAAGTTTAGTACATGGGCTAAGGATGTCAAAAATCTAGATAAAGAGACTCTAAAGTTGGGACTTAGGATAATGGATGACGTTGTATGACATCCGATAAGACGCCCAGTAAGATTATAGTTAAGAACTTTCTGAGTTGGGAGTATCTAGAATTTAACTTTCCAGAAGGCACTACGCTAGTTGACGGTTTTAATTATGACGACAATACCCCCGAAGGATCGGGCAAATCAGCTATTCTAAATGCGCTATGTTGGGGCCTGTTCGGCAAGATTCCCAAAGACGCCAATGTAGACGATGTGATTCGAGAGGGGCAAAAATCTTGTTCAGTTGAGGTATATTTCAACGAGGACAGTAAAGATGACGAGACGTACATATTCAGGACTCGTAAGCCAAATGAACTAGGGATGCATTTCACATGGCGGAAGGGATCTACCACTGAAAAGGGTAAGGATGCCAAAGAGACTCAAAAGATGATTGAAGAGTACATCGGCATGAGCTTTGAAACCTTTTGTCAGTCCGTGTACTTTGCCCAAAACTACCCTAACAAATTTGTAACAGCCACAGAGGATCAAAAGGGTAAGATCCTCTCCGAGATCCAAGACCTCATGATATTTGACAGAGCCAGAAAGAAAACACTGGCTGAGATTAAAGAGAATGACTTAGATCTCATGGCTATAAAGAAAGACTTGGAGCGTCAGAGATCCGTAGAAGAGCGATATGAGTCGGAATTGAGCAATATAGAGCAACTCAAATCTGTCTTTAACCGGGAAAAGCAGGAAAAGATAGCGGAACTCCGGGATTCTTCGGATACCATAGGGAATCAGGTAAAACAACTCCTCAAGACTCACGCCGAGTTCACAGAAGAGGAATGTCTGGTAGAGCGTGACCGCATAAATAAGGGCATAAGAGAACTTATAGAAGAAAAAGCCAGATTCAAAGAAGAACTCAGAGGCTTAGAGTCTAAGAAGCTCAGTGTAAAGCGGCTGGAGTTTCAAGTACAAAAGCTCGAAGGCCAGATGCTCAAGGCCGTCAATAAGATAAAAGACCTCAAGAATCCCAAGGACAAAGCCTGCCCGACATGTGGCACCGTACTCGAAAAGATTGATAAATCCCACTTCAAAGTGGCTATAGAAGAACAGCAACATGAAAAGCAGGAATTCGCACAAGAGCGAGAGGGCCTACTAAAAGAGTTGGAGGGCATGGAAATACCTACCACGAGTGAGCTACAAGAAGGAATCTCTTCTATCAAGACTATGTTAAAGCGAGAAGAGTACGCACTCTCGGAGGTTGAGACTCAGCTCAAAAAGATCTCTCTAGTGGAGAAAGAACTGATTAGTAAAAATGATGAGCAAGACCGCATCTTCACTATGATTGAAAAAGAAGAGGCTCGGGATGGAGCGCATTTTGACAAGAAGCTCAAGGAAATCAAGACCGCTCTAACCAAGACTCAGAAAGAAACCAAGACGCTCAGAGAAAACCTAAAGGTTCTAACAGACCACGGTAACAGACTATTGGCCCTGAAAGATGGGTTCAAGGAGGTAAAGCAATATGTATTCCAAGGACTACTTTCCGAACTTACCCGTAAATCAAACAGATTCTTATCAGAACTATTTGAACTACCTATTAAAATTGATTTCTCAAACCTATCAGGTTCCGGAGAAGTTTCTAAAATCAAGGTCGAAGTCACAATTGACGGGCACAAGCGTCCTCTTGGGCTATACTCGGGCGGCCAATTTAGAAGAATACAACTCGCGGTTGATCTAGCACTATCCGAAATAGTTTCAGCAAGAGGGGATAGCCCCATGAACCTGAGGATTTTTGACGAGTATTTCAAAGATCTCAGTGAATCTAGCATGGAAAAGGCTTTACGCTTGATTGAAACACTCCAAGGGTGTACAATATTGATTGAGCACAACTCGATATTCAAATCGATTGTTGACAATACTTTCAAAGTTGAGTTAATCGACGGGGTATCCAAGGAGGCCGCTTAATGCCGTTACAAAGATATAGATGTGAATTATGTGGATACGAGAGGGACTCTTTTAAGAAGGAGCCTAAGTGTAATCACAATCAAGACGAAGAGGGTATGCCACATCCCCTAACAGTAATGAAAAAGATTTTGGTAGCTCCGGATACCAAGTTTCTGGAGCCTAGAGATCCCACAGCCAAAGAGAAGGGTAGGTCGGTAGAGAAGGGCCAGAATGCCGTATTGAAAGCACGATCACGAAACCACGCTAGGGATGTGGAAATGGAAGATTTAATACAGACTAATGATAAGAAAGAAGCCTTGCGCAATAAATGGATTGACGCGAAAGGCAACAAACGTAAGAAGATAGATGATTTATAAAGGAGTATATTTTGATATGGTTTACAAGCGATAACCACTTTCATCACAAAAAGATCTTACACTTTTGTCCGAAGAGGGCCAAGAGTGTATCAGAAATGAACGAGATCATGATTAAGAATTGGAATGATAGGGTTAAAAAAAGAGACACAATTTATGTAATAGGGGACTTCGCATTTGCGGGGAAAGAACTCACAACTCAGACCCTAAAGCGTCTGAACGGACGTAAGATTTTAATCAAGGGAAACCACGACAAACACGCCAAATGGATGCTTGAGGCAGGATTTGACGAAGTGCATGAGAATATTTTCATTTACCTCAATGACGGGGAGGATCGTTACAAGATATTCCTAAGCCATTTTCCCTATCAGCCCACGTTTCGTATGTGGCTAAAGCACAAATTCCTTGGAGGATATTGGGACACTCGGTATATGCACAAGAGAATCATGGATCAAGGGGAATGGTTGTTACACGGCCATACTCATGCTAGAAAGAAGAGAAAAGGCCGCATGATTCATGTAGGAGTTGATGCGTGGGATTTGAAACCCATCCCGCATACCACTATCTTGAAGATAATCAAGGAGAACTCATGAGCCGTATTGTAATTGGGGATGTTCACGGATGTTTTGATACCTTGATGGAACTCATGAAGCAGTTCCCGAAAGACGTACCAGTATCATTTGTGGGAGATCTTATTGACAGAGGTCCAAAGTCCAAACAAGTGGTAGATTTCGTTAAAGCCGGAGGCTACGATTGTGTCAAAGGAAATCACGAAATCATGATGATGGACGAAGGTCCTTTCCCTCGCTACAGTAGCATATGGGGCGGAAACGGAGGAGATGCGACAGTTCACAGTTATTTCATGTCCTATGGTCCTGATACCAGAAAGACTTATGACGATAATAGGGACAAAGTAGAAGTTGACATGAAAGATCATATGGATTGGTTCGAAACACTTCCCTTGTTTATCGAATACCCAGACTGCACGAATACGCTTGGCAGGAAGCTTGTCATTTCTCACTCGTTCATAGGCAATGTATGGCGTTGGGACGAAGAGCGGAGAAAAAATCAAGCAAATCATTTTGAAGAACACATTGTTTGGGGCAGACCTAGTAAGTTGAAGGACAATCCAGACATCTATAATATTCACGGACACACCCCTCAACCTCTGACACCTAGAATCAGAAGCTTTTACGCTAATGTAGATACAGGAGCTTTTTGTAGGGGCCAAGGTCATGGGTTTTTGAGTGCTATTCAATATCCGGAAATGACAGTCTACCGACAACGGAACGTAGACGTGTACGACACTTGGATATTTGATGATTGGAAGGATGCAACTTACGAAGAGGATTGGACTGTCAAAGAAGAGCGAGGCTACGACTGATGCTTTTGGTATTCGATCTCAGCTCCACAAGTACAGGCTGGGCTCTGTTTGATCCTGCCAGAGAAAAACCTCTCATGAATTATGGAGTTATCAAACCAAATACCAAAGGGCAGACCAAATTGGGAAAGCTCAGGAAGAAACTATACCGTCTCAGAGATATGGCGAGACAGTGCCGCGACTTAATTGACACACACAAGCCCGAGCGGATCATTATAGAAGAGGTCAACTTAGGCAAGAACAGGATCTCACAGAAGACTCTAGACGGCCTTCATTTCATCCTCTTAGACCGCATTGAGGACAAGATAGACACAGTCATCTACAAGGACTCTGACGGGCCTGTAGGATGGCGTACAGACCTCAACCTGAGACTCTCAGAGGACGATAAGAGGCTCAATAAGACCCGCAGGGCTTGGAATAAGAAGCTCCCTAAAGGGGCTAGGCAGCTCCCTATAATCACTAAGAAACATTTGGCATGTCGGTACGTCAACAAGGCCTACCACACCGCATTTGATGTGGATAAGAATAAATCTGACTCGGATGTCTGCGATGCCATAGGATTAGGCCATGCCATTATTCACTTCCACTTGACATTTGACTAAAAAGGAGGTATTCTACAACCATGAAAGACGGTAATTCAGAACTATCAACTAGAGAAGAAATGCTGCAGGAAGGCACTGCATGGCTCCTTGAAATGGAGATGCTTGACACACCTCAGTTGAAAAATGCATTAGTTCTAAATATTTACAGCTCATCGAAATATATCAATGACGTGAATATTTTAATTGACACAAACTACAAGGTAATGTTAATCTATTTGAAGCTGAAGTGGCTAGGACGATTGCTCAGGAGGCAGAGAACAATCGCCGAGGGCATAATGAATATGCTCCAAGAAGTATTACCCTCCTTTAGAGTGAGAGTAATATATTCGGAAGAGATATTCAATATGGCTCTGAAGAAGGCAGAGGAGATCATAAATAGATCTCCAGCCAAAAAAAAGGACGGTAAAAAAGATGAAGAAGTTAAAGATACCGATGATAATGTTGACAGTGTTCCTACTGACAGTGTTACAGACTCTGGCAGCGGAACCCCCGAAGACAAATAGGTGTGTAAAGCATCCTATCTATTGTCAGATTATAAAGAATAGCCCTAAAATAAACAGGCGATACGCTATGCGTTTATCCAATGTGATACACCTAGCAGCTCGGAAGTACAAAATCCCAGCACGCCTTTATACTGCTATGCTAAGGCAAGAGTCCAATTACAATCTCAAAGCCAAAAACATTCAGTGCGGTCTTCCCTACAAGAAGATAGCCGAGGCTGTATTTTCTATGCGGGGACCTATACCAAAAAATCAAACAGGCAGACATTTTGCAGCGTTGAGTGCAAAACCTTCTTGTATTGTTGCAGACGCCGGGATCTCACAGGTCAACTACATAACGTCTAGAAGATATGAAATGGACTATAAACGAATCATGACCGATTTGACATACTCTGTAAATTCAGGAGCCCTGATACTGGGAGACTTCAGAAAAGATTTTGGGAAAGACCCTGATTGGTGGACCCGGTATAACTGTGGCACCAAGCGGTCAACGAAACGACTTACTTGTCAGACTTATAAGAAATTAGTGGGGAGGTATTTATGAAGAATTTTATGAAGGGAGAGGATATGCTACATGTGAAGTTAGAGCAAATTGAATCTAGCCACAATAATGTCAGAACTAAGGAGATGGAGGGCAAGTGTACGCACATTCCCGAAGTGGGCTATGGTTTCATTATTTTTGGAAAGTCTTTGACACCGGGCTTACCCTTCCGCCGGATTTCAACTTCAGAGATTCAAGAGTGCAGCTATGTAGAAAAGGACAGGAAGTTTCTTTTTCAGACTTTGAACAGTAAGTACGAACTAACTGTTTTGGACGATAGAGATCCCAAGGAGTACGCTAGAGTCCAGAATTGATTATATCTAACACAGGAGGTAGATATATGCGTAAGCAAATGGATGAGCACATAATAGAACGACATGGGCAAGGCAGGTATTACGATACCCTGAGCAAAAAAGAACTAAGTCTATCTGACATCTCGGAACTCATGGTAGACATTTTGGATCTGGAAATCTATGATGTAGAAGCTCGAAAGGACGTCACAAAAGAAGTCCTATGCGGTGCCGCATTCCTACGGGTATGCAAAGACCCCGAGTTTCAGGACTCTATGATTTCCTACGCCATTATAGACTCTGGACGTGAGGAGAAAAAAGCAGCATGAGCAAGGAATCAATAGTAACCATCGCAGTTGCTGCAGTGATATTCATGGCATTGCAGCAATATATGATTGTAAGGTATGCCGGAATAAACGACAGGCTGCAGACATCCATAGATCAATGCTGTTTTGGCAAAGGGAGATAGATATGCCGTACACTAAACAGGAAAGAAGAAAACCATTTGAGAAACCCATTCGGGACGCAGAGCTTGCATTAGCGAAAGGCGGAGCCGATCCCGGGGACCTCAACTACTTCATTAGTAGCGTGCTAGATCGTTTCACTATGATGCGCGGTAAGAAGTACCTCACTATTTGTATTGTGATGGGCACTCTGATTTGTGTGGCTTTCGAGTATTACAGAAGAGTTGCAGCGGGCTATGAAGATCAAAAGAAAAGGGAAAACACTGATGTCTATGACAAAGACTTGGTTTGAGCACTATGTTGACCGCATGAATGATCGATATAGGACTCATGTAGCCACTAAGTACAACCCATTTCTCACACTGATCGCAGACTACGCGGCTCAGATGAAGGGCTCCACAATAGCGGAGTTTGGATGCGGGGCGGCCAATGTCAGTCGTATCTTGGCAGAGCGGTTCGGGGGGGATAACTTTTATCTGCTACTCGATGTAGAGCATGATATGTTAGATCTGGCTTATAGGAATATGAATGAGGCGGGTCCTGATTTTAATATACACGAGCATGATATTTCACAGCCCTTTCCTAGCGATGTCTATGATATAGGTCTAATACACTCTCATGGGGTACTGGAGCATTTTCCAGACGAAGCAATACGCAATATTATTGCGCTTCAAAGAACCCACACGAAGACCTTGCTTCATTATGTACCCTCAGCAAAATATGAAGAGCCTAGTTTTGGAGATGAACGTCTAATGACTCCAGACGAATGGCGTAAGATTTGTAAACCCGAGCAGATAATCGAATTCAATGATGGATACGATCTTGCTCTGATTTGGAATAAGTGATGGACTATATTGATATAAATTTGAATATTTCAAATAACGTACACCGGAACTTCAAGAGCGGCGACCGAGAGTTTAAGGAAGAAGAGTGGATGCCTTCGGTTGACGAGAACTCCAGACCTCACGAAGAGTTCGGCAGTATAGTGATGTATCGGGGAATCCCTTGGCAAGCACAGGCAGCCAACTGGGAGAAGGACCACTGGGACATTTTATACACTCCCATCCCAGAGTGGGAATGGAAGGGGCATCACCAAAATGTAACAGAGGATCAATTAGAGTACATAGGGCCTAGAGAGGGCACTAAGCGGGACTGTGATTGTGGCTTGAAGCACACATTCATGAAGGGTTCCGATGGACACTCTGAATGGTGTGAAAGCTTAAAAGACCCATGGGATTAGGAGGACACATGACCATAAAATTATTTTATAAATCTGCATACCTGAGCACCCACAAATCAGTTGAGGACGCAGAAGCAGCCGCCAGATGGACTTATTTTGATTTTAGAGGCAACGCTGCCCCGGGCACGGATTTGCCTCAGGGATTTCTTATTTTAATCAGCAATACTAAAGATTATTCCATCCAAAAAGGCTTGACAATACCCGAGTCTATTGGTATTCTTTAGGAAAGAAAGGGAGGTTATCATGAAAAAAGATAACGCTTACAAATGGAATGAAGAAAACACTAAGGTAACAGAAAAGATAGCGTCACATTTAGGACACAATCTTAACAATCGCTTAGCTATATTGATGGCAAAACTCAACTCAGCGGCCAGAAAAACCGACGATCCTGAGATTAAAGAGATTTTGACTAAGGCCCAAGACCAAGCGGACAAAATACACAAATATGTGAAATATTTCGATAGGTGTGCCGAGAGCGGCAAATCTCTAATTTCGGAGGAGGAATATTCTTGACATCACCTTTCATAGCCAGTTTATACCTTGTACTGGGTATAACCTGCCCACAAACAGTAATTAATAACGTCTCTTCAGAGCTTTGGGGAACTGAGAAGGATCTCAGAATTCTGAAGAGATGTAAATATGTATGCGGCACACGATATGCGCCAGAAAACCCTTGCTTGAAATGGATCAGCAAGAGAACTACCCATTCTTATTGGGCAATATGCGGAGTTCCTGATGACAATGAATAAGCTTGTAGTATGGTTCCAAGAGAACTACCCAGAGAATGTGTCCCACATGCAAGAGAGCGATCATCATTTCGATTATCCCGAGGGCGACTTCAGTCTCAATCCCTATCATTTAGAGGGCGATGTGTGGACTCATACAATGATGGTATGTAAAATGGCCGAACAATACGACGAGTGTGTGCAGCTAGCAGCCTTGCTGCATGATATTGGAAAGCCTCTGTGTAGAGAGGCGGTTGAGAAGACGAAGCGAGTAAGGTTTTTCAGTCACGAAGCGGTGTCTGCATTCATGGCTCTAGATATCTTGAAGGATCTTGATGTACCTCCTTACGAGAGTAGACTTATATTTCAAATGATTGCTATGCACACGGAGCCCTTCAAACTCACTCCTAAACAGTTATCTGAGCGAATGGTAGCGAATCCTGAGTTGTATGACAAACTGATAGCATTATCCACCGCAGACAGAGAGGGCCGATTCTTTTCGCACGAAGAAGTAGTGCCTATATTTCCAGCCCCTCCCAATAGAATATTCGATGTGTCTAAGGTTAGAGAAGCCGTAGTCATGATTGGCCTGCCTTGTAGCGGCAAATCTACATACATAAAGCAAAACCTTCCAGACCACGCGGTACTATCACGCGATTCATTTGTAGAAGAGCTGGGCACAGGCGACACATACACTCAAAAGTGGGCAAGTGTGGATCAAAAGGCTGTGACTAGGTTAGAGCAAATAAGAAAAACAGAATTGGTTAAGGCCCATAAGAACTTTGTAGCTGACATGACTCACATGAGTAAGAAGAGTCGTAGGCGAATACTCAGTCAATTAGATAAGAGTTGGCACAAGAAGGCAGTAGTATTGTTGCCTCCAATGTCAGTCATCCATCAGCGTAACGCCGAGAGGACTGGTAAGGTGCTTACCCCGGACGTATTCGAGTTTATGATTAAAAGCTTTTATCCACCACTGTACGACGAGTTCGACGAAATCGTATGGGAGTTATCATGAAAATATTAGTCAAAGCAGTAGCAGGCTCACATTTGTTTGGTACCAACACTCCGACGTCCGATAAGGATTTCAAGGGCGTATATCTACCCGAGGCTAGAGAAATTCTAATAGGCAATTACAAGGACACGCGACGATCTTCCACAGGGGATGACAATCTCAAGAATTCAAAGGACGACGTTGATGTGGAATTCTACAGCTTCAAGAAGTTCTTAAAGATGCTTGAGAAAGGAGACACTGCAGCACTTGAGCTACTCTTCACTCCCGAGGAATTCATACTAGAGCAGAGCCGTCTTTGGAAAGAGCTGCGTGGGGATAGAGGTTTCTTTCTAAGCAGTCAAGTGAGTGCTATGGTTGGGTACGCCCGACAGCAAGCAAACAAATACGGCATCAAAGGCTCTCGGATGGGAGAACTATCCAAATGTATTACGGTTCTCAAAGAAGTTCAAAAAGGATTTGATTTTCAAGGAGCCAAACTCAAACACGCTTGGTATGAGATCCAAGAAGCATTAAAGGATTTCGATCACATCCATTTTATACAACTGGATACTACCAAAGGGATGGGAGGTCCTTTGACCCCTGCCATGGATATCCTAGGTAAAAAGTTCGACTACCACTGCAACTTCATTTATGTGTTGGAGATTCTAAAGAAGATCTACAAGAATTATGGACACAGAGCGAGAGAGGCCAAAAACAACAATGGCATTGATTGGAAAGCTTTGAGTCACGCAGTAAGAGTCAGTATTCAGGGAGTAGAGCTTTTGGAGACTAATCACATCACGCTACCTCTCAAAGAATCCGATAGGAAATTAGTCACCGATATCAAACAAGGATTGATTGATTACAAAGAGGTAGCAGTTCTCATAGAGAGTAATTTGATAGATTTAGAACGGGCACGGCTCTCCAGTAGTTTGCCCGCCAAGCTCAATCGACACAAATTGGACGATGTCCTTGCACGAATTCATTTGGGGGTTATCAATGGATCATATTAAAAGGCTTGATGAATTGGCAGCCGATGGCTTTTTGCGAAAGGTAGAAGACGGCGACCTAGTGCTATACAATTATACAGACCATTGCACTTATGAAAAGAAATGGAATAAGTACACGAAGAACGCAAGGGGCACGGTGTACGACAAAAACACAGGCCGAGTTGTAGCTAAGGCATTCCCTAAGTTCTTCAATTGGGAAGAACTCGCAGCATCCAAGTGGCGGAACCTTATCAAAAAAGATAAGTCGCAATATCGAGTGTGCGACAAAGCGGACGGCTCTTTAGGCATTGTCTATTATCACAATGACATGTGGCGCGTCAATACCAGAGGTAGTTTCTCATCAGATCAAGCCCTAGAGGCTCATGGCATGCTGGCTTTATATAATACTGATAAATTTGTCAAGGAAGCCACATACTTGGTTGAGATCATTTATCCAGAGAATAGAATCATTTTAGATTATGGAACGGAGCGAAAGCTTGTCCTGCTCGCAATGTACGACACCTCGACTGGGATAGAATATGCTTGGCCACAATTGATGCTGGCTGCAGAACTCACAGGTCTTGAGTTGGTAAAGAAGCTCGATATCTCAATTGAAGAGATGATAGCCAAACAACAAACTATGGGGGCTGATGAAGAGGGCTTTGTCGTGCTCTTTAATAATGGGGAGCGCGTAAAGATCAAGAGTAAAGCCTATCTTAGAATAGCTCGCATCCTTTCAGGAGCCTCTCCCTTGGCTCTGTGGGAGACTATGGAAAGAGGCAAAGTCAGTCAAGACACATTACAAGAGATCCCGGAAGAATTTCGCAAACAGTTCGATGACATGGCCGCGACGCTTGAGAGCCGCCACATTGCATTGTGGTGTGAAATAGATGCGGATTATCGTTTGGTACTCGATTTAGAGGTATCTGAGGAGTCTCACATAAAACGAGAGATAGGACTGGGCATCAAAAATAAGACTCTCAAATTAAAGCATCCTGCAGCCGCTTTTGTAAGGCTCGATAGGAATATGAGTCAAGTGCATGAATATATTAAGAAACAAATTAGGCCTACAGGCAACATTTTAACTTGACTATTTGCACCGGGTTTGAGATACTGATCCCAATGGAGGTAAGTAAGATGGCACACAAGATAATGATAGAAGAAGAAGATAGTTTGGTACTGGATGACAGCATTTATAATGTTCGATGTCCGGACTGCGAAAAATCAATATTTCATGACGATAAAGATGTGGATCTTTATATGCAAGATGCGTGTGATAGACAATTCACGCTTGATGAGCTTCGTCGTATCAACGATAGATATGAAGAGCTTGACGCTGAAGATCTTAGAATGATCGAAGAACTTGAAGTAGAAGTAGCATAGGAGAGAATTATGCCTGTACGAGTAACTAAGAAAAGCAAAACTATTAAGAAAAAGGCTAAGGGCAAGGCCGCGAAGAAAACTACTGCAGAGGAAATGGTAGAGCTGAGCATCAAGCCCCCGGGAGAGTTTGAGATTACGCCTGTAGCAGGCAATATGAATCCCCACGCCCACGCCGCAGCTCACAATGCAAAATTCCGAGCCGGGTTATCCGATAAACAAAAAGCAGTGTTGGATGTTGCCAACTCCGCAATGGACGAGATCAACGATGTATTTGAGACTCAGCATCACAGGCTCTTTGACGCATGGTGCCGAGACAATGGAGTGGATAAGGTGCAGTTTGTGAAGGCTACAAGAGATTTGAAACCCGGCACAATGACTGTATTAGCAGGCAAGGTATTTTATAAGAGGCCTGATGAAAAAGTCCAAGAAGTCAGTGAGTACATCAGAACCCTTGAAAAGAATGTGACGTTTCACTTCCGAAAGCAAGAAGAACTAGCCAACAAGCTAGAAAAATTTAACAGTGGCGAAACCACTGGATTTTGGCGCACTATTAGACGTGCGTTTTCTAATTTGATGACACGATAACAATCTGATTATGTTCCGGGGAGGTCATATGAAGTCATTTTATCTACTGCGACATGAAGATGTCCACAACAATTCAGGCACAGGCGTTGTAGCAGAAGGCACTATATACGACTCCGGCATGTGCGCTATGACGTGGCTCTCAAAGCATCCCACCGTCACGGTATTCGATAAGGTCACTACTGTAAAGGAACTGCACGGACACGATGGGAAGACTGAGGTTGTGGTTGAGGGCAAACACGATAAGTTTGAAGAGTGCCAAAGGATAGCTAGAGCCTACGCCACGGCTCGTAAGAAGGAGCTAGAAAAAACCAATAAACGGCAAAAATCTAAGTAATTTGCCAATTATTGGTTTTACAACTTTTTACAACGCTTTACAAGAAGTTACTCAACTTTGAGTAATTATGAAGCTTTTTACTCAAGATTGAGTAAGGGAGTAGAGCTTGACAAAACGGACAGGACATGAGAGTATTTAGTTAGGAGCTGAAATGAAAGTATTATTTTTAGACATCGACGGCGTACTCAACTCACATCAATCAATGACGTTTTGGCATCGCCGCCGCGATCAAGACAAATGGGAGAATGAGTTATTTGTGGCATGGAAAGGCTCACTCAAAGGATATCTAGCTCAAGAGTTTTGTCCGATAGCCACAAGTAATTTAGAAATGATTATGGAAGAGGTGCCAGATCTCAAAATAGTTATTTCAAGCACTTGGCGTAAGGGAGAGACAGTCGATACTCTAAAAGATTTATTCAAATGGTCGGAAGTCATACCGCAAGCCATTATTGATAAGACTCCCGTTCAAAGAGGTGACGTGCGCGGCCTTGAGATTCAATCGTGGCTCACAGAACATAAACAGCATGGCAAAGTCAATGAACAGATCAGCGATTTTGTGATAGTGGATGACGATGGCGATATGGCCCACTTGATGAAACATTTGGTTCAAACGGATGGCAAAGTCGGCCTTGATTTCAATAAGGCCAAGGAAATAATCACGAGGTTGAAATGAGTAAATACAGAGTGACAAGGACAAAAGATGCCCGGTTCATCATTGAATATCAGAATCTATTCATTTGGTTCACGCTCAAAAAGCGTTGGATGGGTTTGCCGGGAGGCGCAGGCAGAGAAGAGACTCTCTATTTCGATACTGAACTCAAAGCGCATGAATTTATAGATGAGGAATTGAAATGAGCTTTTGGATATTTGGCAAGAAAGAGAAGCCTAAAACTAGAAAAGTCGAACACCACATATTTAAGGACATAGAGCAAGAATTTGAAGTGGCGGATGCGGAAGTAACTATAAAGTTCAAAAACGGGAAGAAGCCTATCGTCACGAAATTCGAGGGGACGGTACGCGATTATGGGAACTACGGCACTAATATGGTAGGCGATTGCAAAAGTAAATATCACACTATAAATGGCATGGGCTATGTTGAAGAGTGGTTAGGTCTTAATTCAGATCGCAAAATATTTAGAATAGACGAAAAAAGGGCAGTCAACACTGATTTGATTAAAGAAATAACCATGAAGACCCTCAAGCCTCGGAAGGTCAAAAAGAAAAACGAGATGTTGATTGAGGTCGAAATAAGGGAAGTAGAAGTCAAAATGCAGGAAGTAGAATTAGCATAAGCCAAAGGGATTGAAATGAATTTCGAAAAAAAGGGAATAAAGCTATTCAACGATTTGAGTGAAAACCATATGAAAATTATGGAAGACTCTAGCGTAGATTTGATCTACACCGATCCACCTTATGAGATGAACTATTTGTCTAACATCCCGGGCGACAAAACGTGGAATAAAACCGGAGAGAGTGAATCAAGATTCGAGAAAGCAATAGATGGCGATCAAGGAGGCACTGAGTGGGAGTCTTTTTGGAAAGAGTGTCATCGCGTCATGAAAGACGGGTCATTTTTGTTCCTTCATCACAACATGCCCTTTTTAATCAAATATGGAGATCTCATCCAAAAATGCGGGTTCGAATACAAAGGCACTGTGGCTTGGAACAAGAGATTTGCCATCGGAGGGGGTTTGAAAACCACTATGAAGCGCGAGTGGGAACCTATCAGTTATTTTTCCAAAGGCAAAGCCGAATTCAACCCTGTTAAAGTAATGCGAGGGAAGCCCGGTAAAGAAGAACTCGCTGACAGAAAGCGTATATCAGAGATAGTGGATTGGGTATTCTCCCTTAAAAAGGCAGAGAAGTGCGGACATCCTACACAAAAGCCCGTAAAGCTGGCAGAGCAAGTAATAAACCTGACTACCAAACCCGGGGATGTCATATTCGACCCATTTGGCGGCTCTGGTACTACAGGAGTGGCCGCCTTGAACTTAGGTAGAAAAGCTGTGATCGTGGAGCTGGATTCTGGTTTTTTCGAAATAGCCAAAAAAAGGATAGAAAATACTTGACTTCTTTTAGAGAGTGTTGTAATATTCAATTAAATAGAGGAAGCCCTTCCAGACAATAAAGTCAAAAGGAAAAGGCTCCTCGTAGGAGAAAACATGAACGAACTAAAACAGGGATTTAACATCGTCCCAATCGAAGATGTTGTTTCATTGGTAGAATCTGGGAAACTCAACCCTTATCTAAATAACAGAGGGTTCCAAGGAATAAGCCGGAAAAGAGTTCGCGGTATCGCGGATGATTTTAGGCCGAGTTCTTTAGGGACTATTGCTTTGACTTCTAATGGCTCTGGCAACTCATACATTCAAATGGATGGACATCATAGAGTTGGGGCAATTATGTTGAAACATAACGAAGGCACTCTTTCGACTTTCGATTATGCGCAAAAGGTGTGTTTGCAGTATTTTCCCAAAAAGAGTGAAGGAATGCAAGCTTACGCAGACATTGGTACCGCGAAGGGACATACCAAAGGAAATAAATGGACTAATGAAGATTATGCGATAGCATCACTCATCAAGGAAATTATTGGGTTTTCTTCATTACCTAGAAAATATGAATGGGAAAATATCAAGGCCGGTTTCGTTACACAGATGGCTTATGCGATAGTAACCATTTTAGAAAATGGCGGAGTTGTTGATTATCAGCAAGTTTTCAAGGCTCGAACAGAGTCAGGATATGCTGATATTCAAGGTCCCGGCTCTTTGATCTCTTTGTCAAATAGCAATAAAATGAAACTCGGAGTAGCTTTAGTCAAGTTTTCTGAATTAGAAGCCTTGGCTCACAAGCTCGCACCGATGAAAGAGTCTGGAAAAAAGAAATTGCCTGACGATAGTCTGAAAGTACTAAGATCTGGTACATTTTTTGGATTCTTCTTGGCCGATTATTTGAGTAACAATCCAAAGTTCGTGACCCCAAGGATTTTGGCCAGAGTTGCGGAAAATGTAATCTTTAACGCATCAAATATCAGTCATTATGTGACTAATATTACTACTGGAAATCAAGAGGCTCAAAAGATTAACGCAACTACGTTAGTCGCTGCGCTCAAGCGTAAAAACTAGTCATAACGTCCAACCAACCGGGAGGCTTTTCTCATTGAGAGAAGTCTCCCGATGCTTTTAGCAGGGAATCAGTCATGAATAAAGTAGACCTAGAATGGACTCGAAATTGGATCACAGAGATAGCACCGAATATTGACTCCGATTTCAAGACTTGGATCACAGGCTTTGAGAACAGATATTCTACCGAGACTTTGACAGTGATGAAAGCAGCTTGGAATGAGGCTAAGAAAACGAAGTGTGGATGCTGTGGAAGAGAAAAACCAGACGTATCTGTCAGACTCGATCCCTACGCAGCCGATATTGACGGCGAAAAGAACTATTGGGCAATGTGTGACCATTGTGAAGAAGCACGAAGGGACGATATATGAGCAAACCAAAGAAATACAAAGTGACCTTGGAACTCACCACGGGCTCAGTCCACAAAATACGATTTACTGATAAAGACGACTCCATCGGTAGAGCATTTTCAATGATCGACGAATGCTGGCAAAGCTCGGGAGAGAAAGATGGATTTGTGGCCTTTTCGAATCGATATTTCAAGATCAGCTCAATAATCAAATATCACCTAAAGAAGTGTTGGTTCTAATGGGCAAAACTATCAGCGTCCAAACAGATCCCAAGACCGGAGAAACCTACATAGACATCTCAGCCTTCGCGGACCTAATAGATATCAAAAAGGTCAAGTATCACCGAATAATCCCGATCAAGGATGGTAATGGCTCGCTGGAAATACGATTCTTCGACGCCAAAAAGAAACGACTCAAAACCATAAAGCAAGCGGCCATGAGACAGTGCAGGCCTTGTCAAGGGAAAGGGATCAATTCTCACAGCCTCCAGATATCAGCGTGGATTGAAAGCTTCGAAAATGTAGAGAAAGGCGAAACTTGTCCTCATTGTAGGGGCGAGGGGAAAGTGTTGAAATGAAGAAATCAATCGTCACGGTTGAGAATGTCTACGGCCTAGATCCCATGCCAGAAACATGGCTAATTCGATATCTCAAGGATGGATATATCAAGGAGCAGGTCATCGACGGGAAAATCATAGTTTCCTTCCACAAATACGAAAATGGCAACAAATCCAAAAAAGGCCAGAACCCAAGCCAGTCATAATGTAAAGTATAATGGACATAAACCCAGCGTAACGTATAATGGACATAAACCCAGCGTAACGTATAGAATAGTGAACATTACGGGCAAGTGTGGCAATTCCCCACAACACACAGAATATGAGTAGTTAACCCCCAAATACGCACTTAATACATCATATGTTAGGTGTTATACGTTTCAATTGTCATATAAGCCTATTCAGATGCATAACCAATCTACGGCAGTGTAGGGCCACTATACACCTCGAACAATCGAAAAACGCTCTTTATGTGACGCTTATGTGATGGTATTGTTGTATCTATGCGATATCACTACACAATCTCTATGCCCGCCTATACTTTTACTATGCAGTGACCGGAAAATGGGGGCTCGCTGCACGCAACGAGAGCCCTACTCTGCCATGCACACTGCCGCGCTGCAGAGATGGAAGGAATATTTGCTATACTGAATAGATGAAGCGTTGCATCACATGCCGTCAGATCAAACCTATTGAGGATTACTATCAGAACGGCTCTGGTAGGATCAAAGCCCATTGCAAGCCTTGTTACAATAAGCTCGATTATGCGCGACAAAAGCGTAGGAAAGCCGTTGTGAAGGGGGAACTCAGGGAACTCTCAGGCGTGGGCCTAGAACGCTCCACACAGGCCTTAGAACAGCATGTAAAGGATTTTCTAACCCATGGCAAGGCCTTCACAGCTCCGGTCCACAAAACGGGTCGATTAACGCCTTTCCTAATAGGCCTAGAATTCAGTACGAGCTTTTCAGGGGCGAAGATCCTCACAACGCGTACAGGCCATAGAAAGGATCTGTGGGATTTGGGCAATTATGACGTCGCCGATATAGCAGCCTTCCTATGGGAAAATCACTGTGAGGTGCGATATGACTTCGCTTAGAATCCTGTATATGGCCGCTATAGGGATGTACCTAGGCTACCTCATAGGAGGAGGCTGTACTGCATACAAGGCCATTAAGAACTTTCCTATATACCCCACTCCAGATGTGGATAAAGGCCCCTCAAAAAGGCATATGCAAAGGTCCCAAAAAGAGGGGGTGTATGTACAGGGAAAAACGTGTACATATGAGAAGGGCGTATATAGGGTATGCATGAGTAGGCCCATAGAGAGGGGTATAGAGACATGATTGAGATCGCCATAATATATACACTATATTGTATATGTGTAGCTGTGATAGGAGGAGAGATAGCTGTCAAGTTGCTGGGTATGCCACGCAAGAGGGGAGCACGAAGCCCCCGGCATGCAAAACCGGTAAAACCGGAGTCCCAAGACGGTTCCATGGCGGAGGTCCCTTATGCCGGGACCCAGACAGGTTATACGCGAAATGGCCAAATAGCTGAGGCACCGAGGTCGCCACTTCCCCGACACTGCCCGGAACATACATGGACCCACCGAAAAGTTGGACAAGAGAGCATACTAGATTCAAATAACTGCGATATTTGCACCAAGAAATTATTTTCCAAAAATAGCCCCCAAAAACCTACCCAGAACCAACTAGGACCGCCCTCTGGCAAGGGTTTAGAAGCCCCGGGCGGCATAAAAATGGGAGTCCCAACTGCAGAGAATCATGACCTAAAGAGTCCAACACCGATATTTAAGAGGCTTAAATATATATTTAAGGAGCTTAAATATACAAATAAGGACCTTAAATGTAAATCCCAAGAACCTGACGCAAACCTAACGCAAATAGGACGTAAACAGGACGCAAATAGGACGCAAAAAACAAGCATATCCGCCAACGACCTCCCATGGCTATGCGAGGCTTGTTCGGGCGCATATGGCATGTCGCGTATCGTACCGCCCGAAAGATGTGAGAATTGCAAGGTAGTTCCGATGAAGAGCGTAGCGACCAAGAAAAAGAATAAGCCCCCCCGCCTTCAAGTAGTATCCACAAAGGAGTCCCGTAAGAAAAAGTTCTGGCATGATATTTTACAAAAAATGTCGGCTAAATCGCGCCGGGGTAGGGTCCCCGCCCGCGAGCTACGCAAGCCTCCCCGGAAGTCCGCCGCCAAGCCAAGACTTGTGGCTCCATCCCGGGAAGTTCAGATAGAAAATGCGTGTATGAAGGTTCAGCTAGAAACCAAGAGGCAGCTACAAAAGGCCGTCGAGTATCGCATAGAACAGCTCCGAAGGGATTTGTCAAGTAAGAAAACATTGACAAAAGTGGTGTCGAAGGATACAATAGAGCAAATGAAGTTCCGGGTCCAAGAATTAGAAAGCTTGAGAAGTTTTATCAAGAACTCGGTGTTGTATCGAAAAGGGAGTTGGAAATGAAGAGCGCAGCGATAGAAGAAGCCGCCCTGAAAGCGATTGAGAATTTTGGTGCCCCAAACGAGATTATGATGAATATCGGAGTTTTCATGGAACAAACCGGAGTTACCGAAGCGGAGTTGAAAGATCCCAAATGGTGGGAAGCCCGTCCTAATATGAAACCCATGATTGAAGACGGCGTATTGTACGGCATTGTCGTAGGCGTGAAGGAGCAAAAATGAAAGAAATAGATCATATTGAAATTACTTTCGTTCGGACCGGGTTAGATATCAGAATAGTGTACAAGGACGGATCTGTCGAACAGGAGCTAAAATGACGATTAAAGACCTCTTTCAAGATTACCTAGACGGGAAAGAATCCTTCCCCCAGACCGTCAGAATGCTCACAGGCATTGTAGAGAAAGATCGGGTATTTAGTATTTTGGCCATGGTCAATCAACTTTCCCGGCTCGAACTCGGTGACATGGACCGGGATACCTTTATTGAGATTTATAAGTTGGAGAAAAAATGAAAAAGCTAATACTGATCGCGCTTTTAATGGTTGGGTGTAACACTCCGGTACCTGAGCCCAAGTCAGAACCTAAATTCAAATATAACGATGCCGTAGAGGTTGTCAAAGGATTTTTTCGGGGATGTTCAGGCTATGTAAGTTCTGCTTTTATAGAAGAAGTGGGCATCCGGTACCATGCGCATTTAACTAAATGCCCAAATGCTGACACTGTGTCTATATTTTTCAATGCAAAAGAAGATTTCCTTAAAATAATTAAGGAGAAAAAATGAGCAAAATAGAGCAAATTAGAGAAAGATTAGAGTGGGCCGAAAAATGGGATCGCGCAGGCTGTAACGACCCACCTACCCCTAAACCAGACCACATGCGAGCTGGATGGGCTGTGAAGGATATCCGGACTCTCTTAGACGAATTCGAGAAGCTCCAAGAAAAATATGACGAAATTGATTGGCCATTGTGATGAGTGACATCTATTTTAAGCCTTTAGAACTCAAGTATCAGTCCAAAGTGGATGTCAATAAACTATTGAAATTCATTAGAGAGTTAAAGGACGGTGCCGAGTTTCCGCCGATCCAAGTAAGGCATTTGCCTACGGGCGAGTACCGCGTCTTGAATGGATCTCACAGAGCCCTAGCCCATGGGTTTTGTAATCGGGTTGTAGCCGGGTACGTCGAAGGAGACGGAGAATGAAAGATCATCTAAAAGTCATAGGGATTATGGTTGGGGCATTAGCGGCTTGTGCAGCTCTAGTTTACGGGCTGATTATGTTAGTAAACACCATTGGATTCGCTTACACAATTTGTATTTTTATGTCTTATGGATTGATTGGAATCTACGAGGGCATTCTTGAAGAAGTTAAGCTGGGGCCTAAGGGTTTCAAGCATTATTACGCGGATCGTCTCGAAAATTCCAAGGAGCAAAAATGAAAGAAACTGAAAGATTAAATCTCACAGAATTTCGGAAATCCATCGAACGCCAGCTCTTGATTATTCAAAGAGAGATTGATGCCAATTCTGCTTATCTGGAAGCATATAGGGAGCAGCATGGAGATCTCTACCACAGGATTGACGAGCAAGAAGACAAGGTCACGGAGATTCTAAAGCAGCCCATGGCAGCCCTATGGCGTCTGGACATCAAAAGTCTACTCGAATGCCTAGCCATTATCGATACCAAGCTTATGGAGGGGGAACCCCCAAGTGGGAATATCCCACGCGCAGACGAAGAGCCCGATTTCACTAGGGACGCTTTGGGCCGGAAACTGAGCCCCAAGGAGCAACTCATCCGGGAAAAGGAACTCAGGGATCGTAAAAAACTTATGGATATGGAAGAAGAATAATGAAGCGCAGTAAAATGGTTGAAATTTTGGCAGACGAAATATGTGGAGAATATTCTTGGGACGGTCCTAGAACCAAGATAGGACTCGAATATGCTTTTCAAATAGCTGAGAATGTTTTGAAAAAAGCTGAAGAAAAAGGTATGATACCTCCCGGCTATTCCAGACCTCATGATTGGAATGAACGGGGCATTACTTATTCTCAGTGGCTTCAAGAGCCTTCTAAGATTAACGAATGGGAGCCGGAAAATGGCTAAGAAAAAAAAGAAACTTCGTAGTAAAAAGAACACCCTCATTGTAGAGAAATTCACATGTAATCGGTGCCATCATACTTGGATCGCTTCCAAGGCGGAAAAATGTACCAATGCCCAATGCGGGTCCTTGAATATCGAGATTGGGAAGGGCAGACCCCGAGAAATTCCCACCTACGACCGCTTTCATGCGGGGGATACAGTTAAATTCCGAGGACTTAAGTACCAAGGTAAGACCTTTTTACCATTTGATGGTAAGTTGAAGGCCGTAAAGAATACCGTCGAAGGAGCTGTTACAATAGTAGATGAGCCCTTTAGGCTCATATTTAATCCGGATGGGACGCTTTATTGCCATGCCCACCTAGGAATTTTGCTAGAAAAACCGAAAAAGATCAAGGTCGCAGGGCCGGTAGAAGGAAGAGATTATGAAAAAAGAAAGTAAAGCTTTGGACGATGCTGAAAAATGTATCGAAGCACTGAAAAAAGAATCTGTAGAGGGATCACCTCTACGAGTCGATGATATAGATTGGGCGGTCAAAGATCTCCTTTGGGAATCTGTGAAAAAAGAACTCGACGCCAGATCCGTCACGCAGACGATGGGTTCGGACTATATGGTTCGATATATAGGAATCAAACACCCAGCCATTGATATCGAAGGCGGAGCCAAAAAATTGGCTGAAAAAGTCAATGATGTTTGTATGGCCTACAAAGTCGTAGGGCAACTCTCTACTGCACTAAAATTCGACTTATTTTATCAAGGAGAAGAAGAAGGGCCGCAGGCTTTCTTTCTCTATTACATAGCTTTTACACCACAAGCTGCCGAGAGAATTGATCTGGAGATGAAACACGATCCGACGTGTGTTTTCTTCGATGCGGTGGGAGGAGGATTTCCAAATGAAGAAGGAAAATAAATGGGGCCGACTCAGTCCAATGTTGCGTGACGCAACAAGAGAACGGATGTCCAAGACTATTTTAGTGGAAGACTTTTCCGCGACTTCTCTGAGCGTAAAATGTAAGGGGAAATTCCCCACGGAAAAAGAATACCGTCAACTGGCGGCAGCTTTGGAAGCTTGCAGTTCGGATATCAAGTATGGGGCCGAGGGAGCTTTATGTATTCATAGACCGCTAAGTGCGGGTATGAATCCGGATGCCTCTAAATCACTTTTAGTGAGTTCTTTTCTCACCAGAGAACCTGCCAAAAAGAAGAAGGCTCCGGCTAAGAAAAAAGCGACTAAGAAAAAAGTAACGAAGAAAAAAGCGACTAAGAAGAAAGCCACGAAGAAAAAGAAGACTAAAAAGGTCTGATTTTCAAATTTTCGCGGTTTTTTCCATAGAAGTAAACGGGGTTAAATATGGGAACACAATTTAGATTCGGATTCTCGTGCGAGCATACAGGGCAGCGCATGGAAATAGGATGCGATTCCAGAATCACTATGAAAACGAAAGGTCCCGTGACTTGGAAAGCCCGATGCGTATGCGGGCTCCGGGTTGAAGTCGTCAAGTGGGGCGATAAATGTGTAATAAAACATAAAAAACCGCCCGAAAAAGTAACTTATTTACATAAAAGGCTGGCAGACGTCCACAAATTGCCCGCACCAAACGACCCGATCTACGCAGATGTGGCTAAAGAATTGAAGAAGGATAGGAATGGAGAAGATTGAATTCAAGAGCGATAAGGAATTCGCCCTAGCATTTAACGATTATCTCGAACAAATTCAAGAAGATCCCTTAGGGTTTTTTATTGAAAGTAAGATTTTCATGGATTTCGAGCCCACGCCCGCGCAGGTAGTGGCCCTGAAATGCGTCTTCGGACAAGAGCTTGACCCGATTACTCCACATTACGTCTGGATGGAATGTAAAGATCCGGATGGAAATTTTGCCCTAGAAAAGATCCAGATGACTGAGGTCGATCTTTTCAAGTTCATGACTGATAAAGAATATCAGCCAGAGTACCAATCCGAGCGTAATAGAATCAATCTCATCGTAGGACGACGGGGGGGAAAGACTACCATTTCCGCTATGCTGGCAATTTACTGTGCCATCAAAATGAACTGGAAGCCGTATCTGAAAAAGAACAAAAAAGCGGCAGTCGTGATTCTCTCCCACTCCAGAGAGTTCTCAGATGAAGTTCTCGAATTAATTAAACACTTTATGGAAAGCTCCCCTATCTTGGCCCGTCTCATTGACAAGAAGGAGAAGCAGACCCAATCAATTTTCAACCTCAAAATCCCTTTTATAGAAAAGGGAAAAATCGTGAATTCTTTGGTCCGGATCAAAGTGGGTACCGCCAATAAAAAGAACGTCCGGGGACAAGCTATTTGCGCCCTACTTTGTGACGAGATCGCGTATTGGAACCTAGACGAGAACGCGGCGGAGCGGGATGTAGACATCCTTCGAGCTGCCCGACCCGCCCTACTCCAGTTCCGGGAACACGGGCTTTTAATCAAGCTTTCTTCTCCGGGAATCAAGCAAGGGATTCTCTACGATGAGTTCATGCGAAAGGACGAACTGCCCAAAAGTTACCTGACGCTCAAAGCTCCGTCTTGGGTCTGGAATACGATCTTGATGGAAAACGAGTTCAAAGATGAATACATTCTAGATCCGGTCGGGTTTGACGCCGAGTATCGAGCCAATTTCGTTGACTCCATTTCGAATTTCATCATGCCAGAATTCGTGGATCTTTGTACGATCAAAGGCAAGACTTTCGAAGTCCCGGAACCCCGTAACTCTGACGTGGTGTATTGCGCCTCCATTGATGCTGCCTTTAAGGGGGATAGGTTCGCCTTCACTTTGGTAGGTTATGACGGCCATAAAATGAAGCAGTATGTCGTGAAAACTTGGAAGGGCTCCAGATTAAAACCTGTTAAATCTAAGATAGTTGCGGAATATATTCGAAATATTTGCAAGGAATATGGCATCACCCGGGTCCATGCCGACCAATTCTCCTTCCAGCCCCTGCGGGAAATATTTGAGCAATATGGTGTGACTTTGATCGAGAAGCCGTTTACGAATACCTTCAAAAAGCAGATTTACTTCAACTTGAAGAACGTGATCCACAACCAAAGGATTGACTTACTTGACTACGAACTCCAGTCGAACGAAATCAAGCAATTACAGGTCGAGCAGACCGCGACGGGCACCGTCCGCATAGGACACCCTCCCGGAGGAAGTGATGACTGTTCTGACGCCTTGGCCGTATCAGTGTTCATTTTGACCTACGATCTCAATGCCTTAGGAATCGCAGAGGGAGATGTGGCTGGGTCCGAAGGGCCGGAAATCAGGACGGATGCCACGGGTAGAGCTTTTGACGCCCCTACCCCAGAAATGCTCGCGCCTATGTACGGGACCGCGTTCGTAGATAACTCAAAAGAATGGATCAAGGATAAGGAAACAGGAGAATGGAAGCATATTAGTGAATTAGAGGACGAAGAGCCGGAAGGCGGGAATGAAGGCGGAGCGGATTTTTCCTTCTAAACCCGACTGCCTTGGTCCTAAACTTGCTATTATGGTAGAATTAGAGTAACCTAGATTGGGAGATTAAAGATGAGATTGGATGTTTTGATAGATTTTTTGGCCTACGATAACGCCTCGCCAACCAATGATCCGGCAGATGCCACAAAAGTTAAAAACCGAACTTCGGAAGATTCCATCACGGGCGTAAAACGCTGTCAGATTTCAGTAGCAGATTCAACCGTAGATCAAGTCATTGAACTTCCTTCTGCAAATACCGAATATCTTTTAATTCTCACGGATCAAGAAATTTCAATCAAATTAAACGGAAGCGGAGATTCTATTACATTGAAACCCAGAGCTGCAGGAACCAAAACTGCAGTATATTACTCAAGAGGTGATGTCACCGCCTTGTTGCTTTCCAACGCATCGGGCTCGGCGGCAAATGTAGATATTGTTACGGCTGATAAATAATAGGTAGAGGGAACATGGATAAGAACGAAAAGCCTACAATTTTTCAAAAAATCGCTCAGGCTACGGAAGTAGCTCTAGATCGATATGTGTCTAAAGCCCGGTCTGAGATGTCACAAGAGGAAGACAACGCCTTTTATCGTAAATCTATTTACCGAGATATCACATATTCTTCGGGAGTGATGGGGTATCAGGAAAAAGCCAATAGACTCTCCTACGATAACCTACAGCATATGAGCCGCAAAAATACCATTATTGCGACTATCATTCAAACCTATCAAAACAAAGTCGCAGCTCACGCCTGTCCTGCCGAGCTACAACACGACAAAGGTTTCAAAATCAAGCTCAAAGATGAGGACGAAAAATTACAGGAAATGCTCAAAACGATGTTTCCGGAGAAATACGGAGATCTCAAAGATCCTAAATCGGCGGGTAAAGATCCCTACGAATCTGGCAAAAAAATGCTTGAGGACAACGACGAAGTTGGAGATGCCGTAGACGGAATAGATAAGAATCCCGAAGCAGAAGACGACGCAGATAAAGACAAGGATGGCGAATTATCCGAAAAAGAGATGATTCGAATGGCCAAAAAAGAACTCCACAAGCAAACACGCGCCCGCGTGAAAGAAATTGAGAACATGATTCTAAATTGTGGGAGGAAAGAAGACCGTCCATGGGAGTCTCAACGCTGGGATTTCGATGCTTATTTAAGAGCCATTGTGCGCGATTCTCTTACTTACGATCAAATCGGAACTGAAATGATTCCGGATAATGCCAATCGTCCACATCACTGGGTACCGGTAGATGGCGGGACTATTCGATATTCTACCCCTTCGCTCAGAAAATATAATGAGATGGATCTGCAACAACCCGGCTATGATCTTTTGTTTCCGGAAAAAGAACTCAGGGCCATGTCAGAGCAAAGAGACGCCCTAGAGCTTGATGACGAAAAATTAGAAAATGATGATTACAAATACGTTCAAGTAGTTAGAGGAAAAATCATACGAGCTTTCACTCCCGACGAGATGTTTGTGGGTATGAGAAATCCTACTACGAATTTGTATGCAAACGGATATTCCGTATCCGAACTAGAGGTTCTCCTTGCAATTATTACCAGTCACATCTTCACTGAGAATTACAACAAATCTTATTTCACTCAGGGGTTTTCTTCTAAAGGTATCTTGCACGTCAAAGCTCCTCTGAATCGCAGGAAACTAGAATCGCTCAGAGTTCAATGGCAGCATATGATTAAGGGCAATAAGAACTCTTTCCAAACTCCCATCCTTTCTGGTATGGATGAAGTAAAATGGATTCCCCTTACTCAGAATCATTCTGATATGGAATTCACGAATTGGATGAATTACCTCATCAAATTAATGTGCTCTGTCTATCAGATCGATCCCCTCGAAATTGGATTCGGTATGAAAGAAGAAGGGGGAACTGGCGGAAGTCTTTCTGGAGATAACACTTCAGAGAAGTTCACAGCCTCTAAAAACAAAGGCTTGATCCCACTTCTGAAGTTCTTGGAGCGGTACCTAAATAAGCATGTTGTGGATAAGATCGACCCAGACTACAAGCTTACCTTCGTAGGCGTAGGAGAAGAGTCTTCCAAAGAAACTCTCGACCGTCAAAAAGAAGAGATCAAGTTCAAGAAATCCGTTAACGAGATTCGCGCAGAAGACGGATTACCTCCTTGGCCGGGATGCGATGAGTTGATTTTAGATCAAGTGTATTTCATGTGGTTCAGTCAATTCCATCCGGATGGAAAGAAGATGCAAAAAGAAATGCAAGGTAATCAGGAACTGAGTGATATGACAAGCTCTATTGAAGACGATGCCAATAAAAAGGAAGACCAAAAGAACCAAGACATTCAAGGCATGAGCGACGCTATGCAAGAGGATGCCAATAAAGAAGAAGAAGCCACACAAGCCCAAGTTCAGGGACAAGAAGATTCAATGCAAGCTCAAGATGAGTCCATTAACGAGGAAGTTTCTAACGTGCAAGAAGAACTGGGTCCCAAAGATAACAAGCTCAAAAAAGCCCTCAAAGTTGAATGGTACAAAATTGGCGATGAGGAGTAAAGATGAAGATCTTTCTAGAGAAGGGCGAGTCCCAAGAAGAAACAGAAGATCTTCTCTTCAAGGCTCTTAAAGCTCAGCGCACGGGCGGAACTCACAACGAACAATTCCCAGATCCAGTAATGGAGCATCTAGCTTCGGACCTCAAAGCGGATTACCGTAAACGCATGGCCGACATGATGGCTGAGATCGAAGCCTTATTGGAGCAAGCGTAATGGTACTTGACGAAAAAACAATAGCAAAAATCAAGGCCGTTATAGAAAAGCATCACGCTGGGCTCTTGGTAGGCACCCTCGGAAAGAAGGGCATCACGGACTATCAGCGCAGAAAACTCATTGAAGCGGGCATAAATCTCAAAGGCGAAGAGTCAGTCTTGGAAGCAATTTATCATCATAATTATTTGAACGAGCACGGCAAGCTCACAGCTCCTACTAATGTAGGGGAGATGAAAGCACAGCAAAGGAAGGTTCAGACCCTCCCGGGCGCGGCCACTCACGAGGCTTCGAAGGATCATTTACATTCCAACATGAAGCATCTCATCGAGAAGCAAAAGACCAATGTTTTGTCACAAATAGAGGGCTATATTCGTGACACAAATAATCAGTTCAAATTCGATAAGCTACAGAAATTAGACGACTTATCCAAGGATAAAAGCGTTAGGGGGTTGAAGACCCAGCTCAGAGACTATTCTAGGGACGCAAACCGCAATTGGGACCGCATTGTCAACACCGAAATGAGCAATGCAATAAGCCTCGGTTCTGTGGATCGCATTGTGGATGACAACCCGACCAAAGATATGAAAGAGGTGTACGTCTACCGGATTGTCAAAAATGACGCAGCCCTGTGTAAATATTGTCGCAGGTTTTATATGGATTCTGACGGTAGCCCAAAACTATACAGAATGTCAGAGCTTTTATCCAACGGTTCCAATTACGGCAAGAAGGCGGCAGATTGGCAGCCTACGGCCATGTCCACACATCCCAATGAGCGATGCTCCCAAGTCATCGAACTCAAGCCGGGATTCAGACTCCTTCCCGGAGGCTCAGTCACTTTCATAGGCCAAGAAGCTTGGGCTGAATACATCCAAGAAAAAGTTCAATAGTACTTGACAAAACTCTCCATATTTGAGATATTGCAATTAAGAAAGAGTGGCGAAAGATAAACGCGCCTTAGGCGATCAGGGACAAAGTTGCTATTAGCAGCTCCTTCGATCAAATGTATGCTGGTTATTATATGAGGTCCAGCGTTTGCAGGTATCGAATCCTGTCTCTTTCAAAAACAGGGGACGCAGCTTTATCCTTGACAAAATCCCCCTAATTTGAGATACTGTAATTCCGAGAGTGGCGGAATATATACGCGCATCCCACTCGGGGGTGTGTTGTCTATAAGCGAGAAGAGGTCCTAGGGTTGATCGCCGCGATGGATACTCCTTGCATGAGGGCGACGGTGCATGGGTGAGAATCCCTGCCTCTCGGACCAAAATTTTGCGTCACCTGCCCGTCCGTTGAGGGCGGCTTTTGTGAGTGGTGAGTTGGTCGCGGACCTTATTTTTAGGGAGCATAAGAGGCATTATGGTGACAAAGGAAGAATTAAACAAACAACCTCTAGTGCAGGCTTTATTAAAAGCAGAGCACGAGTTTGGGCTAAGGCTTTATAGAACGAAGCATAAACTTCCTATAGAATTGGAAATTTTGGTAAGGGATTTACAAGAAGCGGCAAACGCGCTTAAAGTATCTTCTTTTCCTAAAAGGGAAACATAATGGGGATTATGGTGACTGAGTGAGCTACAAAAAGCGAGATAAAGGCAACTGGAATCAAGGCAAGTCCTATAAAGGTACCAGAAAAGCCAAGGAGCGAGAATATATCCGATCAGATATAGCGCAACAAATTGATGAGCAGGACCCTAGTTTCAGACACAGGCATATAAGCAAGCGTACAAAAAATGCAGAGGAGCGATTAAAACATCGAATTTCTTGGTACGAACGGGCCATAGGTCGATATGCAGAACAGGGAGGGTTTTGGGCCGGTTTTGCAAGTAGTTGCAGAGATAGTTTAAGGAAGCTTAAAAAGAAGTGGAAAGAAAAATATGGCAAAGAAAAAACTTAGTATCATGTGCGCCTCAGACACCCATCAGAGGCATACCACAATAAATAGGTATCTACCTTTTCCGCAAGATAAGGTGGACGTATTCGCGTACACAGGGGACTATTCTTTCCGAGGCTCTGTCAGAGAAACAGAAGATTTTTGCCATTGGCTGGATGAAGTCTCCGCGCATTTCAAACATGTGCTTTTCGTTCCCGGTAATCACGATTTCATTTTCGAAAAGGACGAAGCCCTAGCCAAGAGTATGCTCCCTAAGAATGTTATTTATCTCAACGATTCTGGCGTAGAAATTGATGGCTTTAAGTTTTGGGGATCTCCCATCACTCCTACGTTTTTCAACTGGGCATTTATGGCCGACCGGGGAATGGATATCAAAAAACACTGGTTAAAGATCCCTACGGATACGGACGGACTCCTCACACACGGACCTCCTCAATTCATTCTGGACAGATGTGGCGACGGCAATGTAGGGTGTGCGGCTCTAGCAGATGAGGTCCTACATCGTATTAAGCCACTTTTTCATTCTTTTGGCCACATTCACGAAGCCTACGGTACCCACTTCGTAGGGGATACCCAATTCGTAAATGCCAGTATTTGCGACGGAGGTTATTTTCCGACCAATAAACCAATTTTCTTGGAGATAGAGAAAGATGTCGAAGAAAAAGAAGATTAGAAAGCTCGGGGACATCTTATTGGATCTGGAAGAAGTTCTAGACGAAATGGTGGATTCCCACGATCTGCAATGGGGCGATATCTTGAGTCTTATACACGGGCATCTCGTCTCACATCGCCCAGACGCGCAAGAGGAATATCTTGACAAAACCAGTCCAGTGTATTACTATGGGCCGGATAAAACACTTGACGAAGACGAATAGTTGAGTTACCATAAGAGACAGTTTAGGAGAACTCCGATGAGTAGAATCAAAGAAATGAGAGAAGCTCTAGAAAAGCTTGAAGCCAAAGTAGAGCTTTATGAAAAGGTTTTAACTATGATTAAGGCCTTGGATGTTGATAAGTCAAATAAGGCTAATAAGACGGAGATAGTTTCCGAGTTCTCTGATTTCGTATCTAATCGTGTTGCTCAACTAGAGGCCGGGGTAGGAGTGCCCGCGCCAGAGAAGCAAGGAACTATGCCTTCTGCCGCTATTCAGCCGGGTTCAAAAGCTCCCGAGCCTGTTCACAAGCCAGCTCCCAAATCTAAAGTGGATCGCAATAAACAACTCATTGAGTTTGTTACAAAATACAAACAATTCAGCAACAAAAAAGTCACAGCTCAGAATGCTGAAGGCGAACAAGTTACGGGGATGGTAAAGATGGTTAACCCCCCCGCAGAAATTTTAGTCGAACAAGAAGGTTTTCTACATTCAGTAATTCCGGAAACCATTAAATTAGCATAGGAGAAAAAAATGGGAAAAAGTAAAGGAAAAGGCAGAGGAAAAGGGGCTCATCAACCTCAGAGTTTCCAACAATTGGTATCTAAGACTCAGACTGAGAACTTAAAGCCATATATCCATCATCTGTTTCAGCAATATGCTCAGCAAACCCAGCAACAATTGATGGGGCTTTTTGCCATTCCGAATACACGTCTCACCGTGCTGGAAGGCGTTGCCATGAAGCGTTTCGGACTCACCAAAGGGGATCTAAAAGATCTCTATGCTGATGAGGAAGACAAAGCTTGGGGATATAAAGAGTCCAAAGCTCCGGCGAAAAATGGCGATATGCTACGAGTAACAGTTTGCGGAAAGCCCGACAAAGAAAAAGAATTCGGTCAAGAATCAGTTCTCAAGGTGCGTAGCCTAGGTAATGAACCTTATCAACTTCAAAAGGAACTTGAAGAAGGCCTGTACGGTGCTAAGCCGGGAGAGACTAGAACAATCCCAATCACTACCGTGACAAAGGCCAAGAATAAAAAGGGCGAACTTGAGGACGTCGATTTCACTTACGACTTCAAGATCACTGTGGATCGCATTTCAGTTCTGATTGACCCGCCTAAAGCTGAAGCTCCTGTAAAGGGCAAAGGCAAGAAGGGGGCTACAAAAAAGGAGGCCACAGATGCAAAAAAGTAAAATAGAATTCCTTTGGGATAAGGTAGGCGTATTCCGGGATAAAAAAGCCAAAGAAAAAAATTCCGGAGATATGTTTATCAAAGATGTGAAAGTTTCCAATAATTTCGGAGTAGTCCGATTCATCGGGACTCAGGTAAAAGATTCTTCTCTAAAAGTGGGGGATCAAGTTTACTTCGGTAACAAAATCGAGCCTATACAAATAGGGAGCGAAGAAATTCTGGTTATGGAAGCCCGGAACGTCATCGGCATTGAAAAGGAGTCCTAAGTGGCCATTCCAAGAGAGCGTACTCAACTAGAAAACTATCTAGTTTATGGTATAGATCTAAAAAATCGACGTATCTTCTTCGGGCATCCTATTGATTGGGGCCACATCGGAGATGATGCAGAAGTCGGTTATAATGATTTTACGGAAGCTTCCGTCGAGATGGCAGTACGCGCTATTAAACGTATGGAGAAAGATCATCCCAAGCACGTTATTGAAATTCATCTCAACTCGTGCGGGGGGGATTACAAGGCCATGTTATATCTATATGACGTTATAAGAGCTAGTACCTGTGCGTTTCATTTTTATGGAGGAGGTCGAATAAATTCTTCCGCTACTTGGATTATGGCAGTGTGTGATAGAAGATATTTATATGAAAATGCCACAGTGATGCTGCACAATGGTCGTAGTGGCTATAATGCCCCAACTTCGACTTCCTATAATGATAATTTAATAGACGTAGAATATGAAAAAGAAGAGGCGGAAAGACTCAATAGAATTTATGCGGAGAATAGCTTAATCCCAAAAAAGGTATGGGATGAAGTCTTAGTCAGAGATTTGAAAATATCAGCACAAATGGCAGTAGATGCCAAACTAGCGGAGAAAATCGTACCTCTTCCCAAAAGAGGAAATCTAAGAAAAGAACGCCTAGCTCACATGAAAAATGTAGACAAAAAAGCGTTGAACGATCTTATAAAAAAGCTATATAAGAGAGTGGGGGTAAATCCGAGTGGAAAAGAAATAATTATAAATATTCCCACTCCGGACGAAGCAGATCCAAACGTAGTCATAGACAACTCTCCTATTAATACAGAACCGGAAGATTCAGACAATAAGGGGGAATAGATGAGATTTTTTAGGACTTTATTGATTTTACTGATGCTCGTAGGATGTGGCTCAGACATCGAAACTGGCCCGCCCGGACCCAAGGGAGACGTGGGGGACAAAGGAGATAAGGGACCGCAAGGGGAGCCTGCTCCCGAGATTGAAGAAGGCTTAGAAGCAGCCCTGAGTTGTATAGACGATGCTTTGCCGGATTACGAGTTGAAGAGTGCTTCTGTAAATGAAACTAACGGGGATATCAATATCAAGTATAAGGAAATCGCACCGTGAAAAAGAAGAAAACAGAGAAGAAAAAAACAAAGAAAAAGATAGAATTCACGACAGATGACCATTATGTGGAATGTAGTAACTGCGGACCTATAAAGAATATTCGGGTTAATTGGGCGTATGTGAGAAACGGGGGAATTTGTAGGTTGTGCAGATCAAGAAATATTATGGGAACTCTGAAAGAAATACTCCCCGGGAAAAAGAAGAAGAAGAGTGTCAAATGAAAAAGAAAAAAGGTAAGGGCTTAGGTGTCAAATCAGACGGTTACAAGAATATAAGAATTAGGGATCTGACTGACATCATAACTAACCTGAAACTGGTAGACAGAGGTATTCGGGGATTCAACTTAAAATACCATACGGATCTCCATATCGAAGGTATCGATACCCTTGTAGATAATCTCATGGAGAAAATAAAAGTAATTCAAAACGAAAAATTCAAAGATCCTTTTGCAGGAGTACCGAAAAAATGACTAGGCAAAAAGCTAATCTTGAAATTCTAAATAAGCTGGGACAGTATTTGACAAAATATCCAGATATTCGATTTAGTCAGGCTTTGGTAAATCTGGATTTAGTTGTTAGCACCCGAGGAGAGGCTTACGATAACGTCTGGAAAGATGAATATCACATAGAGCCTCAGAAGATTCTCGAAAGGATGCCTAGTGAGCAATAGACCGCTAAAGGACGCAATAGCCAAAAAACTGGAATCGGAATGGGCTTACAATCCGAAGTCCAAGTATTGGAATAAGAACATGAAGCCGTCCTTCTTAGGCACTTCCTGTCTTCGTAAGATTTATTATTGTTACAACCGAGTGAAACCCGACTATGGTTGGACTGCCCAAAAGATAGAAAACTTTGAAAAAGGTGACATGTTTCACAATCTCATTAAGTCTTGGTTCAAAGGACTTGGAGTTTCTGTGCCCTACCGCAATAAGAAGGGCGAGATCCCAAAGCATTGGAAGACCAAAGAACCCGATCCGGAGTTTCCCGTGAGCGCGAAAGACCTCCACATCAAGAACGCCAAAATCGACGACGTATTAATTCTTGAAGGAATCGACGGCATTAAGGACGGATTGTGGCTCGCCGAGTACAAGTCAATAAATCAAAAAGGGTACGACCGCTATATCGAGACGGGTCCCAAAGACGAACATCTTCAGCAAGCTATGACCTATGTGTATCTTTTCGAACAAAATCTTGCTGACGGGGAATTTGACCACATAGAAGAGCTTGAAGGATTTACTCAAGTGAATGGAATCATTTATGTGTACATCAATCGGGAAACTGACGATACGGAAGATAATTGGAAAGAATTTGTAGTAGAAAAAGATGAGGAGCCCTTCCTAGAAGTGGCAGATAAGATATTCGGGACCCTAAAACATGTAGAAGAGGGGACCCTGCCGGATAAAACAGAGGATTTTTGTAATTGGTGTGATTTTCGGGAAAAATGCAAAAAGGAGAAGAAAGGCATTTAGACGCACAACTCTATAATTATATCATAGAAAAACGATGGTATTATGATAAAAATTGCGGTATAATTTAAGAGTTATGAGAAGAACAGACTCAGAAATTAAGATCTTGACCATTCGCCAAAGGTATTCCGATGCCATGCGGCAGTTGATGTCGAGGGACGTGATAGACATGGAAACCTACAGATTTTTGTATGTAAATCTGGAGGTGTGTAATACGCTTTTGAGGGAGTGTAGATTGAACGCATACAATAATGGTCACAGGAGTATTGTCAAATGAATTTTCTAGGAATTATCGCAAAAGGAGTCGTAGCATTGGCGGCTTTTGTAGCAATTTTTGTAGGCATGGGGCAGATTTTTCCCCAGAATGAGGTACCGATAGCCCTTCCGGAAGCCCCGGGGGAGTATAGTGTCGAAACGTATTCCACGATGACTGCGCCAGAGGCGATAGCTCAGAGTTCCAAAGTCGGGGACAAAGTCTCCATACTACCTTTTCCAAATCCAAATAAAAAATTGCCTCTAATTGTCTTAGGAAAGAAGAATACTCTTTCTTTTCGGGAAGTTGTAACGTCCAAATCCGTATCAAAACTCCAAAGGAAGCTTCTCAATATGAGTTACAGGCTTCCCCGAAATGCCACTATCTATTTGGTACTTGACTCCCCGGGAGGCAGTATTGATGCCGGGAACGTATTTATTGACACGGCTAAGGCAATCCCCCAGAAAGTAAAGACCATTACTCTGTTTTCTGCTTCGATGGCCTATCACATGGTACAAAATTTGGACGAGAGAATCATCACTCCTTCCGGAACCCTAATGTCTCACAGAGCCCGTCTAGGCGGCATGGGAGGCGAAATAGGCAGCGACGGCAAAGGAGAATACCTGACAAGAACCAATTGGATTCTGCGCCAGCTAAAAATTATGGACTCCAAGGTAGCGAAACGACTCAAAATGCCACTGAAAAAGTACCAAGACCTCATTAGAGACGAATACTGGGTAGACGGATCGGACGCGGTAGTAGAAAAATCAGCCGACAGAGTAGCCCTCGTAAGGTGCGGCAAGGATTTGAAAGGTACTGAAATTGTTACTATAAGTTCTTTTTTCGGGTCTATAGATGCCCACTTTTCTAAATGTCCCCTGATTTCTTATCCTGTAAAAATAGGAAAAGCCAGATTTCTGACGAACGATTCTACGAAAAGAGATAGATTGCTAAAATATGTAGATTCTCTTTTTAACCACAAGAGACGTTTCGTGAAAGAATACATCCTTAATGGGTCCTACACGGAGGTGCAGAAGTGAAATGGCTTTTAGCCATATTAACAGCCCTCGCAGTAGTAGGCGTCCCTAGAGCACTTTCACAGGAAGGGAGCCGAACTACACCTACATTAAAAGTTTTGATCGCTGATACAGGAGTTTCTCAAAGAGTACGACTAAAATATCGAAAATTTCTCTCCAAGAGAGATCTGAAGTCAAAAGCTCTCAATGATCGGCATGGCCACGGAACCCATATATTCGGAATCATAGCAGAAAAGGCTTGCCCCGGGGTCCAATTAATCCCCTGCGTCGATTTCAAAAAAGGTAAAAAAGAGGGTTCCTTCAAAACGGAATTCAAATGCCTCAAGCAAGCTATTCGGCAAAATGTCGATATTGTTAATTATTCCGCAGGCGGAAGGGCTTATTATGCAGAAGAGCACGATCTGGTAAAAATCCTAAATAGAAACAAAACGACAATTGTGGCAGCGGCGGGCAACGACAAAGCTAGTATTTTCAACGAACCGCCCTATTACCCAGCGGCCTACGCCGAGTCTAACATTATAGCAGTAGGATCTATTATGCCAACCCGAGAACGGGCACCTACTTCAAATCACGGAAAGAATTCAATGGTTTGGGAGATCGGACATGAAGTTTACAGCTTTAATAGGCACGCAGATAAAGTAATGATGTCTGGCACCTCTCAGGCTACGGCTGCACATACCGCTCGATTAGTCGAATTTTTTTGCAATAAAATCAAATAAATCCTTGACATCTGATTCCTTCCGACCTATAGTGATTATAAGGGAAAAACCCACGGAGAAGATTTTACTCTTAAAACTCCATAAATAGCACTATTTTTTTGCACAGAATTATGGAGACTCGTATGTCAAAAAAGAGGACTCCCGGCAAGAGGCCGGAGCTAATCCTCCTCAGAACACCTAGAATTGAGGAAAAGAAAGTAGTACCGATCCGTCTAATACGGTCGCGCAATTTCTGGAATTCTTGTCCTTTGAAATTGGATCTTATGCCAGACTCCCCGTGCGCCTTAGGATATGAATCTAGTCAATTGAAATCCAATACCCCGCCTTCTTGCGAGTGGTGGATTAATTCAAAAGAACACAATTTTTGTTTTTGGAGATGGGTACAAGATATCAGCCTGCCAGATGGCCGCATGGACCCTCTTTTACAGAATGAAATCGCCAAACTGATGAATTGCTCCTCCACTAAAATTCACTTTATTTTGAAAGAAGCCTTCGAAAATCTGAAAAAGAGTGATTATATCGATGTTTTGAAGGATTACGCCACAACGGATGCCCCGGATACCTACGGCTCTGGGATGAATGTAGAGGCGGCCATACCCGAGCCTAAGGCGTCAGACGAGTAGAAAACTCCAATAAAAAGCCTCTCGGCGTTTTTTGGTATAATTTGAAGATGGCGTCTAAAGACAAGAAATTCAAAGTAGTAATCCCCGCCCAAATAGAGAAATCCGAATCCGGCGACTGGCGAGTCTATGGTTTAGCGTCCACCGCAAACAAGGATCTCCAAAACGAAAAAGTCAATCTAAAAGGTCTGGATTTAAGTCCAATCGAAAAGGGTAAGGGTATTTTCAACTATGACCACAAAAAGGGTCCCGAGAATACAGTAGGCGTCATTGATACCTATAAGAAGGATGACAGCGGATTATATCTAGGCGGATATCTTTTCAAAGAACACGACAGAGCCAAATCCCTATATCAAATCATGGGTTCTTTAGGTAAATCCGACAGAGGCCGGATGGGAATGAGCATTGAGGGAGTTATCAAGCAACGGACCGGAAACGACGGAAAAACCATCAATAAGGCCATGATTCACAGTTGTGCTTTCACGATGAGTCCTGTAAATACAGATACTTTTGTCAGTTTAGTCAAATCCTTGAATGGTGCTGAAGTTGAATTCGAAGGCAACGAAATTGGGACAGATTTTAGCCCTTCCGAAGAAGATGCCGAAGCAGCTCAAGAAAAGGGCCTATTTACAGCCGATCAGGTTGTGGATCTGATTCAAAAAGCCATAGAACTGGAAAAAGGCCGAGGCAAGGATCTAAAGCCTAGGAGAAAAAGAGGTTCTGGAGATTTACAACACAGAAAACTCTCAGATTCCGAGAAAAAAGAGTCAGCAAAATTAAGAGGCGAATTTGTCGCTCATATGGACAAATATAAAGATTATAAGCACAATCCTAGCAATCCTCATCCAGACTATGAAAAAGATAGAAAAGCTAATGCCGAAAGAGCAGAAAGATTGGACGAAATCCACTATAAAGTGGAAAAAGCGTTGGGCGTGGGCGGAGAATATGCCTCCACAACCCCCTCAGAACGCAGCGGAGGAGCCGCTTTAGCCCAAGAAGACCTTGATTCTAAGGTCAAAAAAGCAGAATATTCTGAAAAAATGTGTAAAAAGTGTAAAAAATCGCAATGTAAGTGTGCGGAATCAATGAAAAAAGGCAGTGCGGAATTTTACAAGTCCGAGCTTTTGAATGTTTTGGAAAAACTTCAGGAATTACATCCAGAAGTCCCAAAGACTGCGTTGTGGGAGGCTTTCAAGGAAAGACTCAATCGCAGGTTCGAAGGTCTGGATCTAGATTAAAATAAGTTTGTGGATAGTGTTATTATTATATAAGGAACTTGAAAATTAAAGGGGTATTGAAAAATGAGTACAAGTAAAGGTAGACAAGATAACAGTCAGAATCGTTTCGATAATACGATTGCTCCCAAATCGGCTGAGCAGGGCATGTTAAAAAAACAAGATGAAATTATCGATGATTTGAATTCTGATGGACAGATTATTTCAATTTTGTCAGCCGCAGGGTCTGGCGGAGGAGCCACAGAAGCTATGACTGTGACAGGTCTTTTAGCGACGGATCAAATTCTAGCTGTTTCGCAAGAAGTAGATGGAGGTAATAGTTTACCTCTTCTTGGTTTTAATACTCAAGCAGATGACGCTCTAACGGGAGTATGGAGTGCAGATCCCGGCGCAGGTGCTGAAATTCGAGTTACTGTTTCTAGAGCTAAAGCTCTTGCAAAAGTTGACTTGAAGTAATTTTATATTTAAGGAGCTAAAGACAATGGATAAAGAATTAAAAAAATCTATCGATGCAAAGATCGACGAGCTTTTTGCCACAGAAGCGGAACCCGTAGAAGCTCCTGAAAGTTCTGGCGAGTCAGTCGAGAAAGCTGCACCGGTATATGAAGGTGGAAAAAAGTCTAGCTTAATGAAAGACGGTTCTGATGCTGGCCCCGGCAAACAAACCGCTGACGAAGGCGAAAAGCCCAAAAAAGCTAAGCAGGAAAAAGAAGGCGAAAATGGTCGCCCTAAAGAAGTTCAAGACGTTCCTAACTCTGACGAAGATGGCAGCCGAGCAAAAGGCTATGACCATATTCAGAAAGAACAGAAGAAAACTCCTGAAATTTCTGCAAATGGTGCCATGGTCAAATCTGAAACTGAAGCAAAAGCTGAGGACAAAGTAGAAGTCTCTAAAGAAGACTACGAAATTCTTCAGAAAGCCAAAGCTGATTCAATTAAGGCCATTAAAGACGAAGAACTCAAAAAAGTTGAAGAAAAACAGTCAGATCTTATTAAATCTGCCGTTGCAGAAGCCACTAAAGCTTCTCAGGCCGAGAATGAAGAGCTGAGAAAATCTTTACAGGAAACGCAAGAGCTTGTAAAAGCTATTGCTTCTAAGCCCCAGAGACGAAAGTCTGTGGATAATATCCATGCCATGGAAAAGAGTTTCGGTGGAGCTGAGCAAGAAGAGCTTCAGAAAGCCAAAGCTAATGAATTTACTATGGAAGATATGCAGGATGCGGCTGATGAGTTGGTTAAATCCCAAACTCCCGGCTTCAACATTGAGCATGCAATTGAGCTAGATGATTCTGGAAGCATCCAAGATCCTCAAGCCCGAAAATTGCTCGAAAAGCAGCTTAGAAAAAAGTAATTAAGTTTTAGGCTATAATAATAGTCATACAAAGGGTCACTGATTACAGTAGGAACCCTTTTCAAAAATACTCCTACTTTTAGAGCAAAACGCTCGAAGTTAAGAAAATAGTTTTAATAAACATACTTTTAAGGAGTAATTAAATGAATGATTTAGGAAGTGGAAATCCAGCCCTCTCAGGTTTTGGAGTCCATAGCGCGGAAGAGGTCAATGACCTTCAGAAGGCGTTGTCAATTGGCGGCGAATATGCTACAACCCTACCCGGAGATCTCTCTGGCGGTGCAGCTCTCGCAGTTGAGGACCTCGACCGAACTTTGAAGCTCGTTACCCACGGCATGGAACATCTCAAACTGTGGAAAGATATTATCAAAGAAAAACAAACGCAGACTGTGCATGAGTTCAACGTCCAGAACTCTTACGGTTCGGAAGTTCCAGTGTTCTTCCAAATCGGCGGAGTGCCTCAGGCGACTGACGCTCAGTACAATCGTGAAGTTGCTATCGTTAAGTACCTAGGTACTCAAGGGCAAGTTCAGCACAACCTTACCTTGATCCAAGCGGCTCACGGTCCAGTTGTTGCACGCGAAGTAAAAAACAAAACAATCGAACTTTTGGCTCGAAACGAACGCGCCATGTTTGATGCTGACTCTGACATCAATGCTCTTGAGTATGATGGAATTGAAAAGCAAATTCGTGCAAACGAGTCAAATTCTAAGTTCAAATCAACCGCATTCCAAGGTTTTAATGGAGCCGGTTCTTCTGATAGCGTAATCCTCGACAGAGGCGGAGACGTTCTTGATGAAGATACTTGTGAGGACGCCGTTCTTACAGCTCTAAACAACTTCGGTATGCCAATGGACATGTACTTGTCCACTGATATCCATAGCCGATTCTCTAAGGCGTTCTACGCTAAAGAGCGAACTAGGCCCGGAGATCGAACTGCGGCTGGTTATTTGGTTCCTGAATTCGTAGGTTCTTTGAACTTCCGATTTAAGCCGAACCTTTTCAACCGTCCTCGTAGAGAGCCTTTGGCTTCTGCGATTTCAGCCACAGGTGCTCCAACGACTGCTTCAGAAGCATCGCCTTCTGATGGAGATTCGAAGTTCACGGCTGATGATGCCGGAACTTATGGCTACAGAGTCTCTTCTGTTTACGCAGACGGAGAAACTGAAGCGAGTGCTCTTGCCGCGATTGCAGTTTCTGCAGGCGACAAAGTAACTTCGGATATCACCTACACAGGCAGCCCTCTTTACCTGAACATCTTCCGTACTGCGAAAGATGACCAAACAGGCGAAGCTGAATTCATTGGTCGAGTCGCTCCCGGCGGATCTGGCTCAACTCATGATATCGACTTCAATGAGAAGGAACCCGGTCTAGGAAGCGCATACTTGCTTATGCACGATCCTGATACTCTCGTCTTCCGACAACTCGGAAGCATGATTAAGTATGACCTTGCTGTTACTGACACTTCATACAGATGGCTCCAGTTGCTATATGGAATGATTGTGATTCAGGCTCCAAGGAAACACGCAATCGTGAAGAATATCGGAATCCAATCTGCATAAGATTGATCTGATTTAACCCTCCTTTCGTAAAGGCCTCCTAGGGAAACTTAGGGGGCCTTTTTTATTACATATTGTAATATGTAATAATTGAGTAGTTTCATACCTTTATAACCCTACCTAAATTCCCTATTATATACTTGACTTCTGGCCCTCTTTTTGCTATATTTAGACCATAGCTATGAATCTGCCCACAATGGGTTGATTTAACACCATTAATGGAGGAGAAATGCTATGAAACTGAGTAAAAAGCAAAAACTGGGATTGGACTTATTCCATTTCCTAGGAACTGAACCATTGACTGTGGCTGTACTTGCCACATATTTGGGGACGACTGAGGATTTTCTTCAGCAAATCGTAAGAGATTTACGAGCTGCTAGTTTAATCACAGTCAAAAAAGGTCCCGGGGGCGGAGTATCGCTAAACCCCGAGTCTTTTGCTCCAAATTTCAACCAAGTAATCACTGTTCTAGGAGTTACCTCGACGGTATCTGATCTGGAGACAAACAGCGCGAAAGTTCAGGCATTGGTCACACAGGCCCTTGTCGGAACTCCCGTTTCTACGATTCCGTATGGAACGCCTGTTACGCCTCCGGTAAATGATAATCACGGGGGAGACACCGCTTAGTAAATGCGGTAGGCCCCGTTCACTCACCTTTCGGTGGACGGGGCCATTTTTTAACCAAGGGTGTGAGATGGTATGATTAAGGTATTGATTATTGGCTTAGGTTTAATTTTTATACCCGGCGGATTGATAGTCGGCGGGACATATTTAGTAAGGAGATTTCTCGATGGAAAACGAAAAAATGCCAAAGTGTCCAAAATGTCTGGAGAACGAAAACGTGGTGAGAGCCCACGCTAAGGCCTACGGTCCTATCGAAGAATCAGACTACTATTTTTGGTGCCGGGAATGTAAGGTTGAAGTGGACGAAAATAGCGATCTCATGATTGAGTTTGAAGAACTCCAGAAAATGCTAGGGCATTCGGCGCATAATTTCAAACCCGGAGATAGAGTCCAAGTATCCGATGGATATGGATCAGACTTCTACACTATTGTAGGCAAAGTGCCTCTCGATTCTCCCGGAGAAAGCATAGATCCCGCCGGGATCGACTTTCTGGGGCTTAACGCTCAATTAGATGCTGCAGATCACGACAATGAAGTTATTTTAGAAGAGCCTCCTGCAGGAACCCCGCCTCGAAAAGGAGTGATTGTAAAGAATGTTCAACTTTTCGGCACAGATCCGGAAACGGGAGAAACTAAACTTATATCTTTGAATAGAGATCCGGAGAAACCTATATCTTTGAATAGAGATCCGGAGAAACCTACTTTCAATCTCTATATAGCCACAGAACGAATGCACGCTTGCTACAATTCTTTCAACGGACTACCTAGAGATGAGGATCTATTGAGCCTTATCAAGCAAAAATGCACGGACGACATCCGGATTCGATTTGATGTGGATCATGATTTCGTAACTCAATTCATTGAAGAGTGGTTTGAGAAGGAAGGTATTCACGCAGAATTCGCAGGAGAATAATATGGAAGTTATAATCGTATTATTATTCGGAGTGCTCGCGGCTGTTACCATGAACGCTGTTTTTGGGAAAAATTCCCAAGACAATACGGCATGTTACAACAAAATTCCCCCAGAAGTTCATAAGTGGGGAGAGAAAGTTATATTGGGACCTAGGGGCGAGCACACAGGAGTAACGAGATTGTACTGTGTCAAATGTAACCGCACCTCGGACCAAATGAATTAAATAGTTGACAAAAACCGTTATTTATCGTAGGATTAAAAGTAGAACGTCGGCAGGAGGAGAAATATTATGTTAAGGGTATATCTAGAACTGGGGAAATTTCAGGAAGTCGGGATAGAAACTTCCGAGATTATACCCCTAATCAGAAATTGGACGGAATCCCCAGCCATGACCGAGTGGCTAACAAAACGGGGCTTCAACATAAACAATGCCATCGAAATAATTGAAGATCTAGAAAGTGGTAAGGTCCATTTCAAGCAATTACGAGAAAAGCGGAAAAAAACGGTTTTGATTGTAGACGATGATGCGGCTTTACGGGAGGTTCTCAGATTTTCTTTTGAAACCAAAGGATATCAAGTTTTTGAGTCCGGTTCGGTAAAAGAGGCTATGGCGCAACTACGACGGCTTGACATGACTGAAACCATTGTGGATTTGGCTGTAATTGATTATTCCATGCCCGGGCCTAATGGTCTGAAGTTGGTTGAGTTCTTGAAGAGAAATTACGCAGATACCAAGTCGATTATTTTTTCAGGAGGCTTTGATACCCCTACTTCAGTACCGGTGTTTCAAAAAGGTTCTTCCGGGATTATTGAAAAATCTGACGATATTGTGAATTATGATCCGGCCATAATCAGAAAAATGAAAAGGGAGATTGATTCGAAATTCGGGGTTCCTTCCGAAAATATCTTAAAAGACTATTCTGGCCAAAAAATGCCATTCGAAAAAATCATACACCGGAAAATCCAAGACCGATTAGACGGCATGATTGATGAGATGTTTTTGGCGGATAATGAGACTAAGCGAAAGGAAAAATGGGAGGAAATCAAATCAAAAGCAAAGCTATTTAATCAAGATTTGGATCTAAAAGAGATTATGGCACGCTGGAGAAAGGGGCAAAATGCAGGCTAAATCATGGGAATACTTTATGAAATGCGAGTTTGGGAAACGCTATATGCAAAAAATCATGGGGTATTTAGAAGAACGGGGTCAAGATTTTACTATTTGTCCCGATATTGATTTGATATTTACGGCTTTAGAGCTAACACCCCTAGATAGAGTAAAAGTGGTCATTATCGGTCAAGACCCCTACCACGGAGAAGCGCAAGCGAATGGGCTTTGTTTTTCTGTCAATCCGGACACACCCCTTCCGTCCTCTTTGCGAAATATTTTCAAAGAACTCCAAAATGACACAGGCATCCTCTGTACGTCCGGAGATCTCACTCCGTGGGCCGAACAAGGCGTTCTCCTACTCAACACATGTCTCACGGTAGAAGCGGGCCGACCGGGGTCGCACGGGGGCGTAGGATGGGAAATTTTCACAGATAAGGTAATAAAAGCGGTTAGTGACCAAAAAAATTCAATTATATTCGTACTTTGGGGTAATTGGGCCAAAAAAAAGCAAAAGCTAATAGATGGAAAACGTCACATAGTTTTGACGGCTGCGCACCCATCCCCCCTGTCTGCATCTAGAGGTTTTTTCAAATGCGGACATTTCTCTAAAATAAACATGCATTTGAAGTCTTCGGGAATGAACCCGATAAACTGGGAGACGTGATTATGGTTAAAATAATTTGGTTGAACTTTTTGACATATGTCATAACAGACCCCCTGGAGAAAAAACACTATCATTGTAGTAATTTACGAAGCCTGTGTTCTAAAGCGAAGCAGTTGAAGATCTCTCTGAATGAAGTGGAAAGGGCTATTATAAGTATGGAGATCGATGGACATAATTATGCAGATTTTGGAATAAACGGCACTTTTATCTTCTCTGAATATCAGTCTCAGTGGGATATAGAAAGTAAGATGTCCGCATGAGAGCCCTCATACGGATGTTAGCAGCCCCCAATCTAACATACGGCACGAAAGGCTCCACAACCCCTTGTGTGCTCGGAGAGGTCGTAGGCGCGAAGTCCCCCGAAGGGTACCCCATAAATGTGCTTTTCGTCACTAGAGAGCCCTTCAAGCGCGGCCACATAAAGCTCATGACTATGGTCGGGTTTTACAAAGTCCTAGACCACAGTATTTATGACTATTATCTGGTAGGAGCCGACACAACGAGTCAGAACCTAACCGTAGATTTCGTGCAAAAGTCTTACCGAAGAATTCGAGACTTCGTATCCCTCAACTTCATTGTGGCTGTGCAAGGAGATGGCCACGCCTTGCCTAAATTGCTGGAATCGTTTATAATAGAAGACGAGGAAGTGAAGTAGTGTCAAAACATAATCTTAAAACAAAATTAGCCACATTGCTTAATGATATGGAGGATATGGAGCAAAGTTCCAAGATCCGCCTATTGTCTAATTTCATGGAAAATGAATTGGGATTAATGGAAGAAATCCGGTATTGGGATAAATATGCTGTAAATGCCATCCAATCCCGAGCAGTTCAAATAATGGTTGATCTCGATCCCCGATCCGGCTTAGGAGGCGAGCAATTTCGCTATAACGGCGATCTAGCGCGTGCCTACTGCTTCGTACAGGCCACTCACGACTATATGCGGGGAGAAGGCCTCATGCCCTACCTCATAAACCTTAAAAAGGACGGCATAGAGGTCAAATCATGTACCCATATGCGTTCTGAGAAGAATTCCAAGGGCCGATACCAGTGCCCCGAATGTGACGAAGAAGTCACTCCCATTCTATGGACGAAGAGAAAACTGAAGTAATATCTGCTAGTATTCACTAATATCCTCCAATAGCCTTCCAAAAGGTATATCTCCCCAAATGCTATAATATATCTAAGTTCAATACGAACTAGATTTAGAGGAGAAAACGATATGTTAGAAATGAAGTGTGACGGTTGTGAGAGGAAGATGAAATTCCAAAATCTCAAACCGGGTGACATGAAAAGTTGGTTGTGCGATTCTTGTGAAGAGATGGGCAAAGAGCGAAAAAAGGAAGAACCTGCGGAAATGAAGGCTGAAGAGGCCAAATCCGAGGAGAAGCCTAAAGAGGAAGCTCCAAAAGAGAAGACTCACGCAGAAGCCCTAGCAGAAGCGAAGAAGAAAAAAGCTGAGCGGGATAAAAAGAAGAAAAAAGAAGATGCTGCGCAGAAACGAGCTGAGAAAAAGGCTAAAAAAGCTGAGGAAGCTAAAGCCAAGGAGTAATCGTGGATTTTGAAAAGAAAATCTTCGAGACTCACAATCTGGATCTAGGAGCTTATTTGATGCTGGAAGGCATTAAGTGGGTCGGATGCAGGATAGTTATTGATGCTCGAAGGGATGAGCCCAAAGCTATGTTGCAATTCTCGGACGAAAAACAGAATTGTAGGGATCTCGAAAGAGTTTTCATAAATAGCCGCGAAAAAAGATTTAGGGAATATAATAAGTTGCTTTTGAAAGAAGTACATAAAGAAATTAGAAACTTTAATAGTAAACTGAAAGACCAAATAGGGGATTAAAGAATGGCCAGCGAAAAATTAAACGGAAATATTGACAAAGTCAGCACGGGGATGGTACAAACTCCGAAACGTCTTTTAGCATTGGATCTTGCTTCGGCTGCCGTAGATGTAGGTGAGCAAATTAGCGTTATTCGAGTGAGGGTCACTGCCCTTACTTACTTGGCTTTTGGAAAAACGAGTACGATAGGAGCTGTTTCAGTCACGACTAAGAATGCAATCGAATTATCTCCCGGAACACACATGATTGCTGTTACTGGTAGATTTGTGAGAACTTCTATAGCGGTATTAAGAGCAGAAGCGTTGTAAGTTTATGCGGTTTCGCCGCTATCAGGGGATGAGAGAAATGCCAAATAGAACGCTTTGCGACGTACTCGAAGAAATGAGAAAAGCGGGAAAAACCCGTAATTACTCATATTTAGACGGTTTGGTCGAAGAAGCCCAAACCATGGCGAATAGAATGGAAGCTGCTCTGTGGGATCAGGGCGATTTGAAGCGAATGCGGGAAGAACGGAAAGAGCTAAAAGCGGAAATTGAAAAGCTCGAAGAAGCAAAAAAGTCTTTGAAAAAGGACAAAAAAGAAGACTAAATCTAGCACGGGTTAGATTTATTTTGGGAAAAGGAAAAGGAACTAATGAGTAAACTCATTACTGAGCGTTTATGGCTCGCAATATCACCACGTCCATTCACAGCGGATGGCGGCCAATACGGCCAAGTAACTCTAACCTCCACGTTAGATTTCAAAGTAAAACAAACAGTTAACCTAAGATCGAGTACCCAAGATTCCATTAAATTGGAAGTCAAAAGGATTGATTCCCTGACTTCAATGATAGTCGGGCCAAAAACAAGCGACATAGATGCCCGCACAGACCTCACAGCTTATCTGACTGCCGACGGGGCTGACATTAGAGCCCCTAAGCAAGGACGCGCCGCCATACCACCCCTACAATGGCAAAACGCCGTGTACGCAGAAGAGCCTATGATTGCCATCCGTACTGCAGGAGTAGATGAACAAGGAAATTACTGGAGCAAGACCAACCCCTTCCCAATAGACATTCAGACAGTCACAATCCCGACGATTGATGTGGCTATGACCCACCGAGAAAGTTACACCCCTACGGCAGATGACGCGGATTCCGTTCGAATAGGTAATGGGATAACGGGCAGAACCTTAGAAATTTATCCAAATAAAGATATTGATATCCGTAGGGTAGGAACTACTGCCCGAGAAAAGTTGACAAATGCACTCAAATGCATGGACGACAAGATCGTAGCCTACACATGGTCTGAAATCAACGGAGTTCGCCGGGTAGCCACAATTATTTGGACCTCAGCTAATTTGAACACCAATGAGGGCAGTACAGTCACTTTGACTCGAACTTTTACTTATCAGGGGGTCGATCCGTTCGATTTAACCAATCATACCGATGTCTTGACTGTGGTGTAAGATGAAAAACTGTGAAGACGATATCATAACCCTCCATGCCCCGCTGATTCACACGGCTGCGGACGTCCAGTTTCAGCTCCAGTACAAAAATGGGGTCTTGGATGCGGAGATTATCTGCCTAGGCGCAGGTGCCAATGATAACGTCCAGAGGACTTTAGAGAGCTATTTTAGTCAAGTGGGCATCCCCATCAAAGGGGAGAACCCCACGGGACTAAAAAACAGCACAAATCTGACGTTTACGCTTGCAAATGAGTTCATCCCGGGCACGGAAGTGGTGTTTTTAAGCGGTTCGCGTCTAAACGGGGACCAATCAGACTCAGACCGAGATTATGATATAATTTCTGTAGGACCAAATACGAATAAGGGTGTCGTTTTGAGATTAGATGCGAGTCAGGCTCATAGATTAAATGCTCCCCCATTTCAGAATGAGGGCCTACAGATAAGCTATGCAAAGAGAATTACTTTTAATACAAAGGGCGGAACCTAAAAGGGGATTAGATAATGGGTCAAACTAGAGGAAAAAGAATACATTCGGAATTTCGGGCGACGGCAACGGCACCCCAAAATAGTACGTTTCAGGCGGTAGACCAAACCCGCTATTTTAACGTAGGGGATACGGTTGACGTAATCGATGTCGATGCGGCTGGGAATATCACAGGAACTATATCGGATAACCGAACGATTGACTCAATCATTCCAGATATCGCGGTAATTTTAGATTCTGCGGTTGATACCTCAAGTGCTTCTGGCACTCCAATGATTCGAAACCAAGAGATCGACGACGGACAGCAAGCTTGGGATCGTCTCTTTACCCGAGAAAATCCGGCTGCCGGACGATTCGACCGAAGAGAAGACATCCTTGATACGGAACTCAATGCTCCCGTTGGCGGCCAAACCAAATACGATGTTGCTGACGCGAATTTGTTCAAGGTAGGAGATGCTGTGGACGTTATCGGTGATGAGGGCTTACTTGCCACTACTACCGTAACTGCGGTTTCTATTAATGCCGACGATACTCTAAACCGGGCTACAATCGCGGTCGCGGGGGTTCACGATGCCTCTGCTTTGACCAATCCGTTCTTGAAAAACAACACGTTGAACGCAGAACGCGCCATTAAGCGTAATCAAGAAGCGATTGATGAGATTGATTTACCTGTAAATAATGAGTTTATCAGTGTAGGAAACGCTCTCGATACTAATTTTGAAGCAGATAATTTGTTCGTTCAAGGTACTAGTAAACTGACGATTGACGGAAGACGTCTTCGATTAGGAACTGCGGGAACAAGGGCTACTCACACCGAGGGTGCGGGCGATGCTCAATTGATCCTTACTTCCCTGATGCTAGGTTTACTCGGCAATGAAGTGGAAATTGAAGTTCAAAGTGGTGCTGGATTCACAGTTGCCGTGACCAAGGCTTATAACGCTTCGGCTAGTGCTATTCTTCCGGGATCTACCTCTTATGTAGTAACGGTCAATGATAATGGCGGAGCAGCTACTGCCCAAGAGATTGCAGATGCTATCAACGCGGATGCGGATGCCAAAAGAATCATGCTCGCTCAATGGGGCGGAGACGGTTCGGCGGTTGTTGCTACTTTTGGTCCTACCAATCTTTTAGGTGGACTTGACGATGGAACTGGCGACTATGCAGAACTCGAACAAGTGTTCGAAAACGTCATTGCAGGTACCGGCTTCAAGTGGTTATCAATGCACATGCGACCAAACGAAAGAAATCGTCTGTCAGCTCCTCCAGAAGACGATGAAGAAATGGTAGTAGAATACGCCCGAGCAAGGGATAACGTAGACCGCTAGGAGGTAGCTAATGCCACAGACTAACTCTAAGAGGGTAAGCCAAGATCTGGAAGGCGAGAATAACTCTTTTAGGAACGACGAACTTCAGTCGATTCTTACTGATATAAATCAGCAAATGGACGATATTGGCTTCGAGGAGATTACTAGAAATGGTAATCTTCAAGTCACAAATATTACTATTTGGACCGACTCGGGGAAGACTCTGAAATTACTAGAAATTGATGTGGCTCGTACCTCCCCTCCTTTTGTAAGTTCCGTCACCAAGAAAGTGTATCTAAAAGACGGCGTGACTGTGGCTTCTACAGTCACTACGACTGTCACTAGAAATGCCAATAAAACAATCAACACAGTAGATACTAGTAATGTGAGGACTTAGATGTTTAGAATCGTAGAAGCTCTCTCATTTATAGTTGACGTAACCGGCAAAATTGTCGATATCGTTGTTGGCGGCGGAGGCAAGAACCAATTAACTGTTCGTTCCACAATAACCGGCGGGGACGGAGTCCACGAAGCAGATGTAATTTTAGAGGACGGGGAACGAAAACTTAGATCCAAAGCGGACGTAACTGTAAATAGTTTAAGAGGTTTTGACCCAATTGCAGATACTTGGTTCTTTATTGGTACTGAATTAGACTCTTTAGGGGCAGGGGATTCGGGAGATACAGTTCGGGTTCAAATCTTAGCTGGAGATGACGTAGTCAAATTCCCTGCAATCGATGTTACTACGACTCTAACCGCCTCAGAAGCGAATGACGAAACTGCTCTGGGTAATAAAATTGTTCAAGATCTTAATGGGGATGTGAATTTTTCTCTAAACTATTTCGCCAGAAGAATTGACGAAGATGCCGTTACAGTGTACATCACTTCTAGAACTCCGGGACCTAGAGGGTCGCGTCCTAATACAAATGACTTTTTAGTCACGACCACAGGAGTAACTGTGGCCACTAGGGCTTTTGACTCGGTCACGCAAAAACAAAAAAATACCAGTTTGGCGCGGGACCCTGCAAATCCGACTTTGGGAGTTTTGGGAATCTCCGGATCAGTTACAGCCGGGGAAGGCGATGTTTCCGGTCGTATCGTTGAATTTGCAGAAGACGTAAGCAGTTCTGATGATATGAGAATCGATGGTTCTTCAACTCCTGTAACATTTACAATTGATGCATCTGCCGATAAAGAGAGATTTTTTACTTCTTTGCGTTTCGAAGCTTTGGGGAACGGAATCCAATTTACCAAATTCCTTAGTCAAAATACAGCAATAACTAACGGAGTAATGGTTAAAATTAGGTCCCGAGATAGCGAAGTTACTTTTCCGGATATCTTTACTACAGAAGACTTTGCGAGTGTTTTTTCTAGAGGTCCTAGCGACTTCGACTTTTTCGATGTTTCGGGTACTGACTATTTTAGGGCAACATTGACCTTCACTGCACCCTTCCAATTATTCAAACAAGGTACTTTTGCTACAGACGATTTTATTTCTGTGACCATACAAGATGATTTAACTTCTGGTATTGCACAGTTCAGATTTATCGGCTTCGGCTTTGAGAGGGAGTTCTAATGGGCGCAGGATGGATACCAAAGAAAAACGCAGATGGCTATGGAGTTATAGCTCCTACCTTTGAAGATTCTAGAGGATTAACTCCAGTATGGCGGGGTAGATTGTATACCGCTACTGCAGGAGCCTTGAGTTTTTTCGACGAAGAAGTCAATACCGAGATGTGTATGCGTGGCGGTTGGTACGAAATATTAAGTGATAATGCAGTCATAGGAGACTACTTGGAGTTCTCTATTATAGATAAGAATGACGTAATGGGTTTGTTTGAGGGGCTTGGCCTCACCGTAGGAGTGGATATTTTAGAACTCAAAAAATTTGTTAGAACAGAATATGTGAATCCCGGAACAAATAGATCCGAGTTTCCATCTAACGGTGCTTCACAGGTTATAGCAGGTTTGTTTCTAAGAGTGGCATATCTCAGTACGGGCGCGGACGATGTAAAATTTAAGATTACGGAGCGGTACAATGAAGTTTAAGATAGACGGAAAAGACCGAGAAATTTACATTAATGGTGAGAAACAAACCAAGGCCATAAATAAAGTTAGGTTGAGCGACAAGGGCAAAAATGTCAATGAAGTCATGAAGGAAGTCATAGATAAAAAAGCTAAAGAGGCTTCTGAAAATGGCAAAGCGTAAGGATTATTGCGGACCGTACTGGATGCCTAGGTGGGCACGTCGGCTTTTGAGCAATAAGTTCAATGCCAGTTGTAAAATTCACGATTTAGATTATGGCACTAAGAAATATTCTAGAGATGAGGCGGACTCTAGATTTCAGGACCACATGAATAGGCAGGCTCAGAATAGTTTGAAATGGAGATTTGTGGCTTTCGTCTATTACTTTTTAGTACGAATTGGTGGAAAATTTTCATGGGATAAAAACAATGATGAGGTATTGAAATAATGTCATTATCAAGAAACGCTAAAGCCAAACTAAGAAGCGCACTTTCCAATGGTCCTGAGGCTGATGAGCTTATGGAAGCTTTGGATGGATATACGGTTTATCAACTTCAGGAAGAAGATACGGGTAAAAAATGGATCAATGGCAAGAAAATATTCAGAAAAGTGTTTGCCGTGCCAGCACAAGCAAATAATAATCAAAACCATCAACCCGTAGGTTCCACTATAGAAGCTTTGATAAGTGTGGGAGGATATGTGAACGATGGGGCAAACATATTAATGTTGCCCGTTCCAATTCCAAATTCTAATACTGGCGTAGTGGGAGTGGCCATAATCGCTTCTGGAGTTACTTTACAAGTTCATGCGGGTAGCGCAGGTGCCCACGACGGCGGCTTTGTCATTTTAGAGTATACTAAGGTTTAGGAGTAAAATATGGGTTTATCAAGTAGAGCAAAAAGCAGACTTAAAAATATAATGAGCAATTCTGATGAATCTGATGAAATCATAGAGGTATTAGAATCTGACGTGTCTTTTTCTGTTTCAGAAGAAGACACTGGCAAAAAATGGATTGATGGGAAACCCATCTTTAGAAAAGTCATTGTTACTGGGGCTACGGGAGGGAATCAAATTGTCAGTTTTGCACATGGCATATCTACCATAGAAACTCTAGTAAATAGTGGAGGTTCCTTCAAACAATCCGATGGCGATTTTGTTCCAATTGTTAATAGCAGTTTTAACGCGAATGATTCCGCTGGTATCAATTCCGTAGATGATACAAATATTAATTTTTGGATAGGGAATGTTTACAATGGCGATGACGCTTTCGTGTCGGCAGTAGTTTGGTTGGAATACACAAAGGCTTAATAGGATATAATTAGAGTAAGGATTTAAGGGACTTGCAAAGTGGACGATAAAAACGACAAAAACAGCAATATCTACCTGAGATTACTGGAAGAAATTGCCAAAGAGCAAAAAGAGACGCGCAAGTGTGTAACCAAGCTCGACAAAAAAGTTGACCATTTAGATCAAAAGATGACCTACGAACTCGAAAAAATCCATGCCCAAGACGAAATCCAGAACAAAGAATTGGCCGAACACGCAGGTTATTCAAGAGCCTTGCAGGCACAAAATGAACTCACTAAAAAAGAAATTGATGCCAAAATCTTTGGTATCGACTCCCCAAATCCCGAAAAATCCATCCAAGGCCGGATAGAACGCCTCGAAGAACCCCGAAAGTGGTTCAAGATGACCAAAAACATCCTCCTAGGTGTTGGAGCCGTAGCAGGAGCCATATACACCATAGGTCGTATCTCCGGTTGGTTCTAACCCCCCTACCCCCAAAATGCTATAATTTGATTAGGATATTGTACCAAATAAGGGAGAATTGTCGATGAACTTAACTGCTAAAATTCTAAATAGTGACGCGACTCTCAATTCTTGGACCGAAATAGGATCTCTGACTTTTCAGCCCGGAGAGACTAAAACCCTCCAAATGAGGATTTTCGACCAAGACGAGGGAATCAGATTCACGCCGCCTGCGGCTGCGATCATGACTGTCACTTTTAACACAACTACAGGAACGCTTGTAAAAACAGCCACATTGAATGCCGACGACCGGGCTTTAGCTACTGTGGCTCTCACCGCTGCGGATACGGCGGAGATGCTGAGCGGAAATTTCACATTTAGTATCGATTTGCTAGGAAATGGGACTGAGATTGCCAAGGGCCTAGTTAGGAGCGGATTGAGCAAGGTAGTTGTTGACTGCTAAGGAGAAAGGTAGTGGCCCGTATAAGGAGATTTTTTGCCATTATAGGGTTACTTTTTGGAATGAGAAATATGAAAACGGACTCTAAAGAAAAAAGTTTAACAGTGATTAAAACCCGACCGTTAGATTTGTCCTATATTAAAGAGAAGTTAAAAGGAGAGTCCGCAGAACGTATCAAAGAAGTAGAGTCTTTTTTGACCATTATGCAGTGTATGAATGAGAGCATGGATGATGAGAGGATTACAGATCCTCGCGGAGCTTTGATGGCGTTGATTGAATTAAGAGATTTTTTTGTTTTAACTGGGCGACCTGTATTTATGAAGTTCAACGAGGAACGAAGTGCTGCAGGAACTCCTTTAGTTTATTTTGAGGTGTAAGGTATGTCAGAAGGTATTGTAAGAGATAATCGAATTATTCAAAGAACTGAGCCTCTAATTACGCCTAAAAAGCTAAGAGCCAGATTTTTGTTTGGGGTTGAGATCGTTGACAATGATGGCAATGAAATGCCCGATGATACTCTTCAAGATTATATTGATATGGCTGTCTCGGAACTTGAGCACGATTTGGACATTTCCATCGTCCGCCAAGAGCATATTGGACCCTCATTCACTCCCGAAGGTGATATTATCCCGGGCGGAGGCGCGGAAGAAAAAGATTTCCAATCAAACGACTACTGGCAGTGGGGCTATTTTCAATTGAACAACATCCCTGTTATTCAAGTGAAAGAAGTTCGAGCCGTTTATCCTAATGCAAACATCCTCTCTTATCCTCCTGAATGGTACAAACTTCAGCGACACGATGGTATCCTTAGGCTCATCCCTACTGCCGGGACTCTTTCTCAATTTGCAGTTGATGCAGGGGGCCAATATTTCCCTGAAATCTTTAGGAATAATGGACATGTGCCATTAGTTTGGCAAATTGACTATATTTCTGGATTCGATGATGGTAAGATACCTAAAGATATCAATGCAGCTATAGGCCTCATGGCGGCTATCTTTGCTTTGAATATCGCCGGAGACTTGATTGTTGGAGCGGGTATTGCCAGCGAAAGTTTGTCTTTGGACGGGCTTTCTCAGAATGTCAATACGACCTCTTCCGCAGAGAACCATGGTTATTCTGCAAAGGTTAAGGAGTTTCAAAAGCAACTATTTGGAGAAAGCATCAATTCCCCAAACAGAGGTTTGGTACGGAAGCTTAGGGATTACTACCAAGGCCAAAGAATCAATATCATTTAAGGAGCGGAAGTGAGTAAGATTATCGATTTGACAGAACAGCTTAAAAAAGGGGAAGACACCCCCTTTTATTCTGCCGTTGTTGTCGTCAATAAAGAAAAGACTCATTTCCTCATGGGAAAACGCAAGGAAGATGATATCTACACCTCCCCTGCGGGCGGAGCGAATCTAGGCGAAACCCCCAAACAGACCGCAATCAGAGAGGCCTACGAGGAAGCAAACCTACGACTGACTCCCGGAATGCTCAAAGAACTTCCTATCACGAACCTAAAAAACGGCAAGGTATGTCATTGCTTTGTGGCTGTCCTAAAGGATGACCAAAAAATAGGCGTTCAACACGATCCTGACAAAGAAGTTTGGAGATGGAGATGGTACCCGATTGAAAAGCGATTACCAGAACCTATGTGCGAAAATCGCCAGAAATCATTCCTAGAAGCTAAGATGCGACTCATGGGCCTGAAAAAGGCAAATACTTTAGAATTGCCACATATTTTAGAAAAGGGTAAGAAGGCTCCAGTCGGTACTATATCTCCGGACGGAAAGTATATCAAAGTCGGTGCGGGAGACTGGCGTCGAGTCAACGGGCACCACTACAAAGTTACTGTAACCATTAAATATAATGGGAATAGAACGAGCCAGAAAGAATTCATAGTACAAGCCCGAACTTTCGACAGTGCTTGGGGACAGGTTCACGACAAAATCAAAGCCGCTGAAAAACTAGCAGGCCCCGTCCAGATAACGTCTCGAAGCGTACAGAAGATCAAAGCTCTTAAAAAATCCCTCGGAGAATCTGAACTTTCGGGCGTCAATATAGACACTACGAATCATGCTATCGAAGTGGATGCCATGAAGGAGAGTCCGTGGTTAGAATACTTAGACAATTGTTTGAAAGATTTCGAACTAGCAGAAGTTCCAAGGGAAGTTCCTCTAGATCGCCCTTGGGTGTTAATCGCCTCTCAAGTAGATGATGGTATCTACGATGGGTATGTCAAGAATATGGATGAGTATTCCGGGGATTACGGACAAGTAGTATTTCAAGTCAAAAAAATGACCCTCCCTGCGATGACTTCAGCTTTGATGGCCAAAAATTTTATCAGCAAGCCCAAAGAAGAAGCAAAAGAAGAAGGCCCTAGAGAAGAGCAAGACGCCCATGGCGTTTCTGAATTGAAAGAAATTCTTCAAACTGCAAAGATTCAAGGTGACTTGAATATCTACATTCAAAAGTCTGAGCAGTCAGAAAAAAAAAAACTAATCGAATTACTCAATAAAGCTAAGAAACCCATGCCTGTCGGTACTATGCGCGTATGGAGCGGTAGAAAGTATGTCAAACATGTTGACGGTTGGGTAGCTGTAGGCGGAGCCCATCACGGCAAATTGCTGGGGCAGTTCAAAAAAGAACCCACTCACACAGAACATGCGGATGAGCATAAAGGGCACGATTTTACCAAGCCGGAAGCTCCTAAAAAAGAAGCTCCGAAACCCAAAGAAGAGCCCAAAAAACTGCCATCCGAGCTAGAATATAAATATAAAGCTGCAGTTAAAGTGTATGGCAACGAAGCAATAGACCACACTAAGATGTCTGTAAAAGAATACCAAGAGGCCATGCTTCAGCAACTCATAAAAGATCGCCCGCAAAGCGCGGACTATTTTAATAGAAAAAAGAGAACTTATAATAAAAGATTCAAAGACGTACATCATCTCCTAAACAAAACAGCCCTAAAGGCAGGCCTGCCCGTCTCAGACAAAGCCCTAAAGGAGTACCCCGAGCTATCCGGCGACATCGCAGAAGGTGTGGATCTCAAAACCAACGAAAAAACCAATATGATTGGTTCTGTAGATCTCGGAAAGTCTAGTAAAAAAGTAAAAGAGAGTTTCAAAAAAACCTTAAATGAATGCAATTTATTGATTGAAGATATGGGGATTAAATTCAAAACCCCTATTAATTTCAAGGCTGTCAATTTGGCAAAAACCGGAAAAACTACTCGCGGAACTTATAGTCATTCTACAAAAACCATAGCATTAAAAGACGTCAGTGCGGCCAGTAAAACTGTCATGCACGAAATCGGACACGCAATTGATTACGCTATGACTGAAAAAGATCGAAGAGGGCGTCATGGGGAAATGCTCAAAGAAGCTAAGTTCGCAGAAAATCCCACAGAACTTCAAAAATTGTATGTTGAAATGCACGATATAGTCACGGGATCTGATTATTACACCCAAACGGAGGAACGATCTTTTAAGAGATACCTCCTAGAGCCTACAGAAGTGTTTGCCAGAGCTTTTGAAGTCTATTCTTTAGACCGAGCCGAGAAAATGAAACTTTCGAAAGAATTCATGGATACTTTCATGCCAGATGTCATGAAAGTCAAAGATCCTAAGGTTAAGGCAATCCGGGAAAAGATTAGCGATATTTCGCAAAAACTTTACGGCACTGGGGGAAAAGCTGGAAAAACGGGCGATCTACTTGACGAGCGTACTAAATTATATGCCCAACTCAGCGGAGCCTTGGAAAAAACTACAGGGGGCTGGGTTCCCGTATCTGATTCTAGAAGTAAAGAATACAAGTCAAAAATAGTCAAGATCATGGATCAGATTTTTGCCAAAGATGAGATCAAAAAAGCTCTCAGCCTTATAGATCTGAATGAGGCCTTGATTCAAGCAAATTCTGCTCCAGTACGCATTATGCTCATTCAGGGCGGAGCACGCAGCGAAAACTCTTGCCCGGGCGAAGACTCTAAAGGAAAGTTGCTTGTGGAAGCTCTCAGAAAAGCCGCCCCAGAGGGCCTTGAGATTGACGTGTTGGATCTCGAAGTCACTGACAAGGACCGAATCATTCGAAATTGCAAGAATTGTGTAGGTACGGCCAATGGCTATCATTGCCACTGGAAATGCTCCTGCTACGGTCCGGGATCTGCCGGGGAAAAACTCGGAGATATCATGCATGATGAAAAGGTGTATGACCGTCTAGAGCGTGCTGACGGATTTATCGTTTTGAGCCCCACAAACTGGGGATCTGTCACTTCTAGCCTCAAAGCCATGTTTGACCGCCTCGTGTGCGCGAACCTCACTTTGACTCAAAAACAGGCCAAGGAGCTATTTGACGGGGATATCAAGAATCCCGAGAAGACTCAAGCTGCCCACAAAGAGGGTAAATATGACCACATGCTCAAAAATCACCTAGAGAACCGGGTAGCTGGATTCTATATGTGGGGCGTAGGCGGGGGAAATGATTATGCAAAAAGACCTCTTCCCAAGTCCATGGAGGGCTTCGAGTACACTTGGAACGAGCCCAATTCGAGCGTTTCAGACCTCGTAGATCAATGCCGATACTCGGGAATTTTCGTGCCGGAAGACTTAATCAAGTCCATGGTCAAGAATACTGAAGAAGACTACTCCACAATTGACGACAGGTTTCGCAACGACCCGTATTATGTGGCTGTAGCCAAGGACATGCTGTGGAAAATGGTATCATATATCAAGAGGGTTCGGGTTACAGGAGAATTGCAATAAGGTTTTTTTGCTATAATTGAGAGTAAGACAAAGGTTTTAAGGAGTAATCAATGAAAGACGCTAAAAATATTGAAGAAAATATGGCTAAGGCCGCAGAATCAATGGAAAAATTCTTCAAAAAGAACGTCGAACCTAAGACTGTCGAAAAATTGAAAGAGGACAAAGAAATGGACGAGTTGCTAAAAACTATTGAGGCTTTGGGACAAGAAGGTTTGAAGAAGGCTATTCCGACTTTGAACGAAACACAATTAGATTTATTGAACAAAGCTCTTGAGAAAGCAATTGACCTCAAGCAAAAGGCTTGGAAAGACGATAACAAGAAACCTCAAAAGGCACAAGAGCCTCTCACTTCTGAACGATCTAACTCTTCAGAGGGTGTTGACGAGTGGGATGAAGAAATGATGGACGCCCGCAACGCTTCCCAGAACCATCAAGGTGGAACTGGAAAAGACGGTGCTTGGGAAGGCCAAGTAATCAAAGGAAAGGAACCCGGCGATCAACCAATGGCTAAAGACGACGAGCCTTACAAAAAAGATGACAAGAACGCCAAGGGCGGATCAAACGCTGAAAATTATCAAAATTCTGATGGCAACTCTGCAGGCGGAAGCAATGCAGATTCTTACCAAAACAAGTATAAAGCTAAAGAGCCTCTCTCGGGCGATGCCAAAGACGGTTCTAAGTCTTCCGGAGATCTATCTAAATCCGAAGAGGAAAAGGACACAATGGAAAAATCTTACCTTATGAAGCAAATGGTTGACCGCATGAAAGAGCGCGGAATGCATCGAGACAAATGCCTAGAAGCTATGAAGAAAAAAGGCTACGACCACGAGATTGCTGCAAAAGCATGGGACAACAAGGACGAAGCCGAAGAAGCTGGCAGAATGGTCGATACCGACAAAAAGAAGAAGGCTAAAGGGCAAAAGAAAAAGCCAATGGCTAAATCTGAAACCGTTGAAAAAGCCGGTGCAGTCTCTGCCGCAGAAGCTGAGCTGAACGCTGAAGCAAACTCTAAAATCGAGCACTCTGAAGAAGAGAAGGCTCTTAGGGCCAAAATGCAGGCTAACACCCAAGAAATGGACAACGAAGGAAATCTTATTGCTAAGGCGGAAGAAAAGACTGAAGAAGTCGTTGAAAAAGCGGTCAAATGGGGACCCGGCAATACTGAGCGTCTCCTAACAGCATCTACTCGTAGGGGTCAAAACTGCCATTATAGTGTGGCTGATTCTATTATCAAGGATCAAGAGAAGCGAGAAGATTTTAAGAAATCAGGAGCCACATATTACGGCGAAAAGTCTGAAGAGAAGATTGAAAAGTCTGAAAAGAAAGAACTCGATGTTCAAGACATGATCGAAAAAGGTGTCGATTTAGACGAGTCTCGTTATAACGCTGCCGTAGCTAACCAAAGTCCTCAGCAAAGAGGCTCTTACACGCATAAGACTTTTGACGAAGCTCAAATTGCCCGAGATATGGGTATTTCTGAGGAAGCTGCAGCCAAGATTCTTGGCGTAGACGTAAAAAAAAAGTCTTAAGTAAGGCCGAAAGCCCAAAAAAAGCTGAAGAATAAGGAGGATCTAAATGAGCAAACCTCCCGGCTGGAATGTAAAAAAGTCAGTCCAAATACCAAAAAAAGACCTAGCCGACCAAAAGAATCGTCTTAATTTCCGTCCGGGAAAATACGATGCCCTAGTTAATCAGCAAGGCATTCGCGTCAAGGTCTATAGAACTACCTTTTGCCCCAATGTGAAATCTATCGACGGCGGAGAACATGAGATCGATTGTCAACTTTGCAAAGGCAGTGGGTTCACGGATTCTCGACCAATTCAAACCATGGCTGTACTCGACAAACAGTCTTTAGAGAAGAAAATCAGGCCAGAAGGTTATGTGGATGGCACTAAAACTACAGCCACATTCTTACAAGACATAGGGCTTCAATACTTTACTCTAGTGGAATTACTGGACTTCACCGACATTTTTATAGAAAGAATCAAGCGTCAAAAAGGCGCAATAGACGTTTTGAAATATCCGGCAATTTGCGTGCATTTGGTTAAGGACAGCTCCGGCAAGGAATATTTCCAAGGCAATGATTTTAACTTAGATGTTAACGGCTCAATAAGCTGGCTACCGGGAAGAGGTCCTGATGCAGGCGTTATCTACTCACTCAACTATGATTGTAAAGTGCAGTTTCGCGCAATAGAAGCCTTGCACGTCAACCGATTTGTCCAAGTTGGACGAAGAGATAAGAACGTGGAAATGGTTCATATGAATGAGCAATGGGTTCTCCAAAGAGAATATCTCGTAGATCGTAAAGATTTCAAAGGGAATCGTTTAACCAAGAATGTAATTCGGGACGAAGACGAAGATTAGAAATTCCATCTAAGAGAGACTTCTGCTATTGCAGGGCCGCCCTTCAGTTCAATTCTATCGACTACTTTTTTAACGCGAAACCCAGTTTTGAGGTATTTATCACGTTGATACGCGGCAGCTAAACCAATAGGGACTGTAATATAATTAGGGACTATTTCTTTGTACTTTTTTTCAGCTTTTGTTCGAACGTAGTTTTCCAACTTGTCTACATTTTGTTTGATTTCCACGGTCATGGAAGTAGCTGTGGCCGCACTTTTACAAGCTCCGTTATGTACATTTTGCATCAATGCTCCGGCGCAAAGAAAGGCTACTAAGGTTTCATGCATACATTCATCCCTTTGTCAAGTATTTGTTATAATTATATCATGAAGTACGATGTGAAAAAAGAATTTGAAAGGCGAGAAAAGGAAAAAGCCGAGCAAAATCGTCAAGATAAGAAGCATAGTAATGCCGCGCAAAACATTATGGACTGGGCAGGATTATTTATAATGCTACTTTTAGTATTATTTTTTCTGGAGAAAATCATCTAATGGCAAAAAAAGGTGAGATAGATATTGAAATCAAAGCGGAAGACCTAGGATTGAACCTAGAGCGTCTCGCTGAGGATGTGGAAGCCGAATTCAACGCGGCTATCAAAGACGTCACTCACGGGGCCTACGCGAAGATCATATCAGAGGCTCAAGAAAAACTCAATACTACAGGAAAAGACTACCTAAAAGGTCTATCTTTCCAGACGGTAGGAGCAAATTCGTACCTCATCACGTTGGAGGGTAAATTCTCAAATGCCCTAGAATCCGGCTGGGCACCCTACGATCAGCGCAATACCCTGTTAAAATCCACAAAGACTGTAGAAGTGGGCTCCAGAGCAGGCCTACCATGGGTGAGACAGTCGCAAGAGGGAAATAGGTACGCAAGTGTCCCCATGGAGAAGAAACCCTTTTCTAAGGCCGCAGGAGCACAAAACTTAGGACAGATGCTAAAAGCGGTCGAAATAGAGAATTCAAGAGGTAGGAAGCAAAAATTGACGTCTATCTTCAAAGATCCCGGCGGGAAGGCCATGCAGGGCAAAGTAGCAGTTGTGGAGGGGGTTAGCGATCTTGAGGGATTAGTCAAGTATCAGAGAACTTCCCAGACTAAATCCGGAAAAGACCGGACGGAGTCTTTGTACGTCAAATACCGTACAATCAGCGACAAGGGGGACGGATGGATCAATCCCGGCTTCGAGGGTGTAGACGGCTTCTCGAAAGCAGAGCAATGGCTTGACAAAGAGATCGACACAATCTTAAAGCACTTTTTGAGTTAAAATAGGATATAGGAGGAGCCGCAATGGGTTTCAAAGTAACAGACCTCATAATCGAATCAGTTATCCGCGACGGCCTCGAATCAGTTCGCAGGGACGAATCAATCGTAGATGACATTTTCGGGGATATCAGCTCCAAACTAGGCCCGCTCATGGGCCAAAAATATGGCGACAAAGAAATACGCAAAATTAAAGAGTATTTTCAAGAAAATGAAGTGAGCGTCGTACACTCCTTCGCACAAGTGCCCTCAAATCTTCCCTGTATATCTATTCAACTTGTCGATAATACTGAGAAAACGGCTCGCACGCAAACTGGAGGGGCTTATCTAGATGACCACGAAGCTGTAGTAGAAGAAGAAATCACAGATTCCGAAGAGTTGGCGGCTCTGATAATCCAGAGTTCTATCTCTATTGATTCCTACGACTCTGCCTCGGGAACCATCAAAATAAGTGACGCCACTGATTTAGCGGCTGTGCATGCGAATAATATCTTTGAGGATGTTGATGGTACGGAATTCCCTATTGTGGGCGGCATTATAGAGGATGACGGGTCCAAACAAGTCATGATCGCGGCAGGCTCAGAATTGAATACTGTAGGTCCGGCCCTAATCAAGTCCGCCGTCAATTTCACACAGTTCGAACGCAGGGGTAATCAAGAAGACGAAAAAATGCTCATGGGCATTCACACGCAGGACCGTCTCATCACTATTTATTTGTACATTTTAGTCAAATATATCCTCTCTGCCCGCAAAAAAGACATAATTGATAGGGGTTATCAGCTATCCACATTCAGCGGATCTGATTTCACAAGAAACGAAGAATATAAAGGAGATGTCGTATTTAGCCGATATTTAACGCTTTCTGGGTTTGTACAGAACAATTGGGCCTCCGACAAGGTCGTTCCAATTGATCTCGTCGAAGTCGCCGTCAAGGTCGAAAAGGATCTTGCAGGGGAAGAATGCTTCGAAGATCAGACTGTGCAGCCTGAGGAAGATGATGAATAATGAGGGTCCATATAGGGAAAGCTGTTTTGTCAATCATGATAGCTATAGCCTTGTGGCTCATCGTAAAATAAATCGGCCAAAAGCGGTATAATTTAGAGAGTATGGAAAGCAAAAAGTCGAAATCTAAAAAACGAGCTGAGAAACCTCAAAAAGAGGCGTCAGAAGCGAAGGTTGAGATGAAGAAGCAAAAGAAGGCATCTGAAAAAGTGAGTAAGATGGCTTGGATGCGGAATCGACTTAAAGCGGACCGTAGATTACGTCCAGAATACATGGCGGCCTTGGAGTGTTATCTTCAAGAGTGCGGCCTAGGCGATATGGAAGAAATAGAGAAATATGAGAAGGCTTATTCTAAATTTTAATTATTTAAGGAGAAATCACAATGGGAATTAAACGCTCTTTTGGCGGCGCAAGTATTAGGAAACCCGGAGCTTATTCTATTTCTAAAGTAGACCTTTCCGGTGGGGCTCCTTTGGGAGATAACGGAACACTCATGTTAGTTGGAGAAGCATCAAAAGGTGCTCCCGGCGATACGGAAGGTTTGCAAGTTTTCAGTTCGGCTCAAATGCCGAATTTGATCGAAGAATTCGGTGACGGTGCTATCGTAGATATGGCTCGCGCAGCTTTGACTCCGGCCCAGCCCGGACAGGGAATTGGCGGAGCAGACACTTTTATTGTTTGGAAGACAAACTCTTCTACGCAAGCGGAATTGGATCTTGAAAATGGATCTGCAGTTGACCTTTTCAAACTCAAAGATAGAAACTTTGGCGTGTTGGGAAATCAAATTGCAGCTACTGTGAGTGCAGGATCAAGTCCTGAACAAAAACAGATTACTATCGAACGTGGAGATGAAATCAACATTCTTCCTGAAAATGATGCTAAAGCTCAAATTCAAATCCAATACACTGGAGGCGGAAATCCCGTTACTCTGACTATTTCTGGAGCGACTGAAAGTGCTAAAACTTTGGTTTCTGCCATCACTGGCGGAGCAGCTTCTGAAGATTTGGATATCGATCTCAAAGACTTCACTATGAAGACCTTGGCAGAATTCATCAATGCTAATAGCGGATGGACTGCTACTCTTCAAGACGCAGCTCTCGGAGCAATCACTCCTGCAACGGATCTTGATCCTGTAACTGCCATTGACGTACTTTCCGCGCCCGTAGATCTCCTTCGCGCACAAGAAGAGCTTATGGACATTGTCAATGAGCAATCTCCTCTAGCTTTGATGGAAAAAGTCTCAAATGTAGTTGGTCAAGCTGCCAATCTCACTAAGACTTTCTTTCTTGGCGGAGCACTTGGTTCTTCTGCTAACAGCGATTTCGCTGATGGTTACGCAGCTTCTTTAGCTACTGATTGGAACGTATCAGTTCCGGGAGTATCTCAAGACGCTTCTGCAGATATCCTTTTAGGCGGAATTACTGATGCCTCTTCTGCATACACAATTGCTTCTGTGACTGCTTCTTTGAACTCTCACTTGATTCTTCGCGGCAACGTAAAGAACCGAAGAGAAGCTCAGGGAATGGTAGGACGAAGAGAAGCCGTTGTCCAAACTGCTTATGACGCGGCAAGCACTCTAGGATCTGCTCTTATTCAGATGTGGATTGAAGACGTTCTTGTCCAAGACGTCAATGCAGACCTTACTTGGAAACAGCCACACGTTATGGGTGCAGTTCAAGCGGGTATCCGACTTGGATCTGAAGTAGGTGAGCCTCTTACACACAAATTTGCGAATATCAGCGGAAAGGGACACGTCGTAGATGCTGACACCGGGATCTCTGGCGGAGATTTCGTTCCTGAGACTGATTTTGACCCGGCTATCGACGCTGGCGTATCCTTCTTGGAGCAAGTTGCTGGCGGATTCCGATGTGTTGTGGATAACACAACTTACGGAAAAGACCAAAGCTTTGTCTTCAACCGAGGATCAGTCGTTGAGGCTTCTCAGTTCATCGCTAAGACTCTTAGAGAGACTGCAGAACTCGTTTTCGTTGGTCAAAAAGTTGCCAACGGGACTGCAGATTCTATCAAATCTGTACTTCGAAGCAAATTGGTCGAGCTGAATGATGCTCGAATCACTACGGCTTCTGACGGGGCTCCTCAGGGATTTGAAGAAGAAACATTCACAGTCACTATTGTCGGAAATACCGCAACTGTCCAAGTTAAGGTTATTCCGGTTCAAGGGCTTGACTTCATCTTCATCGAGTTCACTTTAGGGGACATTCGACAATCTGCATAAGTGAGGGATTATGAGCAAAGGTGTAAATTGGAATAAGCATTACAGGGGAGCCATTCGGGGACATCGACCCGGCGGCACTTGGAAGGAAAAGATGGCTAAAGCCCATCAGCGCGAGGAATCCGCTGAACAGGCCAAAGCCCATTTCCAGACGATTGAACCTGCATTGCGAAAAAGCCTTTTAGACCATATGGTTAATCATAAACCCATCACTGTTTTAGCTCCTATCAAAAATGTTGGAGATGTTCTGACTAAAAGTCACGGATATCAAACAGGTGTCCAAGAGATTCCTGTCGGAACAGTTTTGACCTTCGATGTGACGGATAAGACTATGGGCCAATGGATCTTCAAAAGTGTGGATGCCAAAGGCAATGAGGACGAAGTAGCCATTTACAACTCTCCGGTAGTTCTTGTGCCCGGTCCCCAAGGGACTCAGCAACAAGTGCCAAATGGCGGGTTTTGGGGACTTTTGACTAGTACGAGTATTTACAAGACTGTGGTAGATGCCCTGAACGCCGAGGGCGAGTAGAATGAAAAAGTGGCTATTAGAAGCCAAGATGAAGTGGAATGAGTTGAGGCAGAAGGTCAAAAAAATGACGCCGAAGTGGTTTAAGGCCGCTTGGGTGCTTTTAGCGACCGCAATGCTTTGTGCTATAATTGTTGAAGGAGCTAGTGCAGCTTTACCGTCCCTAGAATCCCATAAATTGATTTTGGGGATTTTGAGTGGTAGGTGGGTTTGGCCCCAAGTAGAGAAATTGCTTAATAAGGTTTTAAGGAGAAAGTAAAATGAGTCAAGTATTATCGGGATCAAAAGCATCCGTCAAGCTGAATGGGGTAAAAGTCGCCAAAATCAATTTATG